AAGTATAATAGCTTTCTGCATAGGTATTTTATCAGTATGAATTAATATATTCTGTCTTTCTTTTTCAATTTCCCAAAGTACATCCATTTCGTTTTGATGAAATCTAATTGCATAAATCTGATGATCTGTTAGTTGCACACCATATCTTAATAACATTATAACAGATTTTTCTCCATGACCAATTTTAAAATCATCTTGAAATATATACTCACGCTTTATTAAAGAAAATTCATCGGCTCTTTTTATAAAAGTATTTTCATCCACTTTATCATTATTCAGATCATAAAGTAACTGTTTAGCTTTTTCAATAAAATTACTAAGACTACTTTTTCCTAAGTTCATCACATCAAATAAATCTGATGGTAGATTAAGCTCTTTGCACAATCCTAAAGCATACTCAATTTGTTTTTCAGTTGCATCTTCTTCATTTTTATAAACATTAATTTTGCAAAAATCATGGAAAAGTCCAGCAAACACAGCATCTTTAAGGTATTGTTCAAAATCTTTATCGTTCAATTCATTAAGATATTTTGAAACTTCCATTTTCTTCATTTCAATTAAATTTCTATAAGTAAATATAGCAACATTCGTACTATGTAATATTAATCCCGACTTAAAACTTCCATGATATTTTGTACTCGCGGGACTTAGAAAATATTCTCTCGGTAACTTCATTAAAAAGTCTTCACTATATTCTGAATACATATACAAAATATCAAAATTTTGTTTCATCTCATCATAAGTTGCTTTTGAAGTTAAAGGTTTAATATCATTTATTGTCATCTTTTTTATCCCTTGCTTTTATACTAAATTCTCTACATATTGTTATTTTACTACTTATATTATAATTCACAAAGCATTTGTTGTAAACTACATTTGTATAATTTTTACAAAGTAAACACATATCTTCATTGTCAGAACTACACCATATAGAGTCTTTATTAAGATAAATCATAGATTTTCACAATCCTTATTTATTTTAATCGGTTATTTCAATCTTATAATTATACAATGCTTCATGAACTTTATCAAATCTTTTATCATTTATTTTAACTTTATATTCATCAGCTATTTGTTTTATAAACTTTTCTTTATGCTCTTTATAAACATAAAAGGCTTCTTCTGAAGTTTTATATCTTCCTAAAAAACAATTTCTATTATACTTAGACATAATAGCAATATATTTATCTCTAGTTTTATCATAACATACACCTATTGGTTGCTTACCTCTAATTTTTTTGGCATTTACACAAAGCATATTTAATCTATGAGGCATAAGTAAACATGAATTAAAAGAATAAATTTTATTATGCTTAATAAGTATATCTTTATCAATATCTATATTATCATTTTCTATTTCATAAACATTATTATAATACCATTCACTGAAATTTTGAAAATTATGCCATTCAACATCCACAGTACACCCTATATATTGAGGATACCTTTTTTCCTGTGTTTGCTTATTTACATAACATCGTTGTAACATTGACCTCCATGTATTATAACTTGAAATAGCTTTCCAATTAATAGATGGTTTATACTTTCCTTCTCCTAGATAACCTATTCCGTAAACCTCTCTATCAAATGTGTTTAAAACTTTTCCTTTTAAAAAACTACCATAACTAGTATTAACTACATTTCCCGTATCAAATTTAACTTTTATTTTATTATAATTCTTATATTCAACAATAGTCATCTTAGCATTATTTTTATTATAAGACATTTCTCCAATTCTGTTATTCAACATTTTCTTCATTTAACACTTCTTCTAACACTTCATCTTTTTCAATTATTTCATTAGAATTTAATTTCTCTTCATTAAACTTTTTTATTATTTCTTCATATAATTTTTTATATAAATCTTTATCATTTTCTAATAAATTAAGTATATTTGCTTCACCTTGCCCAAGTCTTTTATCCCCCATACTGAACCAACTCCCGGCTTTGTCAATTAAACTATATTTTATAGCCATATCAAGCAATGATTTTTCTTTACTAAAACCACGCCCGAATATATTTAGTAATTCAACTTCTCTAAAAGGAATACCACATTTATTCTTAACAAATTTTGCTTTTATAATATTACCATAAGGTTCTTTTCCTGTTTCTCCTAGAGTTTTTATCATTGAAAGCTCAATTCTTATAGAAGAATAAAAAGATAAAGCAAGCCCCCCTGAAACAGCAGTTTTAGCTCCGTATCCTGTATTCATAGTCTGTCTTATTTGATTAATAAAAGCAAGACAACATTTTGATTTAGCAACCTTTCCTACAAGTTTTCTACACATCTGTGATAAAAGTCTAGCCTGTAATCCCATGTGGCTATCTGAAAAATCACCCTCTTGCTCGGCTCTTGGAGTAAGACGAGAAACTGAGTCTACTACTATAAAATCAAAACTATTTGAATCTATTAACGATTCTATTATATTAAAAGCGTCTTCAGCAGTATCTGGTTTAGTAATATATAGTTCATCAATATTAACTCCAAGTTTTTTTGCCCAAATTTTATCCATTGCGTGTTCGGCATCCACCCAAGCACACACGCCCCCCTTCTTTTGGCATTCAGCGACAGCCATTAAAAACAGTGTTGTTTTTCCACAAGAAGGCTTAGAAAATTGTTCTACAATACGAGATTTTGGATACCCCCCAATAGTAGTACCTAACATATCAAAATCAATTAAACCTGTTGGTAAAACTTCATATTCAGATTTATCTCCTTGTATAACATTCCCCTTTCCACCTAATTTCTTATCAATCTTAGCCAGAGCTTCTGTTATTCTTTTTCTTTTAGCATCATCCATTTTATTTTTCTCCTTCTGTTTTTATAACCATATTATCTATGTTTATTACTTTAAATTTACCTAAACCTTCATATAAATACATTTTTTCTGTGAACTTCTTATCACATCTTAAACATCTAATATCAGGTTTATTTTTTGTACCTTTGTTTATTCTGTTTTTATGTGTACATTTATTTTTTAAAAAGTTTGAAATATTATTACTCATAATTTTTACTCTTCCTCTTCTGTTTTTATATTTATATGACTATTATAATTTATAAACATTTCTGGATTTTTTTCTGCTAATTCTTTTACATTATTTTTTAATAAATTTGCTGATTCATAAATTTTATCATTCATATAATATAAATTATTATAACCTAAACTTCTCAAACAATCATATATAAGTCTTTGCATTGTAGTTTTTCCAGACCTACACTTACCTTTTATAATTATACTTAAACTATTTTTTTCAGTTTTAAATTCTAGTTTATTTTCTACCATATCTTCTACACACTTTAAAAAATCCATATATTTATTATATAATAAAATAGTTTCATCATCATTTTCTGGAACAACTTTAAGATGCTCAATAACTTCCCTTTTCATTTCTTTTAAACTTTTATTTTCTACTTTCTGCATACTTTTCTCTTCTTCAATAATATCCTTATAACACATATAAGGTGAATATGCTAATACATAATTACAATTTTCACATTTACCTGTAGAAAAATTAATAAATTCTTTTCTACAATTAGGACATTCTAAGTAATGACTCATAACAAACCTCCACTTCTAAAATTATCTAATCTTTCTTTTCTTTCTTTCCCTAATATCAATTCCCACCATTGATGCCATTCTTCTTTTGTTATTGTTTTTCCATCAATAGGACTTTTACCTATATCTAAACGTGAGTGGGAAATTCTATTAATTACTACAACATTATCTGGTTCATATTTTAAGTCTAAAAAACTTCCACGACTTTTATAGTGTGCCGGATCAATTACTTTAACTAAATTAGGTATAGCTTTACTATAAAAAATACTTAACTGTTCTTTATTTAATTTTTTTAAAAGTTGACATTCATTATTGTCTCTTTCAAAAACTATTTTTTTTACTTTTTCCCATTCTTCATCAACTTGATTCTCGAACTGTTTTTCAACTTTCCTTTGATATTTCAAATAGCATTGTTGTTGCTTGTATAACTGTTTACAATTTTTAGAAAGAAGGGTACGCCGTAAGCACGTACCCCTTTCACATAACTTTTTAAATGCTTCAAAATCAATAAACTTTTTAACATTAAAATTACTTTTTACATTTTCACACATAACTTTTTTATTTTTACTTTTTAGTATTTCTTACCACAAATTGGGCACTGTTTAATTTCCATAGGACTCATACTTCTTGTACCAAGTTTTGGATACATACAAGTTGGATCACACACTGCCGTTTTTGTTTTCCAGATAACTTTTTTATTTTCCATATCAACTTTATCAAAGTTCTTATCAACACAATCTTTGTCAGCCGGACTCAATTTATCATAGAAAGGAAATAAATCAGCTTTTGTGATAGTATTTGTTTCAGATTTTCTTTCAACAAACTCTTCTCTAGCAGGTATTCTTTCGACAGGTTTTTCTTCTTCTTTACTTATAACTTCATTATAATAATCCTTGCTGTTGTTTGTTGCTGTTGAAGTATTTTCACTCTCTTCTTCTTTTAATTCATTTTTATTGCTGTTTTCTGCAATCCATTTATTTTTTTCTTCTTCAGCTAATTTTTCTAATCTTTCAGTATAATTCTTGCCTGTCTCAACATCCCAAGACTTGAAAAGATTTAAAAAATTTCTTTTAATTTTATTATAAGAAGCAACAGGAAACAGTTTATCAATATCATACATTTCATATTTTTCTTCTGCTTCTGTTAAAGGCTCTTTACTCGCAATCTTTTTCATTTCATCAGAAATCTCTACTGAACAAGCCGTACTTACATCATACTTTGCCTGATCGTCAGTTTTTTCCATAACCAAGTCAACTTTCTCCCAAACAAATATTGGAGATTTAGAAAGTTTTCTATAAATCATAGACAACAACGAAAGTGAATATCCGGGCTCTTTAGCATCTTCAACCATATTTCCACTTTTTTTATCTTCCCAAATATCAAGTCTTTTTGCAAAAAGCTTTGTATGGTTATAGGTTGTACACCAATCATTATTTCTATCAATACAATTCTGAATAACTAAATCCTGTGGATAATATTTTGGAGGGTATAAGTCACCTTTTCTTGTATTATTAAAAATACGCTGAAAAGTAGGGGAGTCTTCATTGTGAAATTTAAAATAACCTTTTTTATCAGCTATTTTTGGATTAGCTTTCTTATCTTCATCGGTATAATTAACCCAAGTTCTACTCATTACGTCATTGTAAAACTCTGTTAATAACCAGCTATCATCTAAGTTTCCATCCGGTAAAACTTTCCAGATAATATCAATGTAACTCTTAGCCTTATCATTTAACCATCTCGAAAACTTTACTGTTTTTGCATCAGTAGATTTTTCTCTAAACTCTGGTGGTTTACCTACAAACCTAAAAGCTCTCTGACTACCCGCAACAGGAGCACAATACTTTACATCTTCATAAGTTCTTGTGAAATTTCCTGTTTTCTTATCCTTCTTCTCTTCTTCTGCTTTCTGTCTTTTCTGAAAAGCATTTTTAAATAATTCTTCATTGCTTGGCATTTTATGCCTCCTTTTTATTTTTTGACTATTAGCAATAATGACTCTCATTAGTCTACTTTGCTATTTTGTCATAATTTTTGTTTTATTTTTTTTAATGAACTATAGTTCCTTCATTCTCAAATTCACCATCTTCAAGTTCTATAAATCCGCAAATATCTTCTTCTTTTCCTATCCAAAAAGTTTTATCAAGAAGCGGTAATTGTTTTAATTTTCCGAGATGTGTAACTATAATCATACCTACTTCAAAATTACCTCGCTTAATAACTTCTTCACCTAAAGAAATTACTTTACCAACGAAAGTTCCAATGTTTTTAGGAATCTCACCTTTTCCCATTATTATTCCACCATTAGATTTTGTATTAAGTTCAAACTGAACCATTACAATATCATTCTTAAACGGTTTTACTTTTGCCATCTTATTTTTTATCTCCTTCATTTTTTATTTTAGTTTTTAATAATCCAATTATAACCTGCATTGCTTCAATGTCAAGAAAAATATATAATTTATGCTGTATAATATTTCTTAACAATTCATCTTACCAGCACAAAAATTGTGCCATACCATGCTTATAGGCATTAAAAATAAATGTTTTGCATAATGATAATCAGGTAAGTTTACATAATACCGATCGTTTTTTATTCTTTTAATTTTACCTATTACATATTTTATAATCAATTTAATTATTTGCTCTATATTTTTTATTTTTAATGCTTTACCAAGTTTTCTTAAATAATATCTACCAACAGACACACAATCTTTTAAAAACTCATAACCTCTTATCATTTGTTTATCATTAAGATCATTATATAATTGTTTACAATAGAGCTCTTTCACTACAACATAAAATTCTTCTTTCTTTTTCTTTTTAGTTTTTTTGTATTTAAACTCTTTTTCAACAATAAAATCAATCAATTCAGATAACCTTTTTTCTTCATCTTGATTAAAAATTTTATCGTATAAGTCATTTTTATTTTTATTCAGATGTATTTCATTTTTAAAAGTTTTATCATTACTACTACCACTTTTATTTGATTTATAATTATCATAGGATACAAATTCTTTCTGACAGAACTTCCAAACATACTCACAAGTTTTATGAAAATATCTGCTTAAATCACGAGAACCAGTATTATATCTAGCTGAATAATCTTCAAACTCACTATAACTCATTCTATTATGCAAACATAAAAATCCAAGAGTTATATGATTTCTATGCCTTTTATGTTCTCCCATTCTTAAATCATACTTGTTAAAATCTATATAATTATTACTAGAATACTCGTTACTTTCTGTAAACTTAGAATAATAATAACTTTTTTCAGGAACAGAACTATTTAATTTTTTTTCTTTTTGATGTAATAATTTATGATTAGGTAAATTTTGATTATTATACTTTTCTAAGTAAAAATCTAATGCTTTTTCATTGTTTTCATACATTTTATAATAATTTTTACCACAATCATTACGATTATATCTTATAAATTCATAATCAATACTTAATGGTATTCTACAATGATGTAATATTTCAATGTTTAATTTATATCTTTCAAAGTATTTACTGTATTTTTTCTTAAAATAATCCACAAAAGCAATTTTATTTTGTTTTGATATTTTATTTTTGAATTTAAAGGCTAAATGTACACTTCCAGTTTGTTTATTTCGTTCTATAAAAAATGGATTGCAATTCTTTTTATTGTTTAATTCTTGTTTGAGAAGTAATAATACCTGCATTATTTTTGATTCAGAAGTATTATTGTGATTATCAATATCTAAAAATAAAATATTATTTGACTCTTCTTGTAATTCCAAAGAAAAACTTAAATCATTATTATAATTTATGTGATCTAAAACAATTTGAACTTCATCATTGTTTGTTAATTTGATATAATCCTGAATAGTTTTACAGGTAAGTTTATTTTCATTATTTTGATGAGTTCCAAACCAGATATTATCATTTGTTTCAAAATTAAATGAAAGGTTTTTTAATAATTGAAAATATTTCCGCAAGAAACTACGATCTAATTGAGTATAAATATTAGTTTTATTTATTTTAGCAATTTCCATTTATCTTTAAGTTTAATTTTAAACTGTAATTCTTCAATGTCAAGCTTATTTTTCAATAATTTCAGATTCCGGCATATTTTGGAATATGGTTTTACAGATTTTTCACAACTACCAAAAAGCGATTTTAGCCATAACTAGCAAAAACAACAATAACTATATTATTAATTATTAGTATTAATATATTAATTATATAGTATATATTATTAATAGTATATAACTATATATTTTTTATTTTTTATATTAATATGTGCTAACTTTTGAGTAATTTGAAAATACGATGTTTTATAATTTATTGATATGTAAATAATTATAGATATATTTTAATATAAGTTTTATTAAAAAATTAGCCAAAAAATACCGTATTTTTATTTTGAAGTAAAATAAGTAAAGAAATATTTGTAAATATTTATTAAAAATAACTTGACATTCTATTTAAAATGTGGTAGATGTGTTTTTATATTGAAAAAGGAGCTATTAATAATGATAAAAAATAAAAACATTTATAGGATTAAGTGTAGTGATGATTGTAAAAATGAGCTTGAAATAACAGACTTGGGGTTTAATCAGGGTTTACTGTTGCAAATACTATCAAGTTATAGATTAGGAATTTTTACTAAATTAAAAGTTTGTTTGGATTTTATGTTAAATAAATATTTTATTCCTAAGTCTGATAACATTATAATTTCAAGATATGATTTGTTGCAAGTTATTAGGTTGATTGAAAAAGATAACTCATTGGAATCAATTAGGTTTAAAGTAGCTTCTTTAAAAAATAAAAAACAAAATATTTTAAAATTACTAAAAGAAATAAAATGAAACAAAAAATCAAATCGTTATATCTCTGTGAAGATAAATAAAAAAATTAAAAAAGGAGCTAAAATTGATAATTATTGGAGATTTGCACCAGCGAAATGAAAAAACACAAAAGCATATTGAATATTTATTTAAATGGATAGATAATACTTTTGATATGAAAAATGAAACTTTAGTTTTGTTGGGGGACATTTTCGACAAGTCGCTTCTTCCATCAGAAAATCTTTATTTTTTAATGAAAATATTAAAACAATATAAGAAAGTAGTTATTATAACAGGAAATCATGATACAAGTTTTATTCATAAAAATTATCTTTTGCCCTTTTTGCATCTTGATAATATAATTCTTGTAGAAGAAGAACCTAAAGAATTAATGATTGATAATATTAAGTGTTTTTTTCTGCCTTACAAGAAAAATATGAAAAATTATGAAGAATTGTGCGGTGAATATGATTATATTTTCTGTCATGCTTATTTTAAAGAAAATGATTTTGGAAATGAGGGGGTAAAATTCAACGAAAACCTAAAAGGAATAAAAGTAGCCGGACACGACCATACTCATAAAGTGGTAAGCGAGGATAAAATAGTGCTGGGTACGCCGTTCCCATCCAGATTTGGGGAAAATTTAAACCCCAGTTTCAAAATAATGCAAATAAACAATGTGGATAAATCATATAAGCTTATTGACTGCCCTAAAATATTTACTTATCTTGAAATTGATTATGATGAGTCTGGCGAAGTTAAATGTGATTACCCTTTTTTTGAGCTATATGTTAAAAATGCTCCTTCAAGAAGATTAGCAAAAAAAATATATAAGAATTATGATTTGTATAAAAAGATTGATATTAAGACAGATATTTATAATTCAAGTTATGATATTGAAATAAATGCAAATAATAATTTTGATAAAAAAATTGGTTTTTATGATTATCTAATGGAGTTTTTAAAAGTGAATGAAAAATCTGTTGGTGTTGTTGAAATACTTAAAAATTTATTTAAGAAATAAAATGTAAAAATTAAAAAGTTTTTCTTGACACATTATATATAATAAGCTATACTGTGTTTTATAGTTTTATGATAGGAGTTAAACTAAATGAATGAAAATAAAAATATTATTTATGCTATTGGTTCTATGAGTACTTATATTTGTTATTTAAATTTATCTAAAAAAGAAGCTATGACAAGATATTTAAAGATGCTTTTGGATGAGCATGATGGACAAGTTTATTTATCAAGAGAAGGATGTAATTATTCTATGGAAAAGTATGAAACTTTTTTAACTTGGGATGAAGCAAAATTAGAAAATTATATTTTAGAAAAATTAGAGTTAGATATAAAAAAAATAAATTTTAATGATACTTTTGAGGTTTATGATATTGAGGAAGTTTTTTAAACTATTTTTAAATAAAAAGGATTGAAAAATGATAGATAAAAAAAATATGAAAGAAAGAGTTAAACTAAATGATTTTGGTTTAAAGTTAAGAGAATTGAGAAAAAAAGAAAATTTGAAACAGGGTGAGTTAGCTGAAAAACTTGATTTTACTCGGACTTATGTGAATGAGTTTGAAGCAGGTAAATGGATTCCTAGTTTTAATTTCATGTCAAAATTAACTGAAGTATTTGTGGATTTAGAAATTAAAATTGTAATACGAGAAGGTAAAATTGAAATTGACTTTGGGGATGAAAGTAATAATAAAAGTTTGAGTTAAAAAAGGAAAACAAAAAATGAACATGATAGGAAATGATAAGCTTGTTATTGTAAAATCTCATGGTTCTTTTAAAGTAAAAAGAAATCCTTCCTATAAAGAAACTGGAGAATATCTATACATAGATGAATTAGATGTAGATGATTTTATTGGTTTGATACAAGAAGCAAAAGAGTTATTATAAATTATGATTGATGTTTTTACAGTTTTAAATAGATTAGGTATTAAATATTCTACAACCAATTTAAAACGAAATCAGTTATGGGCTTTATGTCCTTTTCATAACGATACTAAAATTGGATCATTTTCAATTAATATTGAAACATGGGAATATAATTGCTACTCATGTCAAACCGGAGGCAAAAGCCCTGAAAACTTTGTATCAAAATATCTTAATATTTCTTACAAAGAAGCTAAAAAATGGCTAGAAGATCAAAATCTAAGTGTTGTTAATTATGGTGATTATACAGATAATATTTTTGAAAAACAGAAAAAAGAATTAGAAGAAATTATTAAAGATGATTCTAAAAAAAATAATATTGATTTTTTACCTGATGCTGATAAACTCGAAAAACTTTTTGCGGATAAGTTTTATTATTTGAAAAGTCATAATATAAATCAAATATTTATTGATACTTTTAAATGGTTTTTTTGTACTTCTGGATATTACAAAGATTTTATAATTATTCCAATTTATTATAATAAGCGTCTTGTAACTTTTGAAGCTAGAAAATTATTAGAATATGAAAAATTATGTGAGTATTATGATGAAAGATTTTATGATATAAAAGATCAGTTTGATGAATTAAAAGAAAGATTTGAAAATGAAAATTTTAAAATAGTAAATAAAGATAATAAAAAAATGTTATTGAAAAATGATGAAAGTTTTTTTGTAGAAGATAAAAATAAATTTTTTATAATTAAATATTTGTTGATGCCTAAAGTTTTATACCCGACTGGCTCTACAATAAAAGAATATATTTATAATCGGGATAAACTCGATAACTCAAAAACTTTACTTTTAGTTGAAAGTAGTAGTAGTGTTAGTAATATTTGGAATAATGTAAGTGAAAATGTTACTTGCGTATTCGGAGCAAAAATATCTGATATTCAAATAAAGCTTTTAGGTAATTTTGAAAATATAATTTTTTATCCTGACATAGATGAAGCCGGACTAATTTTAACTGAAAAGCTTATGCGATTTTGTTTAAGCTGTATAAGTGTTGTAGAAGTTGAAAAAGTTGAAACTGCTAAAAAAGAAGATTTATTAAAACAAGCAGAACCTATCGGAAAGTTTGTATTTAGAAAATTAAGAGAAATATATAAAAGTAAAAAAGATGAATGATTTAATAATTTTAGGTAACTATATATAATAAAGCACTAAATAATATATAATAAAGACTTTTTATATTATTTGTTACTAATAATATTATGGAAAATATGAAATTAGTTGAGAGACACAAAATATTAAAAGATAACCCCAACTGGAAAAAACTAGATTATTTTTCTTTTATTTCAAAAAATTTATATAATCAAGCATTATTTTATATAAAACAAACTTATTTAGAGACCGGAAAATATTTAAGATATAATGCAGTAGAAAAATACTTAAGAAAAGAGAATAACGAAAATTATAAAATACTTCCAAATAATACAAGTCAACAGATTTTAATGCTTTTAGATAAAAATATTAAATCATTTTTTCAGTTACTAAAAAAATATAAAAAAAATAAGAAATCTTTAAATGGATGCCCCAAATTTCCAAAATATAAAGATAAGGAAAAAGGTAGGAACATACTAATTTTTACTTCTAATCAGTTTAGATTGAAAGATACTTTTATTCATTTTCCTAAAAAAATGAATTTAAAACCAATAAAAACAAAAGTTAAAGAAAATATAAAACAAGTTAGAATTATTCCAAATTCATCTTGTTATGTTATAGAAATAGTTTATGAATATAAAAAGGAGGATAAAAATTTAAGTAAAGATAATTATATGAGTATTGATTTAGGTGTTAATAATTTGTGTGCTATAATAACTAATCAACCTGAGTTAAAACCAATTTTGATTAATGGAAAACAAATTAAATCTTTTAATGCTTATTTTAATAAAAAATTATCAAAAGAAAAATCTCAATTAAAAAAGAACCATAATAAGGATACATCTAAAAAAGTTCAGAGAATGTATTTATATCGAGAGAACTGGATTAGTAATTACTTGCATCATGTTTCTAAAATTATTATTCAATATTGTATTGACAATAGCATAAAAAATATAATTATAGGAAAAAATAAAGAGTGGAAAACTAATTTAAATATTGGAAAAGTTAATAATCAAAAGTTTGTAATGATTCCTTATGATAAATTGATTAAACAAATTCAATATAAATCTGAAAAAATTGGCATTAATGTAATTATTCAAGAAGAGAGTTATACTTCAAAAATAGATCATTTAGTTTTTGAAGAAATGAAACATCAAAAAAAATATTTAGGAAAGAGAATAAAACGAGGTTTATTTCAGAGTTCAACTGGAAAAGCAATAAATGCAGATGTAAATGGTTCTGTTGGAATTTTAAGAAAAGTAATCGGAGATTCTTTTGTAAAAAAGATATTCGATATAGGATTTGGGTATAATCCAGTTAAAATTAATTTTAACGAATATAGAAATTTTGTTTTAGGGCAAAAAAGTATATAGTTACCTAATTTTATTTGACATTTTTTTAAAATTATGCTATTTTTTAGCTGTGTTTGCTATCATGGGGTATATAGTATTTGGAATACTTATTATTGGATTTATAATAATTTTTGTTTACAAACAACATAAAAAGAAAAATATATGAAACTACAAAAAATAAAATATATAGGTAAATCAGAATTAAAAGGTAATAAAATAATTACTGATATAAGTTTTGTTACTCCTGAAAAAAGAAAAGCAATAGAAGATTTTTTTAATAATGATTTTGTTATATCAGAGCATGAGATAGTTAAAGCAGGAAATAAAAAGTTAAGGTCTTATGAACAATTAAAATTATGGTTTCAAATTATTGATGATATTTTAATTTGGATGAGAGAGCCAAACACGACTGAAAATAAAATGGCTTTACATGAATCCCTTAAACGATATTTGCCTACACAATATGTAAAATTAAACGGTGAAGATTTTCCATTACCTAAAAGTATAAGTGATGATGCAGAAATACCTATGGAAGATTTTACACAAACTATTTCTAAAATACTTGAAGACTTTAGAATGGAAGGTTGTGAGTTTTTAGTTGATAAAGTTGAAATTTGGGGTAAAATTATTTAATTACTTTTTAGTAATAGTAATTTTAATAGTTTATCTAAATATTAACAATTAACAAAAAATTGATTAGTGGGCTTTGAAGGAGAAATTTTTTAATGCAGAAGTTTAGAGAAAAGTTAAAGAATATACCTACAGATACTCCTCTAGTCTGTAGCTTTATAAATTTTCAATTAAACAAAGATCAAGGTCTTAGTGTTGAAAATAAAGTACTGTCTTTAAACAATCACGAAGAGGATCAACGACAAGCAAACAGTCAGGGCTTACGATTCTTTTTTGCAAGAAAGTCCAAGACTTTAGTCATGGGATGAATTGTAACAACAAAGAATTGTTTGATTTTATAAAATAAATGTAAAAATTATATTATATATTTGACATATATATAATATTTTGTTATACTAATAAAACTATGAAAGAAAAGAGATGGACTACAAGTAATAAATCTATATATAATATAGGGTATCATTTAATTTGGTGTCCAAAATATAGACGAAAAGTTCTAACTGGGGAAATAGAAACAAAATTAAGAGAATTATTAAAAGAGAAATCAAAAGAATTAAATGTGGAAATAAAAACTTTGGAAATTATGCCAAACCATATCCATCTATTTGTTAAAGCTACTCCTGTTGATAGCCCACATTTTATAGTGCAACAATTAAAAGGATATACTTCTAGGGTATTGAGAAATGAGTTTAAAGAATTGAAAAGTAAACTCCCTACACTTTGGACTCGAAGCTATTATTGTGAGTCAGTGGGTCATATATCTGAAAATATTGTTAAAAAATATATCGAGGATCAAAAAAATAAATGAAAACTTATTGTTATAAATTATATAATAATAAAAATCTCAAATATTTAAATAATCAAATAAATATAGCCGGAAATATTTATAATTATTGTATAAATATGTATAAAATGTATTATAAGTTATATGGTAAATCATTAAATATTTTTCAACTACAAAAACATTTAACTAAAAAGAAAAAATATTTTAAATACTGGAATGAATTAAACTCTCAAACTATTCAAGATATAACAGATAGAATAGGCAGAGCTTATCAGTTATTTTTTAGAAATCTAAAACATAAAATAAAAACTGCCCCACCTTCTTTTAAAAAATCTAAAAAATATAAATCTATTACATTAAAACAAACAGGGTATAAATTATTAGAAAATAATAAAATTAAAATACAAAATAAAATATTTAAATATTCAAAAAGTAGAGACATACAAGGTAATATTAAAATAGTAACAATTAAACGAGACAATTTAGGAGGTTTTTATATATATATTGTAACTGATTTTGTTGATTCAAAACCTACCATGACGGGTAAAAGTGCAGGTTGTGATTTTGGATTAAAAACTTTTTTAACATTATCGGACAATATTAAAATAGAATCACCTTTGTTTTATAAACAATCACAAAAAAAATTAAAGAAATCTAGTCAGTCGTTATCATCAAAAAAGAAAGGAAGTAATAATAGAAAAAAAGCTATATTAAATTTTGCTAGAATTCACCAAAAAATATATAATAAAAGAAAAGATCATCATTTTAAATTAGCAAAAGAATTAACCCAAGATTATGATTATCTATTTTTTGAAACTCTTAATTTAAAAGCAATGCAAAGATTATGGGGTAAAAAAATAAGTGATTTAGGGTTTTATAGTTTTTTAAAAATACTTGAATCACAGGGTAATAAATATAATTGTAAAATACATTCTATTGAAAGATTTTTTCCATCTTCAAAACTTTGTTCAAAATGCGGGCAAATTAAAAAAGATTTAAAATTATCAGATAGAATTTATAAATGTGATTGTGGATTAGAAATTGATAGAGATTTAAATGCATCTCTAAACATATTAAGAGAAGGGGCATCTTCTCTTGGAGTAGAATTTGTAAGACCAGCGATAGTTGGCAAATTTTGTTGATCCCAGAATCTCACGACTTTAGTCGTGGGAGTATGTCAAGGAAGAGGTGTATAATTGTGAATAAAGTTTGTCCTGATTGTAATAATACAAGATACATATATGAAAAAGATTCTAATGGTTTTATAATTTCTGCAAAACCGTGTGAAGCTTGTAAAAATGATTTAGCTGAAATGAACTTAGAAAGAAAACTTATAAAGTCAGAAATACCTTTGCAGTATCATAGTTATACTTTTGAATCTTATCAAGGAAAAGATGAATTTAATAACATAAAAATATTAAAAGACTTTGCAGAAAATATTGATAATATAAAATATAGATTTATCAATTTATTTTTGACAGGTAACAAATCTTGTCAAAAAACCACGATGCTATGTGTTATGGGAAAAGAACTTCTTAAAAAAAATAAAGAAGTAAAATTTGTTTTAGCTGGTGATCTTATAAAATTACTTATGAAAGATTCTGGTTATGGTTATGATGCAGAAATATTAAAAAAAATAAACCATTATAAAATGGTTGACATTCTGCTAATTGATGATATATTTGATATTATGAAATCCGTTTATTGGTCTAATAGTAATAATTTAGTTATTACTGAATGGGATTTATTTTTAAGGTATAGATTAAGTCATGGTTTAAGAATTATTACAACATCAAATTTTAATCTGAATCAGATAAAAGAAAAATTTGGTGAAAGTATTCAGAGCTTATTTAATCGTAATTTTAAAGAATTAAAGTTTTGTGATAACATAGAAAAAATTGCGATGAGTAACATAGAAAAGATATTTGATTGAAAAAGGAGAAAAATTATTTATGAAAAATGGTGAAGCACTAAAGTTACTGGAAGATTTAAAAAAGGTTTATAATGTAAGAGGTGATAAGTTTACTTATGCTCTTAAAAGAAATGTTGAAAAACTTCAAGCTCTTGACAAAAGTATTAGAGACAGAGTTCCTAAAGTTCCTGAATATTTTGCATATCAGAAACTTATGGGTATGATTGAAATGAATTATCGAAAAAAAATTGTTAATAGCAAACTTAATGAAGAAGATCAGAAAGCAAAAAATGATGATATTATAGAACTTGAAACAAAATATGCAGATGCTATAACAAAGTTTCAGGAATCAGAAGAGTTTTGGTATAAGTTGCTTGATGAAGAAGTTGAAAATTTTAGTTTTTACATGATAAGTAGAGAAGTTGCAGAAGCAGTTGAGCCAAAATTAACCGGAGAGCAGAGAGTAATTATTGCACCTTTTGAAGTTGATGAAGAGGTAAAATAAAATTTAAAATATAATACAGGCTAATAGTGTAACGGAAGCACAAGAGTTTTTGGTACTCTTTGACAAGGTTCGAGTCCTTGTTAGCCTGAATAAATTAATAGGAGAAAATAAAATGATAGAAGATAATACAAAAGAAGTAGTAAAAGGTTTATTTAATGAATTACTTGATTTAGATGAAGAAAAAGTAGGAATAAGTAATGATATAAAAATTCTTTTAAAAAAAGATAAAGAATATCAGGACTTATTGAAAGAGAAAAAAGCTCTCGATGCTAAAATAAAAACTAAAAAAGAAGCAATACTTGGCGATATTTCAAATCAGAGCAAAAGCGTTTTTCAGAATATTAAAATTATTAAAGAAGATATTTCTGAAAAGCTTGATAGTAAAGTAAAAATAGTTAATCAGATTTTTAAGTTTTTCAAATCAAAATTTAAAGAGAACAATGATGAGCTTCAGGAAATAACTGATAATTATGTAGAACTTTTTGAAGTGAAGGATGAAAAATAAATAGGTTATAAATTTTGACTCAATTAAATCAATTAGAAGCAACAGTAACAAAAATATTATTTTCATCTGAAAAAGAACACGGTCATAAATTTGTAATTTGTGCTGTTGACACCCCAAAAGGAAAAGATAAAGTAATTGGTACTTTTGCTGATATTCAAGAAAATCTAAAATATATATTTTTCGGTAATTATACAGAGCATAATAAATTCGGAAAACAATTTAATGCTGAATATTACGAGATGCAAAGTTTAAGTTCTGAAAATGATATAATAAATTATCTTGGTAGTGGTTTGTTTTATGGTATTGGTGATTCAATTGCTAGAAGAATAGTAAAAAAGTTTGGTCTTGAAACATTAAGTGTCCTTGATAATAATATAAATAAACTTATAGAAGTAAAAGGCATATCTCAAAATAAACTCGATAAGATAATTGAAGTTTGGAACGAAAAAAAAGTTTTAAGACCAATTCTTATTGAATTAGTTAAATATGGAATAACTACAAATACTGCTATGAAAATTTATGAAAAATATGGCAGTCAAACAATTCAAGTAATTAATTCTAATCCTTATCAACTTATACTTGACATAGATTTTATGGGTTTTAAAAAAGTTGATACCATTGCATTAAACATGGGTATTCCTCATGATTCTAATTTCAGAATAGAAGCCGGACTTGTTCATCAACTAAGAGAGGTTACAAATAATGGTCATACCTGTATTCCTAAGAATGAACTTATAGAAGAGTCTATTGAATTACTAGAAGTTGAAGAAAATAAAATATATGAAAATATTGATGAGCTTTTCAGAAAAAATATTATAATTATAGACAGAAATAACTATATATATTTAAGATATGTTTGGAATCAAGAAAAAGAAATAGCAGAAGATTTGCATAATATTTTAAATACTCCTAAAACTGAAAATGTAGAAAAAAGTGTGTTGTTAGAAATAATAAAAAATGTTGAAACTAAATTAAACATAGTATTATCTGAAGAACAAAAAGACACGGTAATTGCTTGTATTTATAATAAGGTTACAATAGTTACGGGGGGCTCTGGTGTGGGCAAGACAACCATAACTCGTTTTATAGTAGAAATTCTTGATAACTTAAATCTGTCTTATAAACTTGCAAGTCCAACAGGTAGAGCATCTAAAAGAATGGAAGAACTTACCGGAAAATCCGCAAGTACAATTCATAGATTGCTCGGTTATAATCCTGAATCAAATAGTTTTGTAGCGAATAGATATAATAATATTGAATCAAATTATTTTATAATAGATGAGATGAGTATGGTTGACACTTATATTATGAATAGTTTAATTCAGGCTATACCATATCATGCTTCAATAATATTTATAGGAGATTTTCAGCAGTTACCTTCAGTTGGTGCAGGAAAAATATTTAATGATTTAATTGAATCAAATATTATTCCGGTAATGAGATTAACACAAATATATAGACAAAATGGATTAAGCAATATAATTATAACAGCAACAAAAATTATAGAGGGTATGCCTGTAAAGTTAGAAGAAAATTGTAGTAATGAAACTTATAAAAACGATTTTCACTTTATAGATGAAGAAGACCCTGAAATTATTGAACAAAAGATAGTTGATTTAATAAAAAATGAATTGCCTAAAAAATATGGTTTTGATAGTTTAAATGATATTCAATTATTGATACCAATGTATAAAGGAAAATTAGGCATAGATCACTTTAATGATGTTTTACAAAATGAATTTAACAAAGATAAAAAAAATAATGAATATTTAGATAATGGATTTGGTAAAAAATTTTATAAAGGTGATAAAGTAATTCAATTAAAAAATAATTACAATAAGGGTAATGGTGGAGTTTTTAATGGAGATGTTGGAATAATTGTATCTATAAATACTTTTGATAATATTTTAGGAATAAAATTTAACGGTTATGATGAAATAATAAGTTATGAACAAAATGAATTTAATCAAATAAGTTTAGCTCTGGCGGTCTCGGTGCACAAAGCGCAGGGCTCCGAATATCCTTGTATAATTATGATAGTATCGAAAAGTCATTATTTATTATTAAAAAGAAATATTCTTTATACGGGCATTACTCGATCACGTAAACAGTGTGTAGTAATTGGAACAAAACAAGCATTTTTTATGGCAATGAATAATAATGAAGTTCAAACAAGGTATACAGGTTTAAAAGAAAAACTTCAGAATAGTTTTTTAAGGATACATTAAAGGAGAAAAGTTATGTTTGCAAAAATATGGTGTCTTATAGTAATGGGTTTTTTTGGTATTTATCTTAGTTTAAACTCTTTTAATATTAAGTTAAATGAATTTTCTTTAACTGATAATATTTTAGGTAACTATATACATTAAAGCACTAACTCAAAAATATCCTTAAAATTTAATTGATTTTATAAAGTATTTTGTATTATACTTCTTTTTGTTTCAAGAAAGGAAGTATAAAATTATGGGTAAAATTAAAATTGGGGATGTTGTTTTTCTTAAAAGTAATCCTGAATTTAAAATGACTGTGGAAAAAGTTGTTGACAAAGAGGCAACATGCTCATGGATTAATAACGGTAAACCGGAGTCTAAAAACTACAATATTAACCTACTAGAAAAATATATTAATAATAAAAAAGAAATAAAAAATAACTACAAAATAAAAAAGTCATATAAGAAATTTAGCAGTTCGACAATAATACTATGTATTCTTGTTTTTATTTTACTTCTTGCAGTAATCATATTTATACCCTTTTCTTTTAATAAAATTCAATCATGTCAAGACAACTTAAAAAATGCTTATGATGTTTTTAAAGATTTAACAACAATTTTAATAACTATTTTTACTATTTTTTTTACAATAATGATTGCTATAGGTGGAGTTATTTTAAAAAAAATATTACTTGATGATGTTAAAACGGAAATTGTAACTATAAACGAAAACTGGTTATATGAGTGTAAATGTGAAATACAAAGAAAGTTTGCTTATATATTTGATGAATTATACTACCAAGCCGAAGAATTAAAAAAAGATAAAAAAGAAATATATTTAAATTTAGCACTTAAATATAGCAAGTTGTCTATGAGTAATGCCGAAAAATTACCAGAAAAAGAATATCGTCAAAAAATGGATAGTTTAAATAATTATTTAATGACATTAGCTCTAAAAGGTGATAAAAACGATACAAAAGAAGCTTATAAAAACACTCTTATACTGGAAAAACTAATTGAAAAAAATTATAATAAATTAGATTTTATTGAGGATATTCAATATTATGAAGAAACTATCCAATTTGCTCGCGCAAGGTTACCGAGAGAGAACTCTAAAGATAAAGAAAATGCAATTCTTGATTTTAAAATAAAGCTTTCAACTAGTCCTGAATATGAATCTTGGGAAACGCGGTGGAAATTCTTTGAATTATTTTAATCTATTTTGCCTGCTTCAAAAACTTGCATAAAATAAACCTCTCTTATAAAAATCAATTCTCTTTAAATAAGAATACAACAAATATAAATAAAAATCTATCCTATTTTACAGTTTTTTTATTTATATTTATTATTCAATTTTTCGGCACAAAAGTATAAATAAGTAAGAATTTTAGACTAAATTCTACTTTTTTACAGTTTTATCAGGCTTAATACTCAATAAAGCCCTTAAAGTATTGTTAAAATTTGTTTTTATTTTAATCTTTTCCTCGTATTTTGACTTATTTTTATCTTCTTTATTAGTATCAATATTTTTCATTTACCGATTAATCCTTTGTAGCTTAATCTACCATAACATTTTGAAAGCAATAATTCAAACTTTTCATTAGAATTTAATTCCATGTTATTGTATCTAAAAGCTAAAGTATTCAAATATCTGTTTATATGTTTTTCACTCATCAAGTGGTAAATTCCTATAAACATTCTTTTGAATAATGACCAGTATCCTTCAATTGTATTTGTATGAATATTACCATTAACATACTGACCCTTACTATGTTTTATAAACTGATGCTTAAAATAAAATCCGAGATTGTTATAGCCTAACCACTCATCTGTAAATACTTCATTGCCTTTTTCGACATTATTTTTTACTTCATTCATTAAAACTCTACTTGAAACATTATTTATTTTATAAGCTCTTACTTTTGCCGGAGAAGTTTCAGTTTTTCTCTGCATGAATCCTAAGACAGCAGTTTTTTCATCAACATTTCTACCTTGTGTTCCTACTATTTTTTTATCTTTATGTTTGTTTTTATTTTTACCGCCTATGTAAGTCTCATCGATCTCGACAGGCTGATTAAATTTGCTTTCAGTCTCAATAAAGTTTTCAGTAGCGTATCTTATTCGATGAGCTAAAAACCAAGCTGTCTTTTGAGTTATTTTTAAATCTTTTGATAACTGAATACTTGAAATTCCTTTTGAATGAGTAGTTAATAAAAATATTGCCATAAACCATTTGCGGAGCGACAATCTTGTTTCTTCAAAAATAGTATTTGTTTTAACATTAAACTTTTTTAAACAGGTAGAGCATTTATAAGTTTTATGATCTTTTAACTTCCAGATTTTATGAGTGTTTCCACAATGTGGACAAACAACTCCGTCTTTCCATTTAATATTTTCGAGGTATTTATAACAATCTAATTCGGTTTTGAATGTTTCAACTAATTGTAATATGCTATTAAATCTAAAATTAAACATATTTAACCTCTTTATTATAAATATCATTTTACTATTATAATCACAATCTGTCGACAGATTTGTATATAATTTACAATTTATTTACATTTAAAATAAGACATTACATTCTATTATTATAAGTACTAATATTTAAATAAGGGGTGTCTTTAATGTTTAAAATAGATGATACAGTAATGTTAAAATCTGGTAGTCCTAAATTGCAGATAATAGATTTTGGGAAAAAATCCGGTGATTTAATATGTTTATATGTTGATAAAAAAAAAGAGATACATTACTTAATAGCTTCCCCAGAAGAAATTATTCCTTTTTCCAATGTTGAAGTTCTTCAGGGGTAAAAAATTTTTCATGAACACAATCATATTTGTCTGTCCAAATACACAAAATGTCTCCTTTAGAGGCAAAAGATTGCAATGCTGACAATTTTGTTAAAAATGATGATTTTTCTGAATCATATATTTCTTTTACTGTCATTTTAGGATTTCCGCTCTTTAGTTCAACAACATCACCAATTTTAAATTCCATAAATACTCCTTATTTCTTTTTATAATTAGTCTTATCAATTTTATCCTGTGTCAACTTTTGAAAAAGATAATCATTAATATCTTTTATGCCTAATTCTTCTAATAGTTTTATAACTTCTAATTTTATTCTTACCTGTTTTGATGGATTATGATAAATCATAGAATGATGATAATTAAAAGAAATGAAAAATTCAAGATTATTTTTTAAATATAATTGATATTATCTTTTCTACTGAAATATTAAAGGCTTTAGATAATTTTATAAATGTTGAAAGTCTAGGGTTATTTACTTTTTTAAAACTCTCAAGATTCTGAATTTGTTTGTAATCTATAGTAGATATTTCTGATAATTGTTCTTGAGTTAAATTATTTTCTTTTCTCTTACTTTTTATAAATTTCGCCAATCTGTTACTTATATTATCTAAATTGTCCATTAATAATTATTATAAAAGCATAATTTATTTATTGACACCTATTATATTAGGTGTTATATTTTTTTCATCATTTTTTATTTAAAAGGAGTTAATTTATGGCTTTAAATTCTAATGAGAAATCAGAAAAAAGTAGGTTAATAACATTTCTATTAGCTTTCTTTTTTGGCTTTTTTGGCGTTGATCGCTTTTATTCCGGTAAAATAGTATCAGGAATCTTTAAATTATTAACACTTGGAGGAATATGTGTCTGGTGGATAATTGACTGGATTATGATTCTATCTGGAAATTATAAAGACAAGTGGGGTAAATTTATTACTAATTGGGAAGCGGACAGGAAACAATTAATTATTGTTTCTTCAATAATAGGTTTCTGTTTACTTTTAACTATTGTTGGTTTAGCCGGAGATAATAAAACTACTTCCACAAGTGCAGATTTAGCCTCTAGTAATACTACTGCTTCTACTAAAAAGGATAAAAAAGTAGAGACAATAAAAGTTAATGCTATTCAAATTTACAATGAATACAAAGAAAATGAAGTTTCAGCAGATAAAAAATATAAAGGAAAACTAATTGATGTATCGGGAGAAGTTGATAAAATTGGTAAAGACATTATGGATAATCCCTATGTTTCATTAGTTACTTTAAAAAATAGTATAATGAATTTAAGTATGGTTCAATGTAGTTTTAATTCTGATAAATCTAATGAATTAGCTTTATTAAAAAAAGGTACAAAGGTAATAATAAGAGGAGAAGGAAAAGGTTCTATGGCTACAATTGTAGAAATAGGAAATTGTGAATTGTTAAAATAGTCTCAAGAATTTAATAGGAGCATTAGCAAATAATTATGTTAATGCTCTTTTCTATTAAGGAATTATAAATGAAAAAAATAATAGTTTTATTAATTATGTTAATGTTCTTATTTTCTATTTATTCTCAATCAAAAGAGAAAATTAAAGAATATGATGACACAGTAATGAAGTTTTTAAATAAAAAATATCCAGAATTTAAAAATTATTTCGACAAAACTGTATATTTTGAAAACGGAGAAGAATTACATAAGTTTTTTGAATTTTTTAGACTTCCTATTTTATCAAAAAATCCAATTAGTGGGCAAAAAATGGAATTTAACATTAAAAAAGATTTAGAAAAAAATAATATTATCACCGTTGAAATAAATTTAAATGAATCAAAGTTATATTTTTCATATACAATTTATAAAGACAGAGTGTCAATTATTAAATTGAGTGATGGATGGCAAGTTAATCCCGAAAACTGGAAATTAATGTATTTAATCATAAGAAATACTATGATTGTTTATCCAGAAAAAGATTATTTTGATACTGATTTAATTAATAGTTTGAAATAAGTTCTTGCTTATTACTTGTAAATTCAATATTATAAAAAACAAGGAAGGAGGAAATCTGCTATATGGAATTAATTATAACTTATGATTTAGATGAAGATGATAATCATGCTGAATTTAAAAAAGAATTAATTAAATTCTTTGAAGGAAAAGAAAGAGAAGTTGAAAACTGGATGCCCGATTCTACAATAATTGTTAAAACGAATAAAAAAGGCATTGCTAAAGAATTAGGAGATAAATTAGTTCAACATTTTGATAATACTCAATTTAATATAAAGAAAATTGTTCTAGGTATTTTATCAGATTTTGACTATTTAGGTTCAGAAGATTGATCTTCTGTTTCTGAATATTCCATCATGCGATGACCAGAAAATTTTCTAGGTTTTTTAATAAACCAAGAATCCTGATTCTTAATAAAATGAATTAAAAGTTTAATTTTTGTTTCATTATCAGCATTTATATATTCATCTTTTAATAAGACTTTTTCGGCTAAGTATTGTTGCAAAGTACCTTCTTTAATCATTTTTGTCTTCCTTTTAATTTAAATTTTTTACTTGACATTGAAGCTTTCTGCATTATCATGCTAATATATAAACAGAAAAAGGGGGAAATCTTTTAAAAATTGGAGTCCTATTATGGATTTTAATATCATTAAACTGTTTATTCTACTTATAGAAATCGCTTTAACTATAATTGAATTGTTGTCAAAAAGATAATAATTAACAGATAATTGTTTATAGATAAAAGATATAAAAGATAAATGATTTATTTATCCCTCCTCCTTTTCTGTATTTTAATTAGTATTCTATTTTTTGTTACAATAAAAATATTAAAAACTAGAAGGAGGAAATACATATTTTAGGAAATCAAAATGCTAATAACCATATTAAAAATTTCTCTCATCTTATTGCATATCTTATTATTCATACTCGAATTATTTTATAAAAAATAATTCATAATAGATAACAGATAAATGTTAAAAGATAAATGATGTTCCTTATCTTCCTTCTAGTATATTAAAATACAATAACTAAATAATCTAAATTTTTCTTCTCTATATATTTTTCTTCTTTATTTTATTATAATTTTTAACTACAATATAAAAAATAAAGGAGTTGATATAAAATAAAAAAGCTAATAAAAACAGTGCTTCATGAAATATCTAAAAAACATTTGGAGGAAAAATGGAAAAATTATGTATCTTCACATATGATATAAAAAACGCAAAAGACGAAGATTTAGGCAAAATAATTAAAATACTTTTTAAATTAAAAGCTACTAAAATTCAAGATTGTGTTTATGTATTTAAAGATAATAGAAATGCCAAAGAGCTAATAAAATTATTTGAAAAAATTTGTAAAAAAGAAACTGATAGAATATTTATTGCAAAATCTTCAGATTGGTCAAGCCTTAATCCTCTGATTGATCTAAAGAATTTCTGATATACTTATTAAGAAATTCTTCCCATACTTCGGGATTTTCTTTACCCTCGAAAGTAAACTCCACTATCTTTCCACTTTCAAATATTATTTTCCCATCAGTTGTTATTCCTTTATACCCCAAACCATATTTTATTTCTTTAACAATATCACCCGGTTCAGGGATACCAGAGGTGTCATTTAATGCCATTTTTTCTCCTTTCTATTTTTTTTATTTATGATTTTTTATTAAAAATATAATTTAGTGCTTTAATGTATATAGTTACCTATTTTTAATTCAAAAACCAAGCATCTTTGAGCTTTTCTTTTTTCACGAGTTTGTTGTATTCCTAATTTTATTGCGTTTCTTTTTTCTTCTGTCATATTGTTTATATAAGTTATTCTATATAATATTCTTGTTTTATTAGTACATCAAATTTTTTAAAGTACCACAAATTGTTCACAATTCATCCAACGACTGAAGTCGATGGTTTTCTTGTGAAAGATTCTCATAAATATGTAGTAGACATTTTAAAAAATTCAACTAAAAATAGTAAGTTTGATACTGAAAAGTAAAAACCAGTAAAATTCTTTATTCTATTTTAATAAACAAATAAACTAAAATTCCCCAAAATTTCAAACATTTGCCTTTTTTAATTACTAATAGAAAATATATACCTACGGAACATAGGGATTTTAAGCCTGTGGAGAAATAAACCTCTGAACTTGAAAAAGTTAAATTTTTTAGGTTTAAGTTATGTTTCTGTGAAACAGGAAGCTCACAACTCTAGTTGTGGGTAGTTCACTAATAAAGTGATTAATATAAGGAAATACTATGAAACTCATCAAAAAAATAATCAAAGAATCTAAAAAAATAGGAAATGTTGAGCTTGAAAAGGGTGATGTGATTTATGTTCCTATGAAAGAAGCAGATACAGAAGATATAAAAGTTGTTAATCCCGATATAGAAAGTTTGCCCGAAAATGCTTGGAACGAATGGAGCATAGATAAATTAGCTTCACATTTTGTTTCTCAAGCAAAACAGAAAGGTAGAGAAGCTATATCAAAAAGCATAATGAATATTGAACGATGGAATTCTGAAAAAAATCCTGACTTATCAAAAAAAGCAAGATCAGTTTTTGAAAAATATAAAAGCCAACTGGAAAAATAAAAAAGTAATTATCTTAAAGGAATAAAATAATGGATTTTAGTTTTGAGGGTTTAAAATTACTTATTAATAATAGATTATCTTTGTTATCGGACTGGGCTTCAATTTTGAAGTTTTCGGTAACACAGCGTATTATCGACGCAACTGCTTTTGTGCTTTCTAAATTTTCTACATATTCTGAATTCTTGTTAAATGAAAGTAAATGGCAGACCGCTAGAAATAGATCATCTTTTATTTATCAAACCCCCTATTTAAGTTATTTCCCACATCGCAAAAAATCTTCGTCCGGCTTTATTGAGCTTTCAACAGACCCATCTTTTGCTAATCCGTGGACAGGCAATACACTTTCTTTTCCTGAATGGTCAACTTTTACAATAGACAATAAAAACATTTTTTTAGCTTCAACATATACTTATGCTACTTCTGACGGAAATTCAAAAACTTTACCTGTTAGTCAAGGTAACATAGTTGAAACTTTTTATACAGCAACAGGAACTCTTAGTGAAACAATAGAAATTGATAATGATAGTGTTGATAATGAGCATATAAAAATATATAGTGTAATTGATGAAATAAATGAAGTGTACGAGGAAATTGAAACAACAACTAATATTTATACTATTACTGATCCTGATTTATTAGTTTGTGAAATAAGTAATGATTATGACTACACAAAAGTCATATTAAAATTTGGTGATAATATAAATGGTCGTGCTTTAAATGTAGGAGAAAGACTTAGAATAGTTTATGCTGAAACTTTAGGTGATTTAGGCAACATCTATAATACTGGTACTGCTATTGTAAATTTTACTGTTTTAGATAGTTTTAGTAATCCGGTTACCCTATATGCAAGAGTTAATGATTATATAGATGGCGGAAAAGATATTGAAGATATAGACTCAATTAAACTTAATGCTCCAGCACTTTTTCAAACAGGTTATCGTTGTGGTAATACTGATGACTGGAATACAATTTTAGCTCAAAAAAGTTCTATCGGAAAAGTTTTTGTTTATGGAGAATACGAGTTATATAAAGATATACTTGCTTCTAAAACAGAAGAACAAGCAATACTTGATGGTGATTTGACAGCAAGCGGAAGAGTACCAAATGTCGATAATATAGCTTTTATAGTTGCTTTGAGTCCTTCAGGAGAAATTTTATCTGATGACGACAAAGATGATATAGTTCAAAATTATTTAAGAGGAATGGATGGTTCTGAAAAGAAAATAAGTCCTACAACTTTTATTAGTTGGGATGACCCAGAAATAATTGATTTAAGAGTAATATCAAATGTGTTATTAGAAGTAACTGCTGTATCATCCGAAGTAGTAAACGATGTTACTGCTGATTTGGATGCAGAATATGATGTTATGAATCAGAGTTTTTTTGGTCATTTATATAAGTCAATATTTGATTCTTTTATACAAAATATTAGTGGAGTATTTAAACATGACACAATGGTTTATGTAAGAGATTTAAAATATGAAAAAGATTCTCAGTCTGGTTTAATATTTTTAGTTTTACCTACTTGTATTGAAAATAGTCTTCATGTTAATATAAAGCGTAAAATAAATGGGGTTTGGGGTGATTGGGAACTTGCATTATATGATGATGGTTTAGGTGGTTTTAAAGAATTAAAACAATATAAAATTGAAAATGGTTATATAGATTATGCAACAGGTAATGTAAAGTTTACTTTTTTAGGTGATGGTTTAACTCATATTACAAACGGTGAATTTACAGAAGATTTGACTGGTTGGAGTATTGACCCATCGGTAAGTCCTAATAATGTCGCTATAACTCGTGTTAATAGCACAACAGAGCTAGGGGAAGCTTCTAATGATAGTAGTCTTGAAAATTACGCAAGCGATGATCCTTATTGTCTAAAAATAATAGGTGTATCAGGAAATAGTGGTAATGTTAATGATAATTGGGTTTCACAGGAACTTGATTTAACTACTGGTGAAACTTATGAATTAAATATGTTAGTTTATGCTCCTTCAAGTAATATTACAGGTAGTGGAAACGCTATTCGCTATGGTATAGGTACAGCTTTGGGATTAACAGATATTGCTAATCATGTTTTTAACACTCCCACTGACGGAAATGAAGATGAGTGGACTCATGTAACACTTACTTTTACTGCTGGTGCGACTAATTTTTTAAACTTATTTATGAATTCAACAACTACAAGTGATAAATGGTATTGTGATGCTGTTGAATCAAAACATACCGAACCTGATATAAGTTGGGGTATTAATGATCCTGATGAAAGCGGAAATGAATTAACTGCTTATGCTATTGAGATATATTATCAGCCAAGAAGTGATGAAGATATTATATTGCAACATAGAGACCAGATTATTAATATGAGCTCTTCTCAAATTCTCGTTAATACAGAGTATCAATCATAAAAAGGAAAAAAATGTATAATAAATTATGTGGAGTTTACATTATAAGAAATTTTTATGATAATAAAATTTATGTTGGGAAGTCTGTTGATATTGAAAAAAGATTAAAAGATCATAAAAATAAACTTAAAAAAAATACTCATATAAATAGTTATCTTCAAAATTCATGGAATAAGTATGGAGAAAATACTTTTGATTTTGAGATTGTTGACTTATGCAAAAAAGAAGAGCTAAACGAAAGAGAAATATATTATATTAAAGAATTTAAAAGCACTGATGAAAATTTTGGTTATAATATGACTGAAGGTGGGGAGGGAGGAGATACTCTTAGTAAACATCCTAAATTTGAAGAAATTCAAAAAAAAATAAGAAGGAATAATCATACTAATTTAGGAAGAAAAAGTATTTTTAAAGATGGTGTATATAAATATGTGTTTAAAGAAAACTTAGAATATTATTTAAAAGAGGGTTGGGTTATAGAAGGTTCAAATAAAGGAAAATTAAGAACTCAAGAACAAAAAATAAATCTTAGTAAAGCTTTTAAAGGTAGAGTTTTTTCTGAAGAAAGAAAAGAAAAATTAAGAAAGAGGATGCTAGGAAAAAATAATCATAATTATGGAAAGTCTATGTCAATAGAAACCAGAAAAAAAATAAGCGAATCTAAAAAAGGTAAAATATCTTTTTCCAAAGGTAAAAGTTTAGAAGAGTTATATGGTAAAGAAAAAGCAGATAAGATGAAAAAATTTTTAAGTGAGTCTTTTAAAGGGAAAAAAACATATTTAGTTCCTTGGAGCAAAGGATTAACAAAAGAAACCGATGAAAGATTAAGGAGAATATCAGAAAGTTGTAAAACAAGGCAACTATCAGAAGTAACACATGAGAAACTTAGAAAAGCAAAAAGTGGTAAAAATAATCCAAGAGCGAAACACTACGTTTTTTATTCTCCTTGTGGAGTTAGACATGATATAGTTGGGAATTTAACTAATTTCTGTAAAGAACAAAACTTAGGTTATACAACAATATACAAAGTTTTAAATAATAAAATAGAAAATAATTATAAGAACTGGAAAATATATGAGTTATAATATAAGTATTGTTAAGTACATTCCAAAGTTTCTTAAAGAAACTCGCTGGAAACAGTTTGCACAAGTGATTGATTCAGTTTTGCAAGATATTTATGATGAATATTTAGATGATTGGTTTAAGTTTTTAAAAAAAGAACTTGCTACATTTGACGATTTTGTAAATATAATAAAAAGTTTAGGCTATCCAATAAATTTAAATTATCTATACGATGAAACCTTTATAAAAAAAATGGCTTTGACTATAACAGAGCGTATAAGATTAAAAACTACACCGACTGCTTATGAAAGATTATTTTATGCTCTTGGTGTAAAAGGTTATATTTATCCTTTGGTAGAAATAAATAATGCTTTAGTAGCTCTTTTAAATTATGATGAAATAACTGATATTATAGAATATTTAAATTCTGTATATGTTGAAGAAATATTTGAATTAACAAAACATTTTGATTTAAGAGTAGAACCAAAATATGTTGTGGATTGGACAACAAGTTATTATTTAACAAGACCAAAGCATCATTATAAATTAACTGAAACTTATGGAAATTTTGTAATGGATGCAGGTACTTATCCTAATAATGGTACTCATAATTTAAACTCTAGTAATTTAAATCAACCCTCTATAATATCTGGTATAGGTTGTTATTTATTTGATGGTATTACAAATAGAATAGACACAAATTATTATATTTCAAACGTAAATAAAACTATTTCATTTTGGGCTAAAAAAGTAGATTTAACAAATAATCAAATTGTATTTGGAAGTGAAGATAGTATAGGAAATAAATTTTTCTTTGGTTTTCAAAATACAGGTTTTATGGGTGCTGGTATAAGCAGTCAGGATTGGGATAATCAATTTGATATTTTATCTATAATACCAACTTTTGTTGAAACTGATTGGCATTGGTATTGTATTACTTTTAATAATGGTATAGGAAGAACAAATTTATATGTGGATAATATTTTAATTGGCTATACATTAACTTCTAATAGAATTTCAGAATTAGATTATTATATAGGTTGTAGAAATAATAACGGAACTGATGATTATTTTTTTAACGGTTATATAAGTGATTTTAGAATTTATGAATATGTTGTAGCAGAAGAAACAAGAGATGATATATATAATAGTGGTAATGGTAGAATAGAAAATGTTTTAAAAACAGATGATATTGGACAATTTTTAGAAGAAAATACACTTAAAGTAATGCAATATGAATTTGAAAAAATAAAAATGCACGAGGAAGTTCCTCATTTTTCTTCAACATTAAATTTAAACTGTAATGAATCTGGTATTGTTTGTTCACAAATTGTTTATGATAGTGAAGGAAATGTATTTGAAAATGGAATAATTCAAACAATTGTAACAAATAATTGGTTAAAAATTGAAGGAATTGCTTTTGATATAATTAACCCTGATTCTGGTGATTATTATAAATTTGATGATACGATTGCTTGGAAATGGGACACAACAAAAGAAGGTTGGTTAGATAATATTTCTAAAATTGTTTTAGGACAAGGTTTACAAACTGAAGTTTTAGCTTCTGTTGAAGCACTACAAATACCAGTTTATGAACATGATATTTTAGAAGCAGAAAAATCAGAAACTTATATTGGTGGTACTAATAATTCAGGACAATATATAATAGATGTGGATGTTGGAAGACCCTCAGATATTTATTGGGTTACGGAAATAGGATTGTATAATAGTAATGGATTATTAATATTTTATGCAAAAACTCCTAGATTAAATAGAACAAGTGATTATAGATTTAGATTTAAAATAACGATTGATAAAAATTAAAATAGTAAGGTAATAAAAAATGAGTACAAGTATAACAACTGCTGTAAATACAGTTTCGTTCGCGGAGACTGCGTTGACCTATAACATAAATAAATTAAATCGTGAAACATTATTACCCGGAATAACAAAAGGTGGGTTATTAACTAGAATTGCAGATAATCAAGTATCTATTGCTCCTTTTACAGCTTTGTTTCAAATGGACTATGGTACAAGCCCTGTGCATAAATTATTAGTTAAATCTTATAATGCTTCAAGCGTAAGCGTAAATGTTACGGCTAGTCAACCTTATGTTGTAATGAGCATGAGTTGGGTTAGAGAAGAAGATAATTATCCTATTGCTGATATAAAAAGTTTAGCCGAACTTGCAACATTAGATAGTTCTTACATAATAGTAGGCAAAGTACCTTTTACAGGTAGTATTATAGACAGTCCGGCTACTTTTGATTATACAAACACAACAAGAGGATTCTTATACAATTCAAATCCGAGTAGTAGATCAAAACTTATAAGCCGAGTAGGTATAGAACCCGGTACTTCAATTACAGAAGAGCAAGATGTTATAAATCTTAAATATCTTAATGATAACACAGATTTAGGTATAAAACCTAGTACACAAATACCTTTTGGACAAGGTACAAATTTTTTTGCGTATTCATCTGATTTTATATGGAATAATTCTACAAAACGATTGACATTAAACGGAAATATAAATTTAAGTTCTCCTACATCTACCTCTGATGTGGGTAATGTAGCTTATATGGATGCTAGGTATTTTGCCGGGTCAGAGCAGTCAACACCAAATTTATCAGATAAAATGCCTTTATATGATGGGGCATATAAATATATTACATTAGATACAGTTCGTAAACCATATACCCATTCAAGCGTAACTGATGTTACCATTCAAGATACAGATACTTATACTGACTATCTCATACCCCATACGACAGCAAACGGGTTTGTATTAAGAAATCTTCCGACACTTTCCGCTAATATCAACAAGAGATACAAATTCAAAAATACTGGAAACGGTATAACAAAAATCGTATCAGAGGAAGGAAGTAATATAATTTTTCAAAATAATTTTCTTTCCGATGTTTCAATTTTGATGATGGGTGATTTTGTTGAAATACTTGGGACATCATCAGGTTGGTTTGTTGAACACGCAAATATAAACATGATAACAAATTGGATTAATACAAATGAATGGAGAACGAGAAGATTCGGTTCGGCTTTTACCTATGATAATAAGAGTAATTCGGGCGTTTCATGGACGGGTCAGCACATAACCGAGGCAACAAGTAATCAGAAAACAATAGTATTATACGATGAACAATTAAGCGGGACAACGGGGAAACTTCATGTTTATAATATAACGGACTCTTCAACAGGTCTCGGATTTTGGACAAATAACCGAGTAATAACAGCCGGAGCAGATGGTGCTACTATGGATGTAAACGAGACTACTGGAACCTCAAAAATTATAAACAATTACATCCGAGTTGATCCGTCAATAGCTGGTTTAATAGAACCTGAAATGACCGTCAATACAACAGCTTCATTTACAAATTCAAATAAAGTAGGATTTTATTCAGCGCAAACCAGCAATGATATTTGTTCGGGATTTATAGATTCAAGTAATTTATTTATTGCTTCAGGCAATGGAGGTTTTACGGTAATTGATTATGCTAGTGGTAATAGAGTCTTTACGACAGGGGACTATTTTTATAATTTGTGCTGGAAAATAAATTTTTAAGGGAGTAAAAAAATGGAAGAAAAAATACAAGCCAGCGAAGGCTTGATAAAAATTCGTGAAACTGGCGAAATTATGACGGCAAATGAACATAACAGACTAACAGACAAATTGACAAATCCGGAAAGTTACGAACTATGGCAATCTTATAATGTTGACCCATATTCAAAAAATGATATGAAAATTGAAAATGATGAATTAGTTTTGAAAACTTTTGTTGATCGTATTATTGATATTAGAAAATCAGCTCTTGACAAGATTGACGAAATGTCAAAAAAAGTTAAAGAAAAAGAAGATCAAAAAACAAGATTACAAGCAATTCAGTGTTGGGATGATGGGCAAGAAGCGGAATTAAATGATTTGCGAGTTGATTTAAATTTAGCAATAAATGATTTCAAAAACAGTCAAATAAAATTTATGACTTGTATAAATGAAACTGATTTTGAAAATGTAAAAACTGAATTATTGCCAATTTTTCAGAAATATAATATTAAAGTTTAAAATAATAAGGATTATAAAAATGAGTAATGATAATTTACCTGTAAATGGTTATACAATAAAAGAATTATTAAATAAGTACATAGAAGATGATTCTTTATTTAAAGTAGAATTAAAAGAAGACTTAAAAGGCATAAAAGAATTTATTCATAAACAAGATTTAATAAATTATGATTTGTTTAATTTTAAAAAAACTATAGAAAAAGAAAAAGAAGAAAAAAAAAAAGAAGAAAAAGATGATAAAAATAAAATGAAGTGGTATAAAAGGGATTATATAAAGATAATTTTAACTAGCTTTTTAACAGGTATTGCCATAAAAATTTTAGGAATTTTTGTAAAGTAGAATTATAAAGTATAAAGGATAAAATATGAATATAGAAAAAGTTATGCCTTATTTTAGTTTTTTACAAACTGAATTATGGAAAAATATTCAAGGGTTGTTTTTTTTATCTATTACTATTGCTTTTATTGTGTGTATAGTAGTTCAAGCAATAAAAAAAGCAGATGACACAATTTTTTTAAAATCTGAATTATCAAAAAATCCTTTATTTGTCATAAACGGATTTTTAAATTTTTTAATTACTTTTATAATTATTTTAATTTTTGATGGGTTATCAAAATGGTATCTGACTGGACTTTATATATTACTAATATTTTTATTTAGCTTTGCTTTATCAATTTTGTGCTATGATTATTTTTTAAAGTATATATTTAAAATTTTAGATATAATAGATTTGTGGTTAGAAAATAAAAAAAATAAACTAAAGGAAAATAAAAAAGAGTAATTTTTATGAAAAATAGAAAATTAACAAAAACAGATAAAACTTTTTTAGAAATGATAGATAGAGAAAATTATGATATTTTTGAATGTATAAATGATGATCCTTTATATGCTACTAGAAAAGATATTAAAGATAAAACTTGTCCTTATTGTAAAAAGCAAGGCATATTATATGAGGATAAAAAATGATAACTGATACCTCACAAAATTTATATAATTATGGTACATCAAATACATTTATAGATGAAGACTTATATTTAATAAAATTTAGAACTTCAGGAAATGCAAAATATATTACAATTGATTGGAATAAATATTATCAAGAATATTTATTATTAAAATTAAATAAAAAATTTAGAGGAGAAAAAATGTAATGGATAAATGTTGTCAATGTGGAAATGTATTAAATACCGGAGATGATATTTCAGGAATTTGTAGTTCTTGTAAAGAAAAAAATAAATTTTCATTTGGTTGGATATGCCCTATTTGTGGTAGAGGGAATTCACCTTTTACAAGTACCTGCTCATGTAAACCTATGAACTATACTATAACTTGTAATAATAAAGGATAAAAAAATGATAAAATTACTAAATACTATTAAGGATTTTTTTACAAACTACAAAACTTTAATTAAAACAATTATTACACTTTTTATAATATTATGTTTAATTACTTTTGGTTTTATTGTTGTAAAAAAAATAAATGATTTCTTTTCTAATAAATATAGCGAAGAGAAAAAAACACTTATTGCTGACAATAAAAAACTATTAGAAGAAAAAGAAAAAAACTTAATTGAGCTAAATAAACAATTAAGTGAAAGAGATAAACAAATAAAAAAACTTAAAGATCAAATACCGTCTAGTTATACATCAAATGAATTAGATAAAATAAACTGTGATATAAAAAATAAAATTATATTAGATCAACAGGGTAATATAGTTGAGCTAAATAAAATTATAGATAGTGATACAAAACTACTAGATCAAGCAAAAAAAGATATAGAAGAATTAAATAAAACATTGAAAGAAACAAATGAAAAATATGCTAAATCTCCTGACCCTAAAAAAAATAGTTTAAAACTTTTTGTGCTTGGTGGTTTATCAGTTGTAAACAATAGCAATGGAAATTTAGAATTTAAACCGGACTTATATTGTGGACTAGCTTATGCTCGAAATTTATTTTTAAGTAAATTAATAGATGTTGACATAGAATTTGGCGGTGCAGTAAAAGTGTATAAAGATTTAGGATTTGGGGTTGAATTAGCTTCCGTTTTCGGATTTTAAAAATAAGTATTATTGATCTTTGTTACTATTTATCAAGTTCTGTATTGTTTCAAAATTTTCGTCTGTATCTAATAACTCTGTGAATACGAAATTGTTCCAAGTCCAGTGAGTGCCATTATTTTTCAATCCATAACCCCTATTTTCGTATAGGTATATTTTTACAAAGTTCAACAAAGTATTCCCACTAAAATTTATATTTTCGGTTACGTTTCCAAATATAGATTTATATTGTATTCTTTTGAGAGGTAAATCATTTATTTTTGTTACATTAAAACTTGGTATGTAATATTTTACTTTTAATTTCCAAGCATTTATGAATTTATCAGAATCTATGCCTAGTTCTACTATTTTAAGTTTCGGCGTAAAGTAAGTATCTATTTGTGATCTAAAATCAAACAGTATTCTCATTTTTTGATTTTCAGTAAATTGTTTAAAAGTATAATCATCAATAGAACCACCAGCTTCGGGGTCATTTAATATTTCACCTTTTCCGGTTTTACACCAGCTAGTAAAAGCATTTTTAACAGCATCGGCATTTTCAGGAATAGTGGGTTCTCCTGTTTCAGAGTCTAAATTGTCATTTACATCATAATCCCAAAGTGCTATATTAGTTGTACTCATAGTAGTTTTTTTCCATAGATATTTTGATAGTTGTGTGTTTATTAGTAGTTTAAAATTAACTATATATAATTGTAAAGAAAGTGTAAATTATTAAAATATATTCAAATTTTATTTGACTTATTTGTTTTATTTTGATATATTGTGAATATAAATAAATAAAGGGAATAATTATGACAATAGAAAAAATTAAAGAAAGATTTGAAAATACAGGTTATAGGTTTGGTTTTAAAACTGAAGATAATAGCAATGAAATAAAATCAATAGCTTATGGCAATGGCTGGGGTCAACTTTTTCTTAAAATGATTTTAATTGATATAAAAGAAAATACAATTAGTTATGAGTTTTCTTGTGCTACAAATTGTAGGTTAGATCAGAGAATACTATTACCTTTAACAGATGATTTTAGTATACCTAAAGTTGATGATTTTAAAAATTTTATATTCGACAATAAAGAATTAGCTTTGAAAAAAGATGATCCAAATGAATATAAAGTTTAAAACAATAGAGGAATAACAATATGATGAGTAAAGAATTACTATTACAGAAAAAAGAACTTCTTGATATACAGTTGAAATCTCTTGAAGCTAAAAGAACCAAAATATATAATCAATTAACAAAAATTCAAGAAAACGAAGATCAGAAAATTATAAATAATTGGAAAGGAACTGAAAAAGATTGGGAATGGGTTCTTGATGCCTCTAGCGAATCGTCTATAAAGTATAAGTTTATGAGAAATAAATTTGAAGAATTGAAACTTTGGAATGGGGGTGTTTGGAGTCAAACAAAACAACGTTGTATTCAAATTATTAAAGGATATAGTAACCTTGACAGCTTAAAATTTATTATTAATTATTTAAAACCATTCGATGTTAAAGATTTACTAAACAACGTAAAAGATGTTTCCTTAAAAGGAAATTTTAAAGCAATTACTACATTAACAAATTATTCAGATAATTCAAACTTTGTTTTGTTAATTAATGAGACTAATGATAAGTTTATTGTGATTGACATTTATGAACGTTATAATAATAATTATAAAGTGTTTAAAACTATTGATGAAGCTTATAATTGGATATGTAGTAATTTATTTGATGATGAGGAGAAAATATGAAGTCTACTGAATTAAAAGAAAAACTTATGTGTTCAGAAGTATCTTTTTATAAAGGAATATTTATAGCAAGAAAAGGATTTTTTTATCGTCTTGGGCAGTCTCAAAAAATTTTTAAAGAAGATATAGAAAATAAATTAAAAAATTTAAAGTTGGATTATGAAATAGTAGATTCCGGCGAAGTCTATAAAGCTTTTAGAGGTGGATCAGAATTAAAAAATTCATCTCATTGGTTTGTAAAATTTATTATTAAATAACAATTTAGAAGGAGATCAAAAATATGGAATTTATTATATCACGAGCTTCAGATTACCATGGTATTGAAGAAGATGTAAAACCTTGTGATGAAGCATACAAAATAAAAAAAGAAAACTGGGAAACAAGAACTTGTTCGGAAGAAGAATTTAATAAAAAGTTTTCTGATAGGCAAGGATTATGGAGAAGTAAAGGAAAAAATCATTGTATCACATCAAAAGGTTATATTCAACGTCAAATGGAAGATGAAGATTGCTGGGTAGTTAAAATTTCTTCATTGGAAGAATTACATAATTTTATTAAGCATCATGGAGAGCTTATAGTTTCTAGTTGTGTAGTTGGAAGAGAAAGAGAAATGTGTATTGAAATTTATGATGATTATGTAGAATAACACAATAAAGGAATACTGCATGAATAGAGATTATGATAACGAAAAAACTTTAAAAGAAAATATTAAGATAGTTGAATATAAGAATTGGAACACAAAAAAAGTTATGAATGAAAATTATAATATGAGGATATATAGAAAAGTTCCGAAGACATTAAAGTTTAAAAATATAATGATAAATGATATGAATCAAAACTTTTGTGGCGGTTGGGGCTTAAACAATTTTCCATTATTATCCGATGATAATTATCTTTTAGAAAGAGTTTTAAAAGGATTTAAGCCAATGGGTGTTTTTATTTTTGATAAAGAAAATAAATACAAAATTGATACTTTATTGGAAAAAGTAAATACTGAAAAGTTTTTTACAAAGATAATTAAATATAAAGGGCATAACAAAAAATATATAGAAGTAATAGTTGCTGTAAAAGGAAAGTTAAAAGATTTATTTGATTTAAAATTATTACAAGAAGATTATAGAAATAACAATATTGAAATAAATCTTGAAGATGTTGGCGAAAGAGAATTAAGCTATTATTTTAATGAATGGGATCATCAAGACGAAAATAGTAAAATAAAATTATGGGAAACCGGACTGATCTTAGGCTACCCTATAGAGAATACAATTTCTATTTTTAGACAGTAATTTTAACATTATCTAAAATACTTCCATCTTCATATACTATGCTTTGTTTACTCTCCGAATCGGCACAAACTGATATTGTTGAATAATAATCATCTATTGACTTAACCCTATACACATAAGTTTGACCAGAAATTAATGAGGTTGTATCAATATGATACTGAACTGTTGCCCCTGTATCTGGATCAACAGAAGTTTCATCTATTGTTGCTATAAGATAATCCTCTGTCCAGTCTGAATTATCTAAAACTAAACTTGCGTTTTTTCTATATACTTTATATTTATTTGAGTGATAATTACTTATCCATCTAACATAAATATTATTATTTATATTTTTAAATACTGCTTTTACTGAAGGAGTTGGAATCCAGTTTGAAGAATTTATTCCAAAAATTGTAAGCTTGTGTTCCTCTTTTAAAATTTTAGCTTCTAAAGCTGTTGAAGAACTATTTATTGTATTATACTGAATTATTTTACCATCTGGAAAACTAACCAAACTAGATATTTGTGCTTCCCTTAAACTATTAACTGTTGTGCTTACTGCTGGGCTTCCAAAAATTGTATTAACCCCTCCGGTACTATAAATAGCTGTTTTTCTATTTGAGGCAGTAGTTTTGTAACTATTTAGATCAGCTACCATATTTGTTAATGCGGTGTTTATATTAGACCTGTTAGTAGGGAGGTCATCGTCCCAAATTTGAAAGTTAGTTTTATAACTATTTATTGCTGTTATTTGAGTTTCAATCGAAGTTTTAAAAGTTGATAGTCCTGAATCTAAACCCGTAAAAAAAGATGTATTTACTATATAAGGATTACTATTTATATTCGTATAAAAATCAGTCATAGTTGCTAAATAAGCTAATTCATTATTTAAGTAGTTTAGTAAAGTTGTAATTTTTGTATATATTGTTGCATCCCAATAATCAGGGGTATCAGCAGAACCATCACCGAAATTATATCTCCACAAAAAAGGACTAGAAGCATCTTGTTCAGTAGTTGCTGGATCATTATCTATAGTTCTAGTATTTCTAAATCCTGTACCGCTTCGTAAATCTTGAGCAATAATCATAGCATCCGAAGCTTCATCAGAAGTACCATAAATATAACCACTTGTTTGGTTTCCCACACTTGATGCAGGTGTGCCTAAAAAATCTATTAAATCTTGATAAATAGAAGTTGCACCAATAGATAAACTATTATCAGTTATGTAAGTAGATAGTGGTGATTTTAGTATACCATCACTTTCGTAAATATTGTTATCAAAAACCCATGCGTCCATCGTTGTAGAAGTTAAATTATTGACTATACTACCAGTTGTGTATAACCCAATTAAATGATTCCAATAAATATCAATTATAGCATCAATACCTAAATAATCTCCTGTTTTAAAAAGAGTGTCTTTTATAAAATTTATTTCTGCGAGTAAATTAGCCAACGCTGTAGCTTTTGCAGTAACTAAAGGGGGCGAGTATGTATCAATTGTAGTGCTTCTATTTTTTTTACTATTATCAATATATTCAGTTGTAGTCATAATCTTTTATCATACTCCTTTTGTTTTTACTTGTCCGGCAACCTTAAACTCTGCTTTACAATTACAAGAAATTGTAGAACCATCTATTGAGCTTACAAATGTGCCATTACATTGCCCGTTGTCATTTTCAAGGAAAATAGGAAAATTTTCTGCTAAACACTTTTTTGAAGAAGCTGCTATTGTTCCCACTCCGCCTAAATGAACATAATTTGGGTTTTGGTTTTGGCAATTATTTTGTATATCAAGCCAAACGTTGATAAGAACTTGTTTATTTTTTGTTAAAACTTTTGTACTTTTTTGCTCTATTGCTACATAATTATTTTGATTTGGAATTCCAGATGAGGAAGGTGTAAACAAAATAGAATATGCTTCATTACAAATAGCATTAGCCATATAGATATTAGTATTTAAAATTTGACAAAATTAGTATTTATGTTATACTAATAATTTAAAGGTATTTTTTATGGAAAAGAATTTAATAATAAAAGAATTTATACAAAAAGCAAAAGAAATACATGGTGATAAGTATGACTATTCTAAAGTTGAATATGTAAATTCTAAAAGAAAAGTTTGTATAATTTGTTCAGAACACAGTGAGTTTTGGAAAACACCTTCTCATCATATTAATGGAAAACAAGGGTGCTTTGAATGTAGCAAAGTAATAAGAGGAAAGAAAAAAAGATTAAAAATAGAAAAAGTACAGGAAATTGGATTAAAAAAAGATTTAATTTTGTTATCCAAAGAATATAAAAATTCTGATTATAAATTAAAATGGAAATGTAAAAATTGTGATTATGAGTTCATAATGTCTTTAAGAAGTATTAAAAAGAAACAAAAGTGCTGTAAATGTTCATTAATTAACATAATAAATACATTCATAATGAATATAAATAAAAATAATAATAATAATATTACTGTTTTAATAATAAATAAATATTCTAATAATTTTGAGAATTTAAATTGTAAATGTAATATTTGTAATTATGAATTTAAAAGAACTTTTAGAGATTTAAAGAAAAATAAGAAATGTCCTGTTTGTTCAAGAGGTGTTAGTGAAGAAATTTGCAGATACTACTTTGAACAAATATTTAATAAAAAATTTATTAAAGTTAGACCTGATTGGTTGAAAAATTCCAGAAATAAACAAATGGAACTTGATGGACTTTGTAATAATGTTGCTTTTGAACATCAAGGGGTTCAGCATTATGAACATATAAAATATTTTCAGAGGAATAAAGAAAATTTTGAACAAAGAATAAAAGATGATATGTTAAAAAAAGAACTGTGTGAGAAAAATAATATAAAATTAATAGTTATTCCAGATATTAATTCAAAATTAAAATTAGAAAATTTAAAAAATTTCATAATCGAAGAATGTAAAAAACAAAATATCGAGTTACCAGAAAATATTGAAAAAATTGAAATTGATATGAATAATTTTAAACATTCAAGATGTAAAAAAGAATTAGAAAAAATACAGGAAATAGCAGAATCTAAAAATGGAAAGTGTTTATCAGAAGTTTATTATGGTAGCAATAATAAACTTTTATTTGAGTGTAAGAACGACCATCAATGGAAAGCTACTCCTACACACATTAAGAGGGGAGTGTGGTGCCCAGTATGTGCAAACAATAAAAGTGGGGAAAGTCAAAGACTTACGATAGAAGATATGCAAAAATTAGCAGAAGAAAAAGGCGGAAAATGTTTATCAGAAAAATATATTAATACTACAACAAAATTAAGATGGCAATGTTCAAAAGGACATATTTGGAATGCCCAACCCAATAATGTTAAAACAGGTAATTGGTGTCCTTATTGTGCTGGAAAATATAAAACAATTACAGATATGCAAAAACTTGCAAGCACAAAAGGAGGAAACTGTTTGAGTGAACATTACATTACTGCTAAAACAAAACTTTTGTGGGAATGTGAAAAAGGTCATCAATGGATGGCTTTTCCTGATTCAATTACTAGAGGAACATGGTGTTTTAAATGTTCTAATAAATCTAAAAATAATTTGTGAATTAGTTTAAATAATAATTTACAATAAAATTTGTAAATTTCCCCCATTTATATCTACCATTCCAGCTTTCATTTCTACCTCATTACTATTAAGACAAGTATGTTTAATTCCAGAAGATGTGTATTCTGATTTATTTCCATTCTTATCTTCTAACACCATACCTTGATCGTCAGTTGTTATTTTATTAGCATTTTTATCTTCAAAAGCTGTTCCGGTGTCTGTCCAATCTGTTTTATTCCCGTTGCCATCCTCAAGGTGTATATTTTTATCTTCTGTATAAAAATTTAAACCATCTTTTTTAGTAATATAGATGTTCTTTTCCGCATGAGCTTCTAAATTATCAACTGAATATGCTCCAATTCCACCATTTTTATCTATTATACAGTAACTTCCCGTAGGAGAATATATTGAATATATAGGTTTATCACTGTTTGTACTATATGAAACACAGATACCACTTTCATAAAAAAAACTTACACATTCTGGATAAGATAAGTCTGGCTTTTCTATATTTTCTAATTCTCCCAGTTTGTCCTGCACATCAGAAAAGTATTTATTCGCTAAATTTGCTGTATTTTGTTCAGCGTTGAAAACATAATAATATCTGTTCATTATCCAAGTTATCCATACAAAACTATCTACTAGAGGTACACTATTATTTCCGCTATTTTCTGCTGAGCCGAAGAATTGATTTAAAGGGTATGCAAAAGGCAAATGATCGGAAGTCCAACTGTCCATCAGGGGTGATATTTTAAATTGAATAGCGTTTGCTTTCTCGCTTTCATCTTTGTCTGTTTTAATTACTTTGGCATAGTAAAATTTTATTGTTTGACCAAAATCTGGATTTATAAAATTATTTTCTAACAATTTAATTCTCCAATTTTATATGTTTCCATGTTTTTCCCCAACTAATACAATTAATTGTTGCTTTGGAAACATTAAATTTATTTGCTATTTTTTGTCTTGATGTGGGTATAGATAATAATTTTTTTATTTCTATAACTTCTTGTGTTGTTAATTTTGAAAAATTATTTTTTTCACCAATATTCATTTTATTAAATTCACTTAATTTATTGTTTTTAAAATTCTTAGCTTTTAAATTATTACTTATTTTTAATTTTTGTTGTTCTGTTTTTGGTTTATTTTTTAAATAAAAAGTTGCTGTTCTAATTTTAATATTATTATGATTTAAAATATATTTTATTGTTTTTCTTGACACATTTAATATTTTTTTTATTTTATCTAAGGACATTTTATTTTCATACAACTCTATTACTTTTGGTGTTTGAAAAAAAATTTTTTTGCTATATTTTTCTTGTAAAGTTTTTTTTATTTTTTCTCGTATGATAGGATTTTTTAAAGTTCCCTTTATTTTAGCTTTTTTACTTATTATTTTTTTTTGTTCTTCCGTTAATTCAGGTCTACGTGCATCAAAAGACACATTATATAATTTTTTTCTATTATTTTTATATTTATCCAAATAAAATTGTTCAATTATTAGTAAATTTTCTTCTTTACAAGTTTTTATAATTTCAAATTTAAAATTTTCTTTTCCATATTTTTTCCAAGCATTTTGTAAATAACTATTTTTATGAACTTTATTATTTAATTCAGTTTTGTGATTATTCCATCTTTGACTTATATTTTTAGAACTTCCAATATATTTTATATGCGTTATAATATTTTGTATTTGGTATATTCCACATAATTTTTTTTTCACTATCCATCACCTTTTTATATTTTTAAGCTTGAGTTTTTTTATTTAAAGTTATGAAGTTTTTTAAAGTATCAACATTTGGTATTTTTATTTTTGTTAGGGTTTCAGTATTTAGAATATCACCTATGTTATTTATTAAAAACAAAATGTCTTGATAAATTACTGTACCATATATTTTATAACTTAGTAAATCAGGTCTTTTTATATCTTCATCACTTAATGAATATTCTAGTTCATGTCCTGTAAAATTAAACTTAGACCAATCGATAGAAAGTGGGTCATATAAATCAAACATGTTTAAATCGGTTGGTATATTTTCTTTTATAACTTTATTCATTAAAGAATATCGTATATCGCTCATAACTTTAATCCTTTTTTATTGTATTGTGTTTGTTGCTTGAGAATTAGCTATTGCTTGACTTTGAGCATCATCAGCGAGCCCTGTTAAATGGTCAACTGTGCAAGTGCGAAGTGCCTTGAACTCACAGGTAAGTTCTGACCACAAAGGATAACCAGATTCAGTTAAGTCTTTACTAAATGTAGGTTCTGCTTTAACTAAAACAACTTGAGTTAAATATAACCAACCACCTATTAGTATTGATACAAGTCTGTCCTCAGAACTTGAACTTACAGTCGTTCCGGCTAAATTTACTTTATCTGTATTCATACTATTAGATTTTGAAAGTAATGCCAAAATATTTGGGCCGGGAGTTTTTAATATTTTATTTCTATTTTCTTCAGGAACTGTATATGCGAATAAAGCAATAGTTGGTAAAAATACATCATTTCTAGGATTCATATCTGTATCAAAATGTAATGTTAAGCCAAACGACAAAGGATCAGTGCTTTTCCATGTTTCCATTTGCATATATTTTGCAACACCACCTAAAGCCTGACCAAAAACAGCACTTGTAGCACCACTAAGGGTCTCTAGTGCGCTTCCGATAGGAGACATTTCTATTAAAGATTGAAATGTTGTGTTAGCCAGTAAATTAACATTTTCTCTTAAATGAGTTTGAATTAAATTACTTCCAGTTGTATTACTTACAGTTCTTCCCCCAGCTAATTCTGTTGAACTTGCTTTATTCCACCAGTAATCAGAAGCTAGAAACTTTATCATAACTCTATTTCTCCAAGCATAAGGAGAAGGTGTAAATTGTCTTATTGCCACTTTTTTATTTTCCTTTAAAAATCAAAAGCTGTTTTACCACTGTAAATATCTTCTTGAACTTTTCCTAATTTATCTTGTTGTATTCTTTGCTGTATTCCTAATTGTTTTACAATATCTAAAACTTCTTCAGGAGTTACTTTATTATCTTTATTTGCAATTTTTATTTTTTCATCAAATTGTTTTTGATCTTCTTTTGATATTTGATTTTTTACAGAACTTATTTCTTTTGAAGTTAATGCTTTATCCGATTCCATTTTTGCTATATTTGATAAATCTATTTTTTCACCATAAGATATTTGGGCTGTTTGTGCTGATATTTGTTGTCCTACTTTTCCGGTTGCAACATCAGTTAAGACTCCAGAAAATCCTCTATTCTTTACATAACTAAAAAATCCACCGATAGTGTACATTAAATTAAAAAATCCATATTTTAACATATCAAAGAAATCAAAAATTATTTTAACAACCCCACCCGATTTAAACCAAGTTATAAGTTTTTTAAATGTAGTAGAGATAGCATTAAACAATTCTTTTATATATTTATCAGGGTGTTCCCCTATATCTAATAATTTATTTCCAATACCTGTTACAGCATTTGATATACTGTCTTTTGCTTTTGTTAGAGCATTAGTTAATCCTTTAGGCAAAGTTACATTAAACATTTTTAATATACCCTTAATTATTGCGGTATAAATAGGTATAGTTATTTTGCTCAAAAAAAGTTTTGGCAAATCAAGAAAAATAGTTTTTATTGCTGTAAAAAGATATTTTATATACGAAGAAAGCATACCCTTTAAACTATCTACAATTAATTTTTTATCAAATGTTAAAATACCTTTTAATAAGCCAAGAGCATTTTTAATATAATCTAAAACAGGTGTTAGAATTTTAAATAAAATATTTATCAATGGCAAAATAACATTTTTTAATAAATATACAACCATAGGTAAAAGAATTTTTAGTATTTCACTTACAATTGGTATAATTGCACCTATAATGTTTAATAATGGAGGTATTGCTGTTCTTAATAAATCAACAATTACAGGGATTAAATCAACTAAGGTATTTGCTAATAATGTAAAAATATCACCTACAACTTTCATTAAAGGTTCAAATATTTTTATTTCTTTTCCAAATATTGTTGAAAGAATAGAGTCCATAGATTTACCAATAGTCAAGAGAATATTTGGTATTTCTTTAATAAGAATATCAACAATAGTTTTTATAGCACTCATTAAAACAGGTAATAATTCTTTTACAACTCTTGTAAATAATTGTGTAGCAGTTAGTAATATTTGCGGTAATTGTTTTATGAAATTTGTTAACATACCAACAATAACAGGTAATAAAGATTTAATACCTTCTATTATTGTGGTTATAAGTGTTCCATTAGGATCAAAAAAAGCTAATAATCCGAAAATTATTAATGTCCATAATGACATCATACCAAAAAATTTTAATCCTTCTGCAATATATTTTCCAAAGTTTTTTGATAAATCTTTAAAGAATTTTACACCAAGAGTTTTCATACCAACATTCCAAACTTCTTTAGCTTTTTTACCCGTGTCATCTGGTATAAGTCCTCTAATACCTGCTCGTAATACATTCCATAATGTTAGTTCTTTCTTTTTTTCACCATCATTTTCTTTATTTCTTTCCGCTTCTTCTAACCATAATTCTTTTACTTCTTTCCATTCACTATTTGAAATAGCAGATTCTTTGATTTTATCAACCCATTCCGAAGCTGTATCTAAAGATATTTTTTGATTATCAACTAAAACTTTAATTTGTTTTGTTACTTCTTTATTATTTTTACCAAGCATTGCATATAATTTTTCTAGTTGTGCTTCAGTTTTATCATCTTTTGAATTAACTAAAAATCGTTTGTCTTTTTCTTCTTTTTGTCTGCTTTTTATTTCTTTTTCAAGATCGGAAAGAGTATCCATAAAATTATCTGAATTACCGAGACCTTTAAATGATGCCATAGTTTATGTTAATTATCCCTTTTTAAAAATATTATACTCTTTATTAGTATTTAAAAACATCAAAAGATATTTATTGAATATTAAAATAAATGTAAATAAAAAGTAAATTTATTGATTTATAAAGAAAATTTTAGTATACTAATAAAAAGAGTCTAAATTAATTTTTTTAAGGAGGAAAAAATGAAAAAATTATTTTTTATAATTGTTATCATGTTTATATTTGGATGTTCTATTCCAACAGAAACAAAAACTGAAACAATTATAAAAGAAGGAACTACTTGGTTAAAAGTAAGTGATGAAAAAGTTCAGATATTCCCTGCGAAAACAAGCGTTGCAAAAAATATAACTTTTGGTAGTAAATTATTTGCTACAAGTCCGGTAACAGTATCAACTGAAAAGCAGCTTTCGGATAGAGCATTAGGCATTGTGTATCTTGAAAATTGTTATTCAAGTTCAAAGTCTTGTCTTTGCGGTACTATATGTTATATGGATGTTGGAACAATTGTAGGGACAAAACAGAAAATGCTTGTTAATGTACTATTTGAAGTAACACAGTATTCAGATAATGCTAATCCCATAACTGTTTATGTTAGAGCAAAAGGAGCTAAAGTTGCTTGGACAGTTTTAAGTCCTACCTTATCAACACCTGATGATGCACTAGTATTAACCGATATTGATGGAATACTTGAATACTACATTGATGGAGGGGCTTATTATGATAACATAGACCCTGAATACGCAGAACCCGGAGTTCATAGATATGGGTATCAGACTATTGCAGGATATGCAGATGGATATAGTGTATTTTTAAGCATTAAGTAAATTAAAAATATGTACTAAAAATTTAAAGCACACTATATTTGGTGTGCTTTTTTTGTTTTATAAATTGTAAGTTCTTTTATATTCTGCTGTAAAATTTGCTATTTGGTTTCTTATATCTTCATTTAAAATATCTCTAATGTTAGAAAGTATAAATATTTTTGCAATTAATTCTCTGTTATTGAACATACCCGTGCTTCTTGCTACTTCAAATACTTGAGGAATGACATTATTTTTTTCATCAACTAAACAATGTACTAAAATATTATTTTCTTCAACTGTAAACGTTTCTTCTATTGGTACATATAATTCTATAGGTAAAATATCTTCAAGAAATATTGCGTTGTCTTCAATAAGATTTCCACTTTCATCTCTGTTTCTAAACAAAGTTACTCGGTTACCCGGATATATTATTCTTGCATTTATTGTTTTGGATTCTTTTATTTCTGTGTCCTGATCTCCAAGCTTATTTCTTTCTGTTACTTTTAAAACTAGAGCATTTATTTCTACACCTTGTATTTTAATTTGATGGTCATTTAATCGTCTAAGAGTAGGAGCAATGGCTTTTGTATAATTATCAATAAAAGAGTTTGAACTCATAATTTCCTTTATTCTTCTTCTGCTTGAATTGCAGTTACATTAACATCATCGATTACAGGTAAATCAGTTGCATAGTCTTCTTCACTTTCCCAATTATCATAAGCACTTACAACTTCTAATTCAAAACTATCAACCATATTTACATTTGGATCAAGAACTAAGTCCATATATCTAACTGTAAAGGCATGACTAACAGCATTTATTTTATTTGATTCTAGCCAACTAATATCTGAATATTTGCTTATATCAGGTTTTTCAAATTCAACAAATATATTTAAGGGAGCTTTTTGTCTATTTATTTTTAAGTAATTATTTAATGATAATTTTATTTTTCTTTTGCTACGTTCTTTCTGGAATAATTTGCGAATGGTAAAAGTGTCCGAAATCCCCGAAACCCAACTTGTTGATTGAAATACAAGCATAGAAGGAATTATCTTAATTTTCATTTGATAAAGCTCATCTATTAGACCTTGATTAAACCCAAAGCTGGAATATTTATCATTGCTATCTTCATCAATATCATACCATCTGAAATTTGTAAAAGGTAGAATAGGATAAGATTTTCTGGTTGTTTGTACTCTTTTTCTAAAGGCTATATCATCAGAAGCATTAGGTAAAATTCTATAAAGCCCCGTTCCTTCTGATTGAGAGTTTATTTCTTTTTGATCTGCATATACAATACTATATAAATAGTTTGTTAGACACTCTACTATTGCATCAACAATCAGAGGATTATACTTATAGGTTGTCTTATTAAAATAATCTGGCATACCTTATTAGTATTAAAAATTACCTTTTATACTCTTTATAATTTATCAACCCATTCATTTCCGTAAGTAGAGTTCATAAAAGGATTTATATTTGTCCATTTTTCGTTTATAAGTTCCCAGCATTCAAAATGTAAATGCCTTCCCAAAGCCCATTCACCCGTATTACTTATTGAAGCTATGACTTGACCTTTTTTTACTTTATCCCCAACACTAACTTGAATATTATCAACATGTCTATATCTTACAAAAAAATATTTTGTTTCCCCATTTATTTTCATATTAAATTTTAATTCAACAGTATTTCCACCTTTAACATCAAAATAAGCTTTATGAATCTCTCCCTCATAAACAGCGTATACTTGAGCTTTTTCTGTATTATTAATATCACATGCAGTGTGTAATCCTTCAAATGGGTGGATACAACCAAATTCAAAATTTTTTGATGTTACATAACCTTTTAAAGCATCAATTGGATAAATAGTATTTGGTATCCTTAAAATGTAGTTTTTAAGCCCGTGAGGTTTTATTTTATTCTCATAAAAAAATAAAGACAATAAATCTTCGGGTAATGAATTAATTTCACTTGGATTATCAAAGGCGTTATCTATTGCTTTTTTATAATTATAATCAATAGAAGGAAAACTATTTTTAATATATTTATATAATATGTCTACTTTTTCCTTAACTAATGCAATTTCTACTTTTCTATTTTTAGTTTCATAGACTAATTTTTCTTTTGTATATTTTAATTCATAAAAATTTACTATATAGCTTGTAAACATTATAAAATAATGAAAAACAAAAAATATTGTAAAAAAAGCCCAGAATACTATAAAATATCTTGTTGGTTTTTCTATACTTTTTAAATACTCTATTATATTTGTATTTATCTTTTCATAAGTATCATTGATTATTTCTACTATTTTTTTATACTTTTCTAAAATAAAAGGTTTAGTATTATAAAAAATAAATTTAGATTTTGTTTTTATCTCTAAAATTATTTTTTTTGTATATTTTTTTACTAAATATTTTGTAATTTCCCATATTATTCTTAATAACATTATTCATCCTTAATATATTTTACATAAAATTGTCTGTAGCAATTCATAATTGCTGTTTATCTCACGAATACATTTATTACAATTTTCTTTTGTTGGTTCGAGATGATTTTCTCTTACAGTATATACTAAAATTTTTATTGTGTTAAGATAGATTCTTTCTTTTTCAGCATTATTTTCTGTCCAATCATATCCGTCTCTTCCACAACAATAGCGATGTATTAATATTTCTTCAGCCTGTATTTTGTTATCTTCTTTAAATAAATCTATATTATTATCTAGGCAATTATTATATCTAAGAAATATATTATATGTTTTATCATCTTCATTCAGAATACAAAACTTATTTTTCATAATAACGTTTCTACTTTTTATTATGTTCAAAATATCAGTTATACTTTATCCTTCATATTTTTTGGTAGTTTGAGTTTTATAATTTCAAGATTTATTTTTTTATAAGAAGAAACCCAAACAGGATATACTAACAAAGCTTGATTTTCTATATCAATATATACTTTTGCATATATGCTATAATTTCCTTTTTCAATTTTATCTTTAAGTTTTAAGTCATTTACTTCTAAATATATAATTTCTTGAATAGGAAAAATATTTTTATATAAAAAAACTGTATTCCATACATAAAGAGATTTTTCTTCAACATAAAAAATATCTATGATGGTAAGTTTTGTTTCAAAAGTTTCTATACTTTTTCTTGTATCATTTAGAATCTTATTACCGGAGATACAATTTGTTGAAACAAGTATCATAGAGTATAGCAAGATCAAAGCAATCAAAGATTTTTTCATATTTTATCCTTATTTTTATAAATTTTTCAAGCTCTCTTAATATTAGTAAAACTAATTTATATATTACAACAATTTAAAATTGAAAACTCTATAAGTTTCTCATTCCAGTAGTTATATTTGTTAATTTCAAACAAAATATCAAGTATTTTTTTAATTTTTTCAATTTTTGTGTTGATTGCTATGTTTTTTATGAAGGTATTTTGAGCTTTATTATAATAATTACTGTTTTGTTCCTGATTATTTCTTAAATTATCGATATTTATTTTAAATTTATAAACATCTAAAAACATTGATCTTACTTCTAGCAATAAACTTTCATTCCATTTCTCATTTAATAAGGTTGTTATATCATTACTTATAATCGCTGTTACAAGCTTTCCTATTGTTTCATTAGAATATATTTCAAGTATTTTTGATACTTCCTGTTCTGACCATGCTTCAGCATACACACATTGTTCGAGATAACTTACGGCTTTACGAATACTATGAGTACAGTTTTGAGCTATTGTAAAAAGTCCTCCGGTTGCGTTTTCAAGATCACAGAATTCAGCGGGGTATCTTACATGTTCTTTTTCAAGAATACTATAAAGGTGTTTAAAGAGGTCTTCCCATTCAACATCTTTTAGATAGTAAGTCTGTCCTCTGTCTTTTATTGCATCAGGAACTTTTGTTTTATCCATTGAAGTAATAATAAAATAAGCATTTGGGTTATTATTTTCAAATTGTTCAAGAGCATTTTTAGAAGCTTTATGAGCCATTTCCTGATATTCAGTAATTATATATACTTTGGGTTTTTTAGACCAAGTATAAATATTAGCATCATTTTCAAGGTCTCGCATATCATCAACTGTTAGATTGCTTGCATTTTTATTTTTTACTGTATGGCTAAATCTTTCTTCTAAAACATCTTTACATGAACTACAAGATAAGCAAGGATAACCTGTTATGGTATCTGGTTTATCACAGGTAACAGCCATTGCAATTATACGAGCAATACTATCTTTCCCCGAATTTCCAGTTATAAATATTTTATTTTCTCGCCTTAATACAAGCATACCACTATTTACAGTAAAACAATATTCATATCCGTCTGTCGTTTTATATTCATTAAATTTAATTTTATTTCTGTTATTACATAATGAGACTAAAATATTTTTACTAATTGATAAATTATAATAGTTTGATTTTCTTATATATATTTTATTATTAACTTTGTGTTCTTGTCCCTTTCTTTTATCCATAGATATAGTAACACGAAATCCACAAGCAGAAAAAGCAAACTGTATAAAATCTGTGGTTTCTTTGTCTGTTGTGCAAAAACTACGACTAATTACATTTTTTCTTTGTTGTTCATGCCCGTCCCATTGTAAAATGTTATCACAAATTATTTGTAATTGGTGCTGATTACAGTCGTACCAGTATTTATCAAATTTTTTTGTTATAATTGAAGCTCTTAAATAAAATCTTGTATATCCGGGCATACTTTTAAATGTTTTTTCTCTATATTCATAATTCATTTCATTTAGTAGTTTTCTCAAAGCTTCTTTTTTTCTGTCTTTTTTTAAATTAAAATAGCATATATTTGAGTTTTTCGTAAAAGCAGAATCACAAATAACAGCACACATCAGTTTTATTTCATTATCAGTTAAATTTATACCTTTACCATTATATTTAAAAGTAGTAATAAACCTGCCATGAAAACCGCTTGCATTCTTTTCATGTTCTTCTTTTATATCTTTAAGAGTTTTTGAAAGTAATTTATCAGTTGAATTAATATAAAATACATTGTGGCTTTCACTTAAACACTGATCTAATCTAACATTTTTAAAATGCCATAAATAATCACATTTATTTTTTATATAATTTATTGGTTTAATTAATGTTGTAGACCCATCTTTATTATATTGTAATACTAAATCATTTTCATTGTATTCTGAAATTTTTTTCCAACCATAGCCATTAAAGAATTCAGTATCTGCGTCAACACAGCCCGACCCCCCTAACAATCCTATCGTTTGAGGTATATTTTTTTCTGCAAATCTTTTTTTAAATGTTTTAACAACATGTTGTTGACCAACTATTTCATCGAGAGTTGGGGGGCGATATTTTTTATACCATTCCATAATGTTTAATTATCCTTGATATTGTTAATATAGGTAAAAATATCATGCTATTACTTCGATGTCAAGAAGAATTTTTTATTTTCTTATTTTTGAATCAATAAATATTATAAAGTAAAAGATGTGAATAATGATATAAATATAGTATCAAATTTCATAGACAATTATTCTTGCCTATCTTATTTGTAAACGCTTCATAGAATATGCCCTTTGGATCATAAATGATTTTCTTTGGTCTTATTTCTTCTCCACGTTTGTACTCGGAATACTCTTCCGATAAATTATTTTCAAAAAGAAAATTATTTTTTAGATTAAAACTTGCATTTAAATCTCTATCAATTTCTAATCCGCAATCACACTTATAAATTCTATCAGATAGTTTTAAGTCTTTTTTAATTTGTCCACATTTTGAGCAAAGTTTTGAAGACGGAAAAAATCTATTAACTTTGTGAATAGTTGTTCCATATTCTTTTGCTTTTTGTTCAAGCTTCATTAAAAAAGAATACCAATTAGAATTTTGAATTGATTTTGCAAGTTTTTTATTTTTTATCATTCCACTAATATTTAAATTTTCTAAACTTATAACTTGATTTTCGTTACAAAGTTTATTTGCTAAATGCCAATGGAAATGATTAATAAAATTTGTTCTATATTCAAATAATTTTGCTAATTTTAATCTACATTTTTCCTGTCTTTTTGAATTTTCAATTTTATTTTTTTTATTTGTTGAAAATTTTCTTGATAAGTGTTTTTGTTGTTTTTTAATTTTATTTTCTATAACTTTTAATTCATTTTTTATTCCTGTAATTTGTTCTTCATTACTACAAGTAACAAATTCTTTTAATCCAAAATCAATTCCTAAAATATTATTTGATTTTCTTATTTTTATAGAATTTTTTTCCAATTCTACTAAAATTGAAGCAAAAAACTTTCCTGTTTTTGTGTATTCAATAGTTACTGATTTCATTTTTCCTTTAAAATTTTTATCTAATCCTTTAAATTTTATCCATCCTAGTTTTAAGAGTTTTAATTTGTTTTTTTCTAAATCTATTTCTATTGATTTTTCTCCTACTTGTGGTTCTCTGTAACTATTTTTACTTTTCTTTTTAGATTTAAATTTAGGAAAACCAACATTCTTATTTTTCTTTTTCAAATTCTTAAAAAAATTCTGATAAGCAGTATCTAAATTTCCTCTTGCTTGTTGTAAAGCTCTTGAAGAGCCTAACTTTAAAAATTCAAATTCTTCTTTATATTCTTTTTCAGTTTTATATTTATATTTTTTTAATTCTTCTTTATTTTCTTTTAATTTTTTATAAACTTGTATTTTTTCATTTAATATTTGATTATATAAAAATCTACAGTTTCCAATTGTTTGTAAAATTGTTTTTTGTTGAGTTTTATTTGGATATAATCTTACTTTAAATGTTTTATTATACATTTATTTCCTTAAATTAAGTATATAATATACTTATTATTAGTATATTATATTTTAATATAATCTATAAATTTAATGTGTTAATATTTTTGTGTGTTTTTTATATATAAAGTTCGGGTGTTTTTGTGCAAACTCCATAAAAGTTTTTAATTTTATCTTTAGGATAAGTTGTATTTTTAAAGCTGTGAAGTTCAGGGGATGCTACTATTATTTTATATTGATCTGATAAATAAACATAGTTTAAATGATTAAATTGCTTCCAGTTGAAATAGTCCAACCAAATGTATTTTGCTTTATCAAATAGTTTGTTCTCATATTCTGATAATCTAAATGCTGTAAATTCAGGGCAAATTTCAAGATAATCGGTTATAAGATCAGGTACAGCCATATCAAAAAAGTAAAACTCTTTTATAGTTTTCATGTAATATCTTTTTAATAATTTGATGAGAGGTTTACATAACCCTGATTGCTTAATATTTATTGCAAGTCTATGACCATTACAAGCTTTGAGATAATCTTCAAAATAACAAGTATGAGCATTATGATTATGCCCTAAGATGAGTTCGCCCTTGCCCGAAGCTTTTATGTCAATTTCGACTTCTTTATATTTTTTTAAATCTTCTATATCATTACAACGATGTTTAAAGGTTATCATTTTTATTCCTCAATATACTTATCATTTATACAACTTGGTATTTTTAAAACTACCGTTATAACATTATTAGATAAAGCTTTAAAGTTAGTAGCTTCATTTCTACCAATAATTATTATATCACCTTTTGTATAAATATTATCATTCATTTGTACTTTACCTTGAGCTATGATTGTATATTCAATAGATTTTTTGTGGTGGTGCTTTTTATCATAATCATTCTTTTTATAATATTTTATTGCTAATTCAAAATTTTCTGTTTTAATTAATGAAGGGAAAAAGCTCCCACAAATCCATCCGAGCTTAAAATTTTTTAATTTATATACTTGCATTTTATATTAAATCTTCTTTTTTAGCATTACATCCAACATCACATAACCAGTAAGCATAACTATCTTTACTTACAGCATTTGGGATAGAATCATAAATAACTTTGTACCATTTTTCACCATATTTTTCTATTAAACCTTTTAGCATATTTTCTCGACTCACATCAAATTGATTTGCTAAGGTTTTAAAACTACTATCTTTCCCTGTTTTTGTTGTAGTTCCAGCATCATGTTTTACTCCAACCTCATTACTTACATAAATTTTTAAATTGTTATCATAAAGTGTTTTTGTAAGACTGTAGTCAATCCCCCATCCATAGTAAAACCTTGAATCCAGTAAATCTAAATCTATTGCCTTTCTTGAAAGTAAAGGACATACTATTTCACAAAAACTTTCAGCACGAGCTTTTTTTCCATCAAGTTTTTTATGCAAATAAGGGCTAGGTGAATTTTCTATGAAGGGGTGAATCTCTCCACAATCAGAATTGTTATTCATAAACTTAACCATAGGACTTAGTGTGTCAATATCGTAATGCAGTGTATCATTGACGCAAATCCAAAAATTGTTATAATGTATATTAAATATTTTCTCTCGTTGCTTCATGTAAAAAATACCCAAATTAAAACCATTAGTCATACGAATTCCATCAGGAGCTATAAGAGCAGGATAATCAGTTACTATTTCGTTTGGTTTACTTCCGGTCTCTACAACAAGTAAGTCATACTCTGTTTTAGTATATTTTTGTATTTGATTACAGAGTTTAGTTGTAATAGCTTTGTTGTTATGGCTAACAATTATTATTGCGGTTTTGTTTATCATTTTGTTATATAGTTTTTAATTTTTTGTTGTATTTTATAAGTCCATTGACTAAATGCTATTTTATTAAATCTAATTTTAATTTTATTAATTTGTTTTTCAATAATTATTTGTAAACCACAAATCATAACCCATTTTTTATTTAGACTGTTAATGTAGCAGAAAGGAGATAACATGCTTCCATATACTTGTTTTTTCATTTATTTTTTATCCTTTATTATTCTATTTTTTCTTTTTTCCATTTTTTCTATAAATATTTTCAGGTCTTCGGGAGTTCCTAACCCGTTAGCACACTGTGTTGGGATAGGGTAGTTTAATACCTTCATACATAATTGATTTATTCCTATATTAAAAACAGGAGCAACATAATATTCTCCATTACTCATAAGACCTTTATTAATAATTTCATCTGCACAAAAAATAAAATCAGAACTTTTTTTAAAATAATAAGCACCAATAGTAGCAAATTCACTAATTACTTGTTTTTCTTTTACTTGGTTTATCCATCCTTCTCCATTAACTAATACGTAACTCCATTTTGGGTTTTGAGAAGCAAAAGTTATAATACAAGCATCAGCATTATTATCTTCTATGGTTTGAATAAAATGTGTTGAATTCCATTCAATATATTGATCGCTATTAATAATAAAAATTTCTTTGTCATTAAATTCTTCTATGATCTTTCTTCCCTTCAAGCAAGTACATAATGCACCTGCTGTTAGAGTATCAATTTCAATTATATTACAAGCAACATTAAATTTATTACAAGTATTAGTTAAATATTGATTTAAACCATATTGTTCATTATGTTCTTTCTGTACTATAAAAACAAAAGTTAGTTTTCTATCAGGAATTATCATATTTTCAATAACCCAACCAATCATTGGTTTATCTATTACATCAATTAAAGGTTTAGGCTTTTCATAATTACATTTTTTAAATCTTGAACCTGCTCCGGCGCACGGGATTATGACCAACATTTCTTTCATATTTTTATTTTACCTTTTTATTTGCAATTTTTTTAGTTTTCTTTTTTACTGTTTTTTTCTTAGGGGGAAAGTCATCATAAGGAAATATGTCATAACCTAAAACAACAACCCAAAAACTTTTAAACTTTTTTAAACTAAAAATAGTATAATCTGTTTCTTCAAGTTTATTGTATAAATGAATATATTCTTTATTGCTCTTGAACTTGACATAACACATTTGAATAAAAGAATCATCGTCAATGAATTGCTCAAAGGCTTGAACTTCATCAACAATATCTGATACATAATTTAATAAGTTTCCCTGCGACACTATCATAACTAATAAATTTTCCTTTTCAATTATAAAGTATTGATGTTATTTTATAATCAAATCGTTTCTATGTCAAGCTAATTTTTATAACTTTTGTATTTTTTTAACACTTCAATTATTTTATTTTTATCATAAGTTTCAGCTACATCTCTAAATTCATCTATCATATTTTTTAATTCTACATAATTTAAACATTTAAAATTGTGATCGCTTTCTTTTAAATACAAAAGTCTATCAAATTTAGTTTTTCCAAGATTACTTTTTTTAAGGGTCAATTCTTCTTCAAGTTTTTCACCTTCTGTTATTCCTATAGTATTTACGGGATAAGTATAACTATCATAGCCATAAAGTTTTAAAAGTTTTTTTATTATGTCAAGTATTTTAATTTGTTTACCCATATCCAGTATAAATATTTCACCTTTATCTAAAGTCAAAGATTTTATGACAAGTTTACTTGCTTCACTTATAGACATAAAAAATCTTTTCATATCAGGATGAGTAATTGTGATAGGCTCATTATTTTCTATTTGGTGCTTAAACAGAGGTATAGCCGATCCCCTGCTTCCGATAACATTTCCAAATCTAACAATAGAAAACTTTGTTATATCTTGATTATTGTTTAATGAAAGCATTATTTTTTCAACAATATTTTTTGTAGCCCCCATTATAGATGTTGGATTTACACTTTTATCTGTGCTTATACTTAAAAAATGTTTTACTTTATTTTCGATAGCCACTAATGCACAATTGTAAGAACCAATAATATTCGTCTTTAAAGTTTCATCAGGAAATTTCTCGGCGAAGAAAACGTGCTTTAGGGCAGACGCATGAATGCAAATATCCGGTTTATATTTATTCACAACATATCTTAATTTTTCTATATCTCGAATATCACCGATTATATAATCAATAATGTGTTTATGATCTACTTTCTGAATAGTATTATAACAGCTAAACTCTCCATGAGTGAAAGATACTATTTTTTTAACAGGTAATTGTAAAAGTTGAATGAGAATTTCTGAACCTATCGAACCGGATGCCCCGGTAATAAAAATAGTTTTGTCCTTGTAAAAATCAGATATGAGTTCAGGCTCTAGCTTTATTTCAGGTCTACCAAGAAGATCACTTTGATTACATAAAAAAGTTTCTTGATTTTTGTATTCTTTTGTGGTAATATCAGACACAATCTTTTTCCTTTTAGCAATTTTTATTTTTTTGTAAGAAATTTTATCGTAAGTTACTTTTATTAGTAATTAAAAAAGGAAATTATTAAAATGTTGACTTATTTTGTAATTGTAAATAAATTGTAAATTATTAAAATATATTCAAATTATACTTGACTTATTTATTTTATTTTGGTATTATACTATAGTAGATTAAAAAAGCTAAAGGTAGAGAAACGAACGGCGTGAAATGAGAGCCCGGCAATGTGGGTAGCGCAGAAATTCTCATTAAGTCCTACTTTTAGTTTTGATTTATTATGAATACAACTAATTAAGGATAAAAACTGTGAAAAAAATAGTTATATGTAACAACTGCAAAAAAATATGGATAATGCCTATTAAGAAATGTGATTGTGGATCAATTGCTTTGACTGAAACTCATTCTAGTAATGAACAATTTGCAGAAAACAAAAAAATAAATTACAAACTTGAATGTTTAAAAATACACCCTAAACTAAAAGCATCAAAAGTTAATGGAACAGCATTTTATCATATTATTACTGGTAATCAGATGTGTCATACTACTTATTCTGGTTTTTGTGATACTATAACTGAAGCTTGGAAAAATTGCTATTTAAAATTAAAAGGATAAAATTATGAACTTTGAAGATTTTAAAAATGATCCGCAAAAACTACTAAATAATTTTGTGCTGTTTGAACAAGGTATGTCTTATGATTCTAATACTTACAAAGCTATAAAAAAAATTGAAAAAATAACTAAAACAGGATTTAGAATAAGTAATTATTCTGGTTTATTTGATATACATGATGGATATTTAAAAGGAAGAAGTATAGGAGTTATAACTAATTGTAAACTTTTAACTGAAGAAGAAGTAATAAAATTAAAAGTTGAATGGACACTGAAAAAAGATATAAAAACTAAAAAGACAGAGATCGAAAATCAAATTAAAAATTTAAATGATATTGAGAAAATAAATAAGATATTAGACATATTAAAAGGATAAATTATGAGTGAAGATAAATTTAAAATATCTGTTCCGGTTTCTTTAGGTAGTCATACAAAAGATACATATATTACTGTTACAATGGGAGCAGTATATAATGATAGGCAAATTGATTTTAAGACAGTATTAAAAGATGAAGTCTATAATACACTTATTGATAATGGTTATATACCCGGATATGAAAGTAAAGACGTTGGTGCTTATGGTTCTGGTTTTTCAAAAACTATCAAAGCACCCACTTTGGAATCATTAGTAACTCGCATAAAAATTATTTACAGTCATTATGAAATAGTTAAAAAAATTAGTGAAACTCCTAAGAATAAAATATTATGTATTTCTTTTAGTTCTAAAAGCGGAGAAGCTTCTTCTAGCTGGAACGGGGTAAAAAAAGGTTTTATAACAAATATCGAGTTTAAATATTTTGTTGGATATAAAAGTGTTGTTAATTATAAAGATTATCATGGAGAAGATAAATCTCAAATAACTTATTATAATGATAACTGTGAAATATTTAATTTAAATTATGATAAGATTGATCGTGAATACAAAATAATAGAATGGACTCAGGAAAGAGAAAACTTTATTGTCAAATTAGCTGAATCTTTTGAGACATTGGAAAATAATCTTTCAGAGTTTTTAAAAGATATTTCACAGGAAAAATTTGATAACATAATAAATCAAATGTCTTCAATTAAATTTTTGGAGGATAATAATGGAAAATAAATTTGATTCAGAAAACACTTATTGGAACGGAAAAGGAAAATATGAAATTCTGTTAAAAAAATTAAGTCCTTTATTACCTAGAGAAGGTTTTACTGAAAACGCCTATTTAAATTTGCTAATCCTTACAAAAAATATTTATTATGATATTTATAATAATGGAGGATGCAACTTAGATAGCAAATATTATAAAGAAAAAATAAATGAATATGTAATGCCCTTTGCAAAAGAAACAGGTTTTAAAAAATATTTAATAAAAAAGACAAAAGATTATAATTATGAAATGTTAGAAGAATTTGTAGATAAAGTAATTTTATTTGCTTATTCACATAATGTTGATTTTTATGGTTTTCCTTTAGGTAAAAACTTAGAGGATTTTTATGCTGTTGTAGAAGGTTTAAAATTTGAAGGACAGGAATCCAGAGCACAGGCTGTCATATATTTAATTGAACGTTGTAAATTAGCTGAAGAAAAAATATTAAAATAAAGGGATAACAAAATGGATAGTGATACAATTAAAAAAGGAACTCTCTTACGCTATAGTAATCATAGTGGGTATCATGTTATAGAATATGACCATGAAGAAATTGATGGAAATAGTAGCACGATGTATGGATATTGGGATGGAGGAAATGTTCTTATAAAAAAAGAAATGTTCAGGTTTGAAGGTGTTTTACAATCAGGCTGGGAAATAATAAAATAGAGAGGTAAGCATGAATCTTTTTTTAAAAATATGGAGCATTATAAGCATAATCATTTCCATACCAGTATGTTTATTTTTTGGTTATATACTCTTAGTTGTAATGGAGGTTATATAATGTTAGATCAGCTTTTAAAAGAAATAAATGATTTAAAAGAAGCTAAAAATTTGCTGGATAGAATACTAACTTATTATGATATTTATGGACAGCAGATAGACAACGAAAGATTATTTAAAGATGATTTATTAAATAAAGATTTAAGGTTATATGAAAAGTTTGATGATAGCGAATGAAACAATAAAAAAGAGGTTATAATATGTCAGAACAATTTTTAAAAGACAGAAAAACAATTTGGGAGCAAATCGTTGAGAAGAAAGAAAAATTTATTGGGAAAATTTTAGTTGATACAGATTTTAACGTTATTTGTGAAACCAAAATTAAAGATATAACTTTAACACCTAATGGGGATAGCTACTTTTTTGCAGTAAAAGGCGAAAACTTTAATTGTGGCTTTGATATAAAAGTAGGGGGAGTTAGCTCTAGTAAAAAAGAAAACGAGATATTGCGATTCTCTACTCTTTATTCAGGTGATTTTTATATTAAATAAAAAATAAATTTAGCTGTTGTTGAAATCTTCTAATTCGCCGAGATCGCAAATACCATACTCAGTATATCCAATTTCTTCTTCCAGTCTAAAAGCTTCTTTTAGTGCGGATTTTTTTGTTTTGAAAATTTTAGAATCTTTGAAATAACTTTTTATTACTTTTTTCCGTGCTTTAGTATTTGGTTTATGATAAAAAATATTGTCAATAGCTTGATCGTGAATTACTCTATAACCATCTGAAAACTTTGCTAAATATATGCCGTTGTCGGAACTCATTGGGGGTTATGCCTTTTTATATTTGTAAGGATTCCCTAAATCTTTTTTCATTTCTTCTATGTGGCACAATAATTCATTAAAGGGCATAGTACAAGTTGCATTCATTATTTCTGAGTTCTTCTTATAAAGAGGGTCTATTCTTATAGCCTCTAAATTTACACGTTCATGAAATAAATGATATATGTTGTGATTTAATCTTGGATTCCAATCCCTCTTCTGAGATTCTAACACCCTGCTAATTCTATAGTAATACTCGTCATCTTCACACCCCCAGCCTCTCATTTTTTCATCCATACCACCAATTGATAAATGAAAATTTCTTTTAACAAAGTAACAGCCTCCGACTTTATTAATTTGGCTTGAAGGTCTACCATACCTGCATACTTGATTAGGAAAATCTAACTGTCCGGTCTTTTTCCAGATTTTAGTTTGTTCTGGGTTAAGATCAATAAAATTTTCGTAGCACCATAAAACTTCATAAGGAAAATTAAATTTATCTTTTCCTGATATAAGAGTTTGTAAAGATTTTAAAATGGTTTCTTTCTTTAAAATTATATCATTATCAGAACACAAGCATATATCCGCATGACTTAAATTAACACCAACATTCATACCCCACGATCTGTTGAATTCTTTATCACTATAACAAAATTGAGTTATGAAAGGTATTGAAAGTTTTACTTGCTGTTGAAGTTTATCAATACGAGTGTGAGTATCCTGCTCGATTATCCAAATATCAAACTTTAGATTAGGCTGAACTCTCATTATTTCATTAAAAGTTCTGTCATAATATTTTAGTTGATAAAATAGATTTTCTTTTCTTTCTTCTGAATTTTGTCTATGACATATTACAAGACTTATGTTTATCATAATTTTTTATTTCCCTTATAATTTTTGTTTTTATATTGTATAATATATAATATATTATATATTTTTTTGGTAGTAAGTGGTGTATATTATATTTTTTTATTAATTCATAGTTTATTTTATTCTTTTTTTCATTATTTTTTACTGCACATAAAGGTCTTAAATTTTTTAAATTCCAACATTTTTTAAAATTTAATGAATTATAATTTTTTATTTTATAACATGATACGGGTATTATGTGGTCAATGTTCCATTTCTTATTTTTATAATCTCTTATTTGTTTACCATAATTATTCCAATTCATCCAGTCTTCAAATTGGGATTCTAAATGTTGTTTTAGATCATTAAATGTATATTTTAGTATATGCTCACTTTTTTTATTGTTTTTATTTTTTTTCAACGATTTATAAATATAAGATGATATATTACTATGTAATTTTAAATAAGGTTTTTCTTCTAATCTTTTTTTTATTCTTTTTACGTGTTTTTCTAATTTTTGTTTATGTTTAGAAATATTGTTTTTAGTATTATAGTAATATTTTTTATCATTTATTTTTTGTTTCTCTTTATTTTTAATTTTTTTTCTTCTTTTTTTATTTTTCTCCATATTATTATATTTATTATAATATTCTAATCTTTTTTTGTGATTTTTAGAATTTGCTGTATAATTTAACCATGATTTTTGTAACTTTTTATAATTTTCTAGCATACTATAATATTTTTTTCTTTGTATTTTTATACATTCTTTACATTGTGGTCTATATTTTTTAGTATCTTTTTTAAATTCAAAGTTTTTTATATTTTTTTTCTTATTACATACAACACAAATTTTTTTCAACTTTTATTCCCCGTAAATTCATCCCAATTATTCATTACAGGATCGCGCTGTAAGTATATAGGTAAATCAGATTTATTTATCTTAACAAGCGATTTCCAGCATTGTGATGCGCCTTGCGAGGGGTGTAAATTTCTCATTGTTGAAATAGTATTTGAGTTTATTTTAAAAAATACTTCATTTAACCAATTTTTTGTAGAAGGACACCCGTCGGCTACAGGAATTGCAAGCGATTTACGTCTTATACTATCATCGTTAGCTCTTACATAGCACATGTGGTGATATTTTACATCTTCAAAATGTTTTCGGTCAGTTACTCTGTTTACTCTAACTCCTGTTATTTCTTTTACTTTTTTTGGGTTTAAAGCAAATACTGGACTACAAGGTTCTGTTGGTTCAACTCTAAAAAAAACACTTGAAACATAGGTGAACATTTTACAACTATAACTTGTATGACTTAAATTATCATCTTTTATATGTTGTATTGCTCTCTGTAAGTTCTCATCATCAAATATTTCATCCGTATCTAAAACTAATATTAAATCTGCTTCTGGATAATGTCTTTTAGCAAAATCTACCGCATAGGTATAATGGTCTAATTGATTGTCCCAAGCTCCGGTTATATTAACTATTTTATCAGCGTGGTCATTTACTTTTTTCCATTCACTCATTATAGGTAAACAGGTATTGCCTATACTATCACTTTGACCTTTCCATGATACCATAGAATGAAAAAATAGCATTTTATAACAAGTATTATAAATACTATCTGCCATTGCCTTTACAAAATCTTCACCCTGATATGTTGGCGAAATACTTATTATTTTCAAATCATTATTATTTGTCATACTTTTATTTAATTCTCCTTAAACTTTTTTATAAAAATAAGAAATGAAACCATAAAATAGATTACACATAATATTAGTAGTGGAGATAATAAAATCAAAATTATTATTTCAAGAACTTTCTTTATCATTTAAATTTTTCTATTTCTTTTTCTAAATCGAATATTTTATCTTTTAAATCTTCAATATTTTCTTCTAATTCTTCTATTTTGTTTTCTTTATCTTCAAAACAACTCTCACAATATACTACATCATTAGTTATATCGATAGGTAAATGACAATCATTACAGTTTATATAATCTTCTAAAATTTGTTTTATTACATTTTCGTTTACAGCTTCAATTTTACAACTGGCTAAACTTACATTGTCTTCAGTATCAATCTCTATTCTGCTAAAGCTAGTATTTGGAAGATTAGTTATAGTAAAATCAGATTTTAGTATATCAATTCTAAATTTCATAATATCGTTTTTCCTCTTCTTCCAGATATTTTTTTAAAAAATCATATAATATTTTTGTAACAGAAGAGGGCATACTTATTGTGGTTGGATCGCCTAAACTTGTAGCAGTTATTTTTAATTCTTGATTAAGTTTTAATTCAATTGTTCCAAATCCTACAACTACAATTGGTTTTATTCCTTCTTCTACTTCTTGTATCATTTTTTCAATTTTTAACATTTTTTTCTCCTTCAAATTTTTGTATATGAGTATTCAGGTAATAAGCCTAAATAAACTTCTGGTCTTTCATCAATAGTTCTGTTTACAGTTTTAAGCCATACCCAACCCGTATTAGTTTTAACGGGTTTCCATGCAAACCACTTATCTTTTATTATATAATCCTTATTGTTTTTCATTTTATAACCTTTTTATTATATTAATTTATTTTTACTCAAAAAAGTATCTCTTTCGTATTTGGTATCAAATTCAAGTTTAAAATTACTCATGTACTTATTATGAGTATCAATGTTTAATTCAATTTTAACAAACTCTGAATTTAATAATTCTGTTATACTAAAATCTTTTTTTGTAATTTCTGCTGTTATTTTCATAATTTTTCTTTCAACTCTTTTATTAATTTTTCTAATTTTGCATTTCTTTGATAATTTTTAAGTAAAAGATAGCAATAATAAAAACTCAATATACTCATAAACCCTGCCGGAAAGTTTTTTGCTGAAAAGTAATAAATACTAAATCCTACTAAAAGTGCTAAAGTAATTATAAATGATGCTACATTAATGTTAAATACAAAGCTTCTTTTCATTTTTTTTACCTCTATACTCTTATGTTGTTAAACTGATAATAATAACTTAAAACTTTCTCATCATAAGGTTTTATGTTTTTTACTCTATACATTACAGTTTTGAATTGTTCTATTTCACTTGATGAATTACAATTTTTTAAAATATTATGTCTTCCGGCATTATAAGCTAAGATTGTTTTTTTAAGATCACCATTAAAATAGGTATTCCACTTATTAACATATTTATACCACATTTTAGCTACATATAAAATATCTTTTTCACTACCTTTTTTGTAATTATGCTCATCCTGCGTTACTTCCTGCCATGTCCCCTGCATAAACTGAACTGCTGTTATTTCTCCACTTGATCCAATACTGTTATTATCAAAACCAGTTTCTACAAGGGCAGTTGCTATGAAAAGATTTGAGGACAGATGAGGGTATTTTTTTTCTAAATCATAAAGCAAATTAGAAAGTGTAATTTTTTGTTCGTTGTTTATATTTATGTTATACTTATTTAATATTGCTAAAGTTTTTTTAACATAATTATTTTTTTTAATTTGTTCTATTACTCTAAAATATTCATTTTTAAATTCATTATCCCTATCTCGATATTGTACGGAAGAACATAAAACAAACAGCAACACTATCGAAATAACTAATACAGTAAAATTCTTTTTTTTATTCATAATCTTTCTCCTATCAAAAAATATTTAAACAAAATAATATAATTTTACTGTTTTGTCAAGTTACTTTTTGAAATAATTTCATTTATTTTACATTTGAGTTTATCCGAGAATTCAGCTTTGTATTTTTCAATTCTATCTTTATTTTGTTCTAAAATAGTACAATCCGGTTTTACAAAAACACCAACCCTTTTAAAAAGTTTTATTCTGGGGGTTACCGGAATATTTTTATAAGTCCATGTAAAACAAACAGGTACATTATTACTAAGGCAAGCTATTGCTGTATGAACTCTATTTGTAATTACAAAACTAGCATTCTGATATAACTGATATAAACTATACCAATGACTTAAAAATAAATAATGATCTTTAAACTTCGGTATGTTATGTTTTGTGGTTGAAGTATTTTCTATTATGTATACATATTTATAATGTTTTTTTAAATCATTTAAAGTATTTTTTATTTTAGGTATATTATCTTGTAAGCTATCAATATTAATTACTGCGTATCTTTTTTTATTATTCAATTTTTTATGAATATCACTAAGATAAAAAGCACAATCAATTCCTCTAAAGACATTATTATTTGATCTGTCAAAAGCTTTATATGTCTCATCATCCCTTATAAAAAAATAATTATTTGATACTTTTTCCATTTCTTTGCAGTAACTTATTTCTATTTCATCATAATTAAACATACCTAAACCAAGCCATATCTTAATTGGTTTCAGGCTTAATATATTTCTTATTGCTTGTATCGCATATTCAGAAATTAAAGAACCACATGCTATAAATATTATATCATAGCTATTAAGTTCTTTCTGAAAAGGTTTTATAAAACTTTTATTATCTTGATTAACAGTTTCAAGAGCTTCAAATAAATCTATGTGTTCGTTTGGAAATATTTGTTTTATTAGATATTCTGCGCCGATGTTAATAAATTCATTTCCGGCATTTAAAGAAGTCGGACAGGTCAATAAGGCTATTCTCATTATTCATTGCTCTTTAATTTTATTAGTTTAAATACTTTGTTTTCCATTATTCGTATTACACGGTGAACTTCTGTATCTACTTCTCTTTTTGATATTTTTTTAGTTGTGTTACTTGAGAAATCTCTTAGTTTAGCTAGTAACAATTCTAGCACTTCGTGAAATGATGCTTTGTATATTTCTTCTTTTGTTGTAGTTTTATCTTCTATCCAATCCTTACCCCATGAAAAAATAACGTTTTGAGCTCCATTCATTTCATGCCAGCGAGTAGAAGCTATAGTGCCTTTTTCATCATCTTCTTCAAAATAGATTTCCCATTCGTGTAAGCTGAAGAAGTCAATGTATTTTGTTATGCTATCTTTAAATAATTTTACTTTTACAGCTTTTGTCATAAATATTTTATCTATAATTTCTTTTTATTTCTTCACATAGTTTATTAAAATTTATACTATCCCAATCTTTCTTGCAATCGCTAAAACTGTATCCTACTTCTTTAACTGCTTCTTGTACCCAAGCTTCTTTTTCTCTACATGTTTCACTAATAGTTCCGCTATGATCTCTGTAATAAAACATAGCATTAGGATTATTTACAATTTTTCCGGTTTTACAAATAAAAGCGTACAAAATTCCTTCAAAATAATACGACCAACTATTTTTATATTGATCTAAACCACTATTTAAAATAGCTTTTCTATTTAATAAAAATCCACCCATATACATAGGGTGTTGACCAATAAATTGCTTAAAGTTTAAATTGCCATCATTTACTTTTCTTACATTACCATGATTATTATTATAATTACTACAAAAACAAGCATTAGCATTAAATGATTTTATAGTTTGTAATTGAAAAGCACAACTTCTTCTATCTATGTAGTCATCATAAGAATTCCATTTCAAGTATTCACAATCACTTTCTTTCCAGCATTCCCATATTTTTTTCCATATACCGCCCGGTCTAAAATAGCTGTGTTTTGGAAAAGTTACAATTTTATGTGCATATTGTTTTACTATTTCTAGTCTGTCTGGTTGTAGGTTTTCATCTACAGCACAAGTTATTTTAACAGGAATTGTTTGTTCTTTTAATAAGCTTAGACTGAATTTTAAATAATCAATGTTTGGATTTTCCCAATTTTTACCGGATACACCGAGAGGCATTACTACTTCTATTTGAAAATTATTGTTGTTCAAAATATTATACTCCTGTTGGTGCTGTAAACACTTTAAAAATATTATTATCAGTTTTTTCCCTACACTTAGTATTTATTGCAAAAATTACTAATTGTATTTTTGCTTTAGAAACTCTGCTTTGAAATTTTAATACTGATAAATCAATTGTTTTCCATCTTAGCCAGTTAAAAAATCCCTTTTTTAAAATGTGTTCAATATCTTTTAAATCTTTAGTGGATAAGTGAGCATAATATATTGGTTTTAAGAAGGGTTGTTTATCTGTAATTATTTTAGTAAAATCATAAACTGTTAATTTTTTATTAGTTTTTTTATTTAACCAATCATCATAAGGAAAAGCCCATATACATATTTTATCACTAATCCATTTGTTATTTTTCATTATTACCCCGTTTTAGATAATCAATACTTTTTGCTTCCATAAATAATATATCATTTTTTGTGAAAACACTACCCGAAGCTTTAATTGAAATAGAAGGTTTTAAATATTTAAGACAAGTATCAGCTAGGGTATTATAAGTTTTTATTATCATTTCATTGATAGGTTTCTTATTGTATTTTAGATTGTCTGCTTTTATTATAAGATGAGTTTCTTTTTGATCTGGATTTATATCATTTTTTACATTTATAATTTTTAATACTTTACCTTTTACTGTCATAACTTTTTTTTACCTTTTTAAAATAAGTAAAAGACAGAGTGATTTACATTTTAGACAAAAAGCTTGAAACAATGTGTACTGGCAACCATGTTTCCTTTATATTTACCCAAATTTAAAATAGTTAGCCACTTCAAGTAAAACTATATCCTTTTGTAATAAATCTACAAGTTACATATACTATTTATTTTAGCAACTATTTTTCTCTGCCTTCTACAAGTGAATTATAATGTATCAAAATTAAACTTATAAGTCAAATAAAATTTTTAATTATATAATATTTTTACAATTATATTACATAAAGAAGTTTTTTAATTTAGTAATCATAATATTCCCGACTTCTTTTTTTATTTCATTCCCATTATCATCTATTTTTAATAATGTAGGAACACTCATAATAGAATATTTTTCAATTAAATTAAAATTAGTTTCATCTGCTATATTTATGTTTTCTATATTTTGTGATAAGTCTAATTCATTTAGATGTTTATTAAGCTGTTTACAAGGTATGCAAGTATCAGAATAAAATTTATATATTTTCATAATTTTTTTCCTTTTTATATAATTATAATTAACCACACAAACTATAAAAACAAGTAGGACATTTCATACACGATTCACTAAAAACTAATTTTTCACCACATTCAGGACAAATTACTGATGATTTTTCCCCTACTTTGATATATTTTAAAAGAGCTTTTGCAATACTTTTTTCTAGTGATAAAATTGAGCCTTGTGCTTTCTGTAATTGTTCAACTATAAATTTTAGATCAATCTCATGTCTTAATGCTAACGATATTAATCTAGTCAACCCTTCATTTGTAGGATTATCATAATATTTATTAATATCTTCTATTACAATTTTACCATCAATTTCAACTTGATATATTTTTTTACTTTTCTTTATTAAGAAACATTCTTCAACATTGTCTTCAATATGAACTCCATTTTCTTTTCCAGCAAAAATCTCAAAAGGTTTATTATCAACCAATCCTAAAAATATATTCCAGCGTTCGCCTTTAAAATTAATTTTATAAATTTTAGTTTTAACTTTAATAGGTCTTTTTTTAGCAATTCTTTTATCTTGATTATTATCTTCTCTTATTAAGATACCTTCTCTGCATCCATCTCTATAAACAGTTACCCCTATAATACCTAATTTATGAGCTTGTAAATATACTTCTTCAATATCTTGTACAGTAGCATTAGAAGGTAAATTAATTGTTTTACTAACACTAAGACTTACATTATAGCTGACTTTACTTAAAAGTTGTAAATGTTCTAATGGTTTAATGTCGCTTGCAACAACAAAAATTTGTTTTTCTTTATCTGTTAGATATTTTGATTTCTGGCATGAACCATTATTACTTGATACTTCTTCTAAAATGTTTAATTTTTTATCAGAATAATTATTATCTAAATATTTATCAAATACAGGATCAGTTATAAATATTTCATCATATTGTTTATTTAACTTTTCAATTTTACGTTTGTAGGCTAGAGCAAAGACAGGTTCAATACCTCCCGATGTTTCTGCTAAAAACGAAATACTGCCTGTTGGGGCTATTGAACTTATATAACTATTTCTACTCCCATATTTCTTTAAATCTTTTTGTAGTTGTATTAAATCAATACCCGCAAACTCGTATTCAATTTCAAAAAATCTTTTATTTGCATTAATAAATAATTCATAATCATAGCTAGGGTAACTGCCATATTCTTTTGCTAATTTTACAGAAGTTTCCATTCCTTTTAATGTGAGATATTTAATAACTTTATCTGTGAACTGATAAGCTTCTTCAGAATTATAAGATATATTTAACTTATAAAGACAATGTGCTAAACCCATAATTCCCAATCCAATTGGTCTAATGTTTAATGTAACATTTTTTATTTTTTCTAATGGATAACTATTATTATCTAGCACACTATTGAGAAAAAAAACACCTTTTTTAATTAGATCAGCATATTTAATCCAGTCAAATTGATTATCTTTATTTACTAAGTTATATAGGTTTATTGAAGCAAGGCAACAACTAGAGTAAGGAGCAGAAACGAATTCGTGGCAATTAGAAATATTAAAACCATAACACCAAAAAGTATGAGATAAATTATTAACTGTAATATCATAAACTTCTTGAATACCTAAAGATTCTATTTTTTTTATTTCAAATGATTCTTTAATTTTGTTTTTGTTTTTTCTTAATTCACATTTTTGTATTAAAATTTCTAATTTTTCCATTTTATATTTTTGTAAAAATCCTATTGATTCGTAAAATTTTTGTCTATCATTAGATATTGATAAATCATAAGATTGTTTACATTGATATTCGCCATTTCTGAAATTAACTTTTTTTGGTTTATTTGTTGTATAGTAAGTTCTTATACCTAAAGAAGATAATATGATCTGTAAAGATTTAATCATATTAAAAGAAGCAGATTTATATGTTATTCTATCTCCAACTATACTACTATTGGCAGAATATAAACCTCGTAAAAAAGAATATAAATCATCTTTGTTCAATTTTAAAAATCTTTCAGGAATTTGTCTATTATATGTTTTGCATATTTCGTGAGGTGTAAGTGATGTTTTTATTTCATAACCATTTTTAAAAGCTTTTTGTCTATCTTTAATTATAAGCTTCTCGACTTCTGAATTAAAATAATCTTGGTCATTTTTTCCTATAATCAAATATATTAAATTATTACTAGCTTTATGTACTGCTCCATCCCCCAAAACTAAGCCATCCATTATATAATCTGGGTTAAATTTTTTTAAAGGTTCATAATTTCCTGATAAAATATCTATACTTTTTGCATTTTTTATTTGTGTTTTTACACCGTTTGTTATTATTTCGTGGTTATCTGTTGATTCAAAAGTTCCTGCTGTTGTATAATATCTAAAAACTTCTTTTTTACCTGTACAAAACTTATTTATAACTTTAGTCCAACCTTCCTTAGACCATATAATGTCATTTATCTCAATATCATTTAAATTTTTTATACCCTGTGGTGTTAATATTTTTGCTGTATTAAGTAAACAAGGATTACTCAATACATAATCAGTTACATTCTTTATAGGGCATCTATTCCATGCTATTGAATAGTTCATGAGTCCCGGCTCTGCCGAATTCCAAGCATTTTTAACAATTTTAAGCCATAACTCACTAACAGTAACTTTATTATTATTTTTATCTATCAAATCTATATATTCACCCGATTTTAATTTTACTTGATGAATGCTTTTAGGATTGTTTTGTAATTTATTATAAAACTCATCAATTATTTTTACTGAAAAATTAAACCTATTAAATTTTGTTAAATCTTTTTTAGCTTCTATGAAATCTAATATATCAGGATGTTCTATTGATAAGATACTTGCCCCTGCACCACGTCTTACTCCATTTTGCTGGATACCATCTAATACAGCATTAAATATATTTATAAAAGGAAGTGGCCCGGAACTATTTCTATTTAAACTTATTATATTTTCTTGTGAACTTCTAAGCTGGGAATGGTCATAACCGACTCCCCCCGATGCTTTTGTAACTATTGCACATTCTTTTAAAGCATCAAAAATACCTTCAATACTATCTTCAATTGCCATAGGAAAACAACTACTAAGAGTACCTTTTCTTTCATTATTTGTATTTGCGTTCATTAGGGTAGGAGATGAAGGAATAAAATTCATATCTCTTATATCTTCATAAATAGGTTCATATAATTTACTAACTCGTTTTGCTATATCATCCCATTCTTTTTCATCTTTTAAAAAATATCTATCCTGTAATAGTTTTAGTATATTGTCATTCATATTATATAATTCCTTAGTTTTACTTTTTTGAGAAATTTAATAATTATTAATTTATTTTTTAGTATTGTTTTCCATGTAATCTTTCACGAGTTTTGTTATATTGCATCTTTAATTCAATATGTTTTTCTATGTCTATATTTAGACCCCCACACATATCGAATAGTCTAATGAAAGTATCACAAATTTCATCTTCCCAGCTATCTTTAATTTTATTTTCAAATTCTTTTTTAAAATTTTCTAATGATTTTGATTCATCATGAATGGTAGTATTATATTCAAAAGATTCTAAATCTGCTGTTTTATTTTTTCTGTGAGCTTCAAGGCATTCACCTAATTCACTTGTAACAAGCATTAGCATTTCGCCAAAATTACGTTCTTTATCCCAAAACCCTTTATCTTTAGCAGTTTGATGACATTCTTTAACTAATTCTTTTAATTCCATGTTTTTATTTATTCTCCTTATTTTCTTTTTTAAGTTTTTTTATTTCATTTTTTAGTTTTTCAATTTCTTCATTTTTTTCAAGCAGACATAATTCACAAAAAACATTTTCATTTTCTGAATTGATTTCAGTTAAACAATTATAACATTTTAATTCACGAGGCATAGTTATAAATAGTCCTTTCGTTTCAATAATGTGCTGTTAAATATAATTTATTGTCTTCTCTGTATTTTATATAACTAAATATATCAAAGAATTCGGAATTTGTTTCGGGATAATCTATATTTGGTTTTTTTATTGTTTTCCAATTATGTTCTGTAAAATATTTATCCTCTATTCTTTCAACAAAAATAGGAGAATTTCTATCAATATCATATTTATAAATATAATCTAATAAATCTTGAACTGTAAAACACCAAGGTTTTATTTCACTTTCTTTAGTAGTTAATAGTTCTTCTTTTATTTCATCATCTGTAATTATAGTACCCATTATATTTTATTTCCTTTTACTTTTCATTTCAAGATATTTAAACTTAATGTAAGCAATCGGGTATTGTGTTATAAACCTAAACCATTGTTTAAATGTTACTGGCATAATGAATCTTAAACTTTCTTTATAAAACCCTTTCCTCATAATTATTTTTCTCCTTAACTATTTTTTTATTTTAACTTATAATTTTTTAATGTCAAGCAAAAATTAAATTAATTTTTAAATATTTTTTCTTGTTCTATAATATCAAATTTAGTCTCAATTGGTAAATATATAATACCTGATTCTAATATTTCATCTGACATTTTGGCATTAGCAATACTCATTTTTGTTTTATTTTTTCTTTCAGTAAAAGAATCATCCATGTGGATATTTTTAATATATTTTTTACTACCTTTAAAATCGTACAAATAATTTTCTCTGTTTAAAAAAGTATTAATTCTTTTTTGCACACAAAAATGCTCCAAGCCGTACTTTTCTGGTAACAAAGGAAATCCCCCAACATTTTCTATTATATATTTATCTAGCATTATAAAATTACCATAAAATCTTGTAAAACAATCAACATCAATATTATTAAGTTTAATTGAAGTTTGATAATCACTATAAACAGTAAAATCATTATGAAGATTTACATTATGAATATTACTTTTAATAAAATTTTCACAATAAAATTTATCCCAATCCCTATGAAATATGTTATCATTATCAGATAGTATTATTATATCACAATCACTTAATAATTGCAAGCCTTGATTTTTAACTGAAGCAATGCCGGTATTTATTTTATTTCTAACTGTTTTTATTCTGCTTTCAATAGATTTATAAAAACTGTAAACCGCTTGTAAAGTAGAATAGTCATCAATTATTACTATTTCATCAATTATATTAGCTGTATGAATAAGAGATATTACAGATTTTTTAAGTATACTATAAGTAATTTCGTTTGTAACATAACTAGAAATGCAGAGTCCGACTTTTTTATTATCAATCATTATACGGGTATTAGTATATAAAAATATTTTTTTTGTATAATTTGTAAAGTTCGTTTATATTCTTTAACCAACCTACTTTATCTCTCATATAATGGTTATAAGGAGTATTTTTATTACTTATCATTGTGGAATAAATACCGTTTTTTCTATAGTCATTAAGGTGTGTTGGACAATCATCGATCCAAAAATCAGCTTTTAGTTTTTTTAACATACTTAATTTTGACTGATTAGGTTTTACAACAAAACAAGGAACATCAAATAGTTTTTCTACAAACTCTATGGTTTCGTTTGCTATATTTTTACTTCGAGCAGTAATTATATAAATAGAAAATCCTTTATTTTTCAAAGATTTAATAAATTTTTTTGCATTATAGAAAGGTTTTAGCTTACACATTACATTACTATCTTTAAACATTTCAAGAACTTCATTTTTTATATGAGCAGGATAATTACTTAGTTCCCAATCAAAAGCTGGTTGATATTTTAGTTTATGTTTTTTAAATATTTTTTTAATTGGTTTTTCTAAATCAACTAGAGTATTATCAAGATCAAAACATATAACCATAATCTTTTATCCTTTACTTTTAAAATTAACTATTTTATTTTTTGCAATTCATACCTGATAAATTTATTTACCTCTGAATTAAATATAGAAATAATTTCATAATTAAATATTTTTAATATAAAATTCAACATAGTTTTAAATTTTGGTTTATGCCAGCTATTAATATATAAAGAACTTGTAAAATATAAATTATTATTCATATAATCTTTCCTTTTTTCAACTATCTGGAAATACCGGATAGTTCATTTATTTTTTACATTTATAAAAAATCCATAGTTGGTGATCTGAGCTCCATGCCTGACTTATTTGATAAGTTATATCTTTAAATCCGATTTCTGTCAAGTCTTTTATCACTTCATCAGGATTACTTACAATTGTATCACACATAGCATTTGTACCATGAGCATCAATATAATCCTCATAATAATCATGGTATCGTACCCAATTAGTTATTTTATAGGTATCAGGATCATAACCCATTTGAAAGCTAAATAAACCATCATTTTTCATAACTCGATAAATATCTTTCATTAAAGAGAATCTTATGGTATACACACAAATGTGTTCCATTACGATAGTCGACATTACAAAATCAAAAAGATTATCTGGAATATTTTCTAAATTTACACCATTACAAAGATACAATTTTAAATTATCTATGTTTTCAAATTTTTCAAAATAATTCTTTTCAGTATAATTGAGATTATTTTGTGATATATCTGTTCCAGCACAAATACCCCAATCAACTAAATCTTGTGTATTTAATAGATTGCGCCCGCAACCCGCCCCGAAATCCAGAAAATTTTTCCCCTTCCAATATTCAGGATTATTTCTTACATCGCTTATAAGAATATTGTAATAATCTGGGTTATTGTTATGCCCGCCGTGGTTACCGATTTGCATTAGATCAGCATTACCTTCATACCATTCCTTCTGCATTTTAGTATACTTGTTGTTTTCATCTAATATAGTCATTTTTTATTTCCTTTTTAAAAAAGATAGATAGCTAAATTTTATATTCTTATAATCTTTCTAAAGTTTTACCTTCATTATTTAGTAAGTAAATATCCTCATTATTTCTATAACAAGCAACACGAAGATCATTACCATTACTAAAGTTAATATCAATGATTTTTATACCCCAATAAGCTCTGTCATTTTCTTCATCTAAATGATGTTGCTGTAATACTTCTTCAGGGTCAAGTATCATTTCATCAACTGGCATGATTACATCTAATAATACTCTATGTTTTCCCTGCAATGTACAGTTTTCACTCAACCCACATATTTGAAGGTATTTATCATTTTCGTTAAATTCAAATCCTTCATCTTCTAGTTTTGATTTTTGAGTTAATGCAAAATCAGCAGGTATTGATACATCTATTTTATTAATGTTATCAATATAAATCCAGTTATTGCCTTTTTTACTTTTCTTAATTTTTAAAATCATATTCTTTTCTACCTCTTTAATTTTTTGTCTAACTTTCTTTTTATTTGGCTATCTATCTACTTGATATTAGTACGTTAATTTATTTTAAAACATTTTCCATTTTCAGAAAATATTTCCTCAAATTTTTTATAATTTGTTCCTAAATATATCATACAACAAGCCATAGGCGCACCTTTTTTATTTTCTTTGCCTTTACTCCAAAACTTTAATCGTGTATCATTTAAAAAACAAATAGCAGTAGCATTTTTAAAAATTAAATTTTTAAAATGTTTTGTATTAGTTGCAACTGGTATTAATAATAGTATTTCATTTTTGTACTGTATGAAAGTATTTATACATTTTTCTATCCAATCATAAATTGTTATTTTATTTTATTTATTTCTTCCATAGGGAGGATTTACAAAAATTGTTTTATAATTCCATATTTCATTTAGTCCGTTCTTTTCTGGAAATATAAATTTTGTTTTAGCATTTATAAAACTATATTCATTACTACAAGGGTCAAGTTCAATATTATTATTAAAAAATTTATTAATTATTTGTACATATTTAGGAGGAGTGTTCCAATCCTTTTTATCTGTTATGTGCTTTCGTCCTGCTATCATTGATTAGCTCTTGTGTTCCATTCAATAACTGCTTGTTCATCACTGCATTTATCACTAACCCATTTCTCACAACCGCAATTACATGCAAAATATCTTATTTTAGCCCCACAACATTCTTCTTCACATCTCACTATTTCTATTTCTTTGCTATTGCAAAATGGACAAGGTAGTAGTTGTTTTTTAATTTGTTTATCTTTCACTTTATTTATTTTCCTATATGACTAAATCTTAAATCACAATATGTTGCATCTGAAGAATAATAATAATCTCCACCCTGTCTGTCATAAAGTTTTACAACTTCATAATATACTTTTTCATTATTTTCAAGTTCTTTCATTACAACTTTTAATCCTAGTTTACAATTAATATAATTGTCATTTTTATCAAAAATAATAGGATACTTTCTTTCTTTATTCCACACAGTAACATTGTACCAAACATCTTTTATATATTTTGGACTTTTATTTTTTATTCTTTTTAAAAATTCTTTGAACATATTAGTTTTTATCCTTTATTTTTTATAAATTTATAGCATTCTTCATAAGCTTTTAATTTACCTTTTGCATAATAGCCTAGTGTATCGTTTCCGTGTTTTTCAACTTCTTCTCTTTCTATTTGTATTCTCGTTTCTAAATCTGAAATATTTAAAATATCAGACATATCTTAATTCTCCTTTTCTTCCACATTATCAAGTTCATCCTGACACTCTATAATATCTAATAATAATTGTTTACCTTTATCTGTTAGCCAACTACATCTAATAGTACTTCCATGTTCAAGATAACCTTTGTGAGTAGCCCAATAAGCAAAAAACATATAAGGTAGATCAGCATAATCTTGATATTTTTTATTATCAAATACCATAAGCATAGCTTTTACATAATCCATTATTTCTTCTGGATTACCACAACCACAAAAATCTAGTTCATCTATCATTAAAAAATCACTTTTAGAATCCCAATGACACCCTGTTGTATCAATATAACCACTACCATAATATTCATCTTTTTTTAATATTTCTAACATTTAGTTTGTCCTTCTAATAATTCATCTATTTCTTTTTTAGTAAAATATGTTTCAAGTTTTATAGGTTTAAAAATATTAAACATCATTTTATTGTAACTTGGTAATTTATCATACAAGTGTTCTGGATTTTTTCCTTGACAAATTAATTTAATATTTTTTTTACTATCTAAATCAATCACTTTGTTTCTAAAACGAAAAACTTTATCATTTCTATAAAAAAAGAAGTAAAAATTTAAGAACGAAAGTAATACAGCAACGCTAATAATAATTGTAGTAAAAGTAGTAATTGTTGAAATCATGAATAAATCCTCCAATATAACTCTAAAGTATCATAATCTTTTAATTTAAATCTCCAATTTCTCAAATACAAATCTATAATTTTTCTATGCTCTCTTAGATCACAATATGTTCCATAATGTTTGTATTTTTTATGATATTTTTTGTAAATTTTTAATTCTTTTAATTGTTTCTTAAAACATTTTTTGTAGTTAAATTTCATACAATTACTTCCTATTCTTTTTTTAGTTCATCAAAATTTAATATAATTATATTAGCTTCAGGATCAAGAAATGCTCCTCTATACTTTCCAGACATTTTGGAATAATACATTTCATTACCTACATTTAATATTATATCAGTATTTTCTTTAATATCTTTTATATAATTTAATAAATCTTGTTTTTTCATATATTATATTTATAATTACCCTCTGTAAAATATTCTTTGTACCAATCTTTTGTTTTGAAAATTTCTAGCATACCCTTTTGCATATCTTCGCCAGCTTTTTTATAATATTCTTGACGATTCTTAAATTCTTTGTCATTACCACTATCATAGGTGATCGAAGTTTGATGTGAAAGCAAAATGGAGTAATCAACTCCGATGGACAAACCTGCTTTTCTTACAAAATATGAAAAAAAATAATCCGATCCCCAACTTGGGAATCTTGGGTCTAATTTCCAATTAAAAGAATCCAAAGCGTCCTTAGAAAAAAATGGGGCGATAAAGTCCACCATTGAATGCCCTTTTGTAATCCCGTTAAAATTTTCTTTATTAGGAATTTTCACCATATAATCATAACAATAATCCGGCACGGGTTTAATAAGAGAAGGATGCAAAACCCCGATGTCTGGATTTTCTTCTAAATGCTTTATCATATTAGCTAAAGGGTCAACATTTGGGTATTCAAATTTTATGTCATTTGTTAATAACCACGCTCGGCGTGGATTATATTCTTTAGCAATTTTTAATATTGAATTCATTCCCCCAGTCAATCTAGTGTTTTGTTCTATACGGTGTGTTGTGCTTTTGGCTATTTTATCTTTTTCACTTCCATTATCAAAGCATATAAGTGTATAAGGTATCTTGACAAGTTGTTTAATTTGATTTACAAGAGCATCGGAAAGTGAGGGCATATTATACGACAATACTGCAATAATGTTATCAGAGCTATTCATTAATATTTTTCCTTAAATTTTTTATAACTTGTATTATTCTGGCTATCTTCTTTACTTTGCCCTATTATTTCTATGGTAACAGCTTCATCTTTATCTATATTTTCTAAAGTTTTATTTATTTCATTACCTGCTTTATTTAAAGCATCAACTAATTCTTTTTTATGCTTATACAATTTATTTACATACTGCAAAGCACCTAAACCATATATTGAATTACATGTAATACACTTAAAATATTTACCATCCTCACTTATATTAAATATATCAGAACCACAACTACAATTTAAATTTTTAAACATAATATTTTATTCCTTTTCTTTTTCAAGGTTTGTTTTTATATCTATATTTACTAATTTCATTAAATATACAATTTCTTCTTCTCTTTCTATTATATCACATAATAACTCTTCTGCATCATCCGCTGATTCAGATGTTATTGTTTTCTTTAAATATTTAAGCCAAGCTAAAGTTTTATGTTTTATAAGTTCTTGATCTTTCATAATTAAATTTTTCTCCTATATTTTATAGCCGGATGAAAAAATGTGCTATTATGAATTTCTTCATATTTTTCAATAGCTTCTTGCTCCGACATAGCATAAATTATTTCTATATTCTCATAATGCCCACCTACACAACTATATTCAGATTCAGTATCTATATAAGTTCCTACCCAAAATTTTGTCATAAGTTATTTCCCTTTCTTTATTTTAATAATCTTACTACTAACCATTGTTCCACTTTCTTTAAATGCGCCACTATCTAAGTCAAATATTTCAGCATTGTTTATTTTTAAAAATTCTCTAAACTCATCATTTATTTTTCTACTATTACTGAATGCTCCACTACTTAATATTCCAACCAAAATACCATTATCTGTTAAATGATCAAATGCTTTCATTGTATGAATAATATCTTGATTTTTAGTAAATGGAGGATTCATTAATATTCTGTCAAACGAAAATAAAATATCGTAGTCTAAAAAATTACCATTTATTATATTAAAGTTAATATTATTTGGTTTGTTATTTTCTAATAGTTCACAATTTTCTTTATCTAGCTCAATACAAGTTATATCAAGATTTAAATTAGGTAAATTAAGAATTATGTTTCCAATTCCTGCGCTTGGTTCTAACAACCAGCAACCAGTATATAATTCTGCCAATTCTATCATTTCTTCTACAATTTCTATTGGAGTATAGTACTGTTGATATTCTTTTTTTATATCAATATATTCTCCGGTCTCTATTAAATTATTTATTGATTCTTTCAAATCTGTTTCTGTATTTTCACATACATGATATTTTAGTTTTCTACCCCATTTTATGTTTAGGGTTTCTAATACTTTCATTAAATCTAAATATAGTTTTCTATCTAACTGTGTGTTTGGAAGATATAAGTTATTATCTTCAATGTTACAATTTGATAGTACATTAATTATTTCTTGTTTAATTTTCATAGTTTAATTTCCTCTTATATTTTTTAATAAATAAAAAAAGACTCATTCCAACTGTTCCTGTTGGAGATACCTGTTAATTCAGGTCGACTGGTGCGCTTACGACTTGTAGTCTTTAGAGGCGTTCGAGTCATTTCAAAAAACATTAAATGGAGGGGAGTCCATCTATAATTTTATAATATTTCCCTTTTTATAAACTGACTTATTATAAACTCTTCTTTTTTTGTGAAATCATTAAATTTTCTATAACCTTTGATAATTACTCTATCACCTTTTCTTAAATCTGCCAAAGTTTCACCTATTTCTTCCCAGCCTATCAAAATTAGTTCTTCATCGTCATTTTTTATTTTTACTTTACTTAATAATTTACCAGAAGGTACATATTTAGTTTCAGGATCATGTTGTAATATACCATCTGTAAATTCATGTTCATAACTCATAATAATTTTTATTCCTTAATTTTGATTTAAAAATTTTGCATCTTTTTCAGATAAATTACTATAAAAACCGCACTCATTAATTCCATTACTATTTAAACAAAATCCATTATATTCAAAATTACATTGTATAGTAATATTTGCTGGTGTGTTTATATTGACAATACTTTCTGATTCATTCTTAGTACACATTTGCATATTTTCAACGTATTTCATATTTCCTCATCATGATTAAAATCTAAAATATTTGTATCTTCTAGTTTAAATTTTTTATTTTCAAAGTATCTACTTAAATCTTCACAATTAATTGCAATACAATTATTATTTTCATCATTTTCTATGCTCTTAACATCCCAATAAGAAAAGCCTACATCAATCACTATACCTATGTTTATATCTTTATCTTGTATTTTATTTTTCTTAATAAATTTAATTAATTCTTTACCTGTCATATTTTTCCTTTCATCTAAAAAGTGGAATTCGTTCTCCGCTAAGTCTTATTATATGTAATTTTAAATCACTATATTTCATCTGACAATCAAAATTTTTATTTTCTGATAGAAACATAGTAAAAGGAAATTCGCCTTCTATTACTTTATGTTTTCTAATAGAAACATCAAAGTATTTATCCATTATTTTTGGAAAATTTTCAATAATTTTTACAAATATATTACGAGAAATAATAATAAAAGAATCATGCCGAAGTGAATAATCTAAGGAATGGGGGGATGGGATTATGTAAATTGTATTTGGGTTTTTAAAAACATCTTTTATCTCGTTCATGTTTATTTTAGTATTATAGAATAAATCATATCTAGTTTTAATAACTATATCAAACTGCATATTATTTTCTTTTTCATATTCAAGCATTAAGTTATAAGCTTGCTCTATTGAATACCACATTCCATGTACAGAATTATACCCCCCAACTTCATTATAAAGGGGCTTATCCTTACATACAAAAACTTGTTCCTGTTCTATTAAAAGCTTAGTTGGTTTATAAAAAATAAAATTGTCTTTTGTAATAATTTTATTAGCCTTTTCTCCGTCTCCAGTTTTATTCCACCACACATGATTTTTATGACTAATTTTATTATAGGAGTGGCAAAATATTTTTGGTTGAAGATGAGCAAAAGCTTGATGAAATGATTCATAGGTTTGAATAGCTGATCTATAATGACCTGTTAGAAGTATTGCTATGTTCATTCAAATTTTCCATTCAACATTAAAATAGCCACTTTCTTTTTCAAACTTATTTCCGGTTATAATATTTATTCCTTTGAATTTTGTTGTACATAAATAAGCTGTACCTTTCAATCCTTTGCGTTTAGCACCATGATTTAAAATATCTTGTTCTATAATTTTCATTTTTCTATTTGTTTTGAATCTTGAAGCTGGCATACCTATAAAACTAAATTGTCTATAACTTTGATCTTTTTGATACTCTTCTGTAAGTTTTTCATTTATTAAATCAGATATTTGATCGAGTGTTGAATTTATCGGAGCTTTCACATAATAAAAACTGCCACAACCTTCTCTATCAACATTTCTTATTTGAAATTTTTTTATTTCTTTACTTAGTTTATTAATATAAGTTATATTTTTTAGAATAGATTTGCAATAAGGGCATTCGGTTATTGTTTCTAAACAACCATGACAATCTTCTGATTTTTTAAATGAAGTATAAGTTTTTATATTATAGTTATTAATATTTTGTTTCATATCTTCACAAGGCACAAAAGTTTCTTCATCCCAATGACATTTGTTATCCATATAAGCACTCCTTTTAATACCAGTATTGCAAATAACCATATTTTATTTTATAGTTTTCTTTTCCATAGTATTTATCTAAAAATTGAATAATGTTATAATGTTGTTTTTGAAAATTTTGAATAATTTCTGAAATATTTGTATCAGTTAAATCAATTATTAAATCATTGTTTCCTATAAAGTTGGTATAATGAGGATATTCTATATTTAAGTAATAATAAATAAAATCAGGAGCATTTCCCATCTGTAATTTAATTATTTCTTCTTCGAGTTCATCTGTTATTTCATCCCAAAAATCATTTATTATATTTTGTGATTTAGAGATGGTTTTTACTTCTCCTCCACAAAGTTTACAATATTTTCCCTCATAATTATATTTATTGTAAGTTTCATGACATTTTATATATTCAGTTTCAGTTATTTCAACATTTCTATATTGTGGTTCACATTTAAAATAAATGCCTAAATATTGATGTAAATCTAAACTCATAATTTTATCCTTTAGAAATAAAGATTTAATTTTTATTGAGTATAAAATATTTTAGCAGATTTGTCAACAATTATTTTTAATTTTTTTTAAAGAAAATAAAAATTGGGAGCCGTGTGAGTCGAACACACCGAGCCCGAAAGCACCAGATTTACAGTCTGACCTGCCTCCACTTACAGAATAGACTCCCATTTAAAAAAATAGCTTCGGAGGGATTTGAACCCATCACTACACAGAGCTTAAATCTGTTGACTCTTCCGTTGGTTTACGAAGCCATACTATATTAATTAATTTTCAGTTTTCTTCCTTTTATAAATCCTAATGATATATAAGAATCAAAAGCATTTTTATTTATTGATAATGATTTTTTTTCTTTATCGGAATATACCCAAATTTTTCCATAATTATTATTATTTTCTTTTTGTTGATGCCTTATCTTTTTAAATGTATCGTATACTTTTTTATGGGGTCTGTGGATTTTTAAAAGTATTTTTTCGTTATCTTTTTTTATCTTACTATATTTTTTCATAATTTTAATTATCTTATGTATGTTTTCCAATTTTAGTATTTTATCATTTAATGCTTTTACTTCCGCTATTCTTTTAATATCATATTTTTCGATAAAATTTCTAGCTACTGAAATATATTTTTTTGTATCATTAAATAATTGTTTCCAAGAAATTCTTAATATGTGCCATCCATTATTTTGTAAATACTCATCTTTTCTTTTATCTCTAATAATATGTTGAATATACCTGTGATGTTGAGCACCATCAATTTCTATAGCTAACATTTTATTTACCCATGCAAAATCTATATGATATTTGTGAACATGATAATTATATTCATAATTTTTATCTTCAAATTCATTCTCTATCACTTTCATAAAAAATTGTTCAGGATATGAAGGTATTCCTTTCCAATGATTAAAACCAATATTTGAAGCTCGTCCTTCCTTATGAGCTTTTTTCATGCCATCTGAAACTTTTTTCTTAAAATATTTTGTAAAACATTCAGTATTTCCGCATGTTTTAGTATAATTTATATTATTTTTATTTATACAATCTTTACCACAGATAGGACATTTGGGTATTATAAAATTATCATATTTAATTTTATATTCTAATAATTTAATATTATGTTTACTATATAGATGTCTACTAAGTGATTGCAAGTTATTATATTGTTTTATATTACAAATTTTACATACGCCCATACATAATTTTTCTCCTTATAGTGAATGATAATAAATTAATTTTTATGAATCATAGCTTCCTCACTATATAATATCATTCGGAAAACAGAGAACTCGAATCTCATACACTTATCATGTACAATCAGTTTAGCAAACTGTTTCTGCTCCTAGCAGATTTGTTTTCCATAGCCTTCAGTTTGGACTTGAACCAACACAAAATCCTTACAAGGGATTTATACTACCATTATATTATGAAGGCGTAAAATCGGAAGATAGGTCTACTCGAAAGCCATGCTTTTTTCAGCACCTACCGATTTCAAGTCGGCGGTAGTACCCTGACTACTTTATCTTCCCAAATGGGTGTCTATGGAGAATTGAACTCCAACTATCAGAGCCACAATCTGACGTGCGAACCTTTAACACTTTAGACACCACACATAAAGTCAAAATGATATTTGACTATATCGGATTTACGGAGAATTGAACTCACGACTTCAGGTTAGACAGACCTGCATACTACCTTTATATTATAAATCCATTAGCGGATAGTAGATTTGCACTACTGACCTTCAGCTTATGAGGCTGTCGAGCTAACTACTGCTCCAATCCGCTATAATAGCAATTAACCAGCAACGATCTGGTAATTTCAGCTTGGAAGGCTGATGTGTTGCCTATTACACTATACTTGCAAAAAATGTTTTCAAAGATCGTATCAGTGGTTGAAGGTACTGCCCCTTCGCTTTGCGTGCCAAAAACGCAGGTACTACTTTTATACTAAACCACTCTTGGAGCTACTCAGAATTGAACTGAGATACTGAGCTTGAAAAGCTCATGTCCTGCCATTAGACGATAGCTCCATAAAATAAAAAAGGCTTCAACACAACTTATAATAAATTATGTTAAAGCCCATATTGAGTTAATATCTCAATAAACTTATTTTAACATAATATATACCTTTCATAATCTGTTGATTGTAATCCAGATAATAAAAAAGCAGACCCCTGATATTGGAGTTCACTATTACTTGGATTATTTTTATAATTGTGTTTTGGCATAGCCTTTAATAAATTTTTCATAATCTTTTATTGTGTTTGTATTATACACCTTTTATTTAATATTGTCAATAGTATTAGTAAGTATTTTTACAATAAGTTTACTTTGTAATTTTATAATTTTGTTACATCATTAAAGCTTACTGCTATCAAAATACCTGATATTAATCCTCCTATACCACCTATAAGCCAATATACCACAGGATGAATATTTGAACCTGAAAGATTGAGAGCCAAGCCTATTAGACCACTTGTAATAATTATAAGAATTGCAAATATTAAGTATTTCATTGTTTAACTCCTTTTATTTTTTGTTTCTTTTTCTATAAGCCATAATACCACATAATATTTGAATTAAAAGAAATGTTATTTGTACTATAAAAAATATTAAATGATAATTGCTTGAAATAATGTTTATTTTTTCTTCACTTATAAAACTTAACATGCCAAAACCAGCATTAAAAAACATAGCTATTAAACATATTATAAAATATTTTTTCATTTTTCATCCTTTAAATTTATTAAAATATATTCTTTATCAGTTTTTATAATAATATCATACTTAAAACGATAGTTATCAAAATTTTTTTCAATTTCTTTTTCATTATCATCATCAATTGTACTAAAAGGTCTAACTATTTTTATATTTTTTATTTTGCTATTTCCTTGCAATACATTTACACGAACAACATAAGATGAACAAGAAATAAACATAAATAAAATTATAATTAAAACTAGTATTTTTTTCATTTTAAATTGCTCTCCTTTTGTTTGTTTCAATATGTTCTTTTTTGTCATGTCTTTCAAACAAATAAAAAATAATTGCAGCAATAACACATACTCCAAGAAAAATACAGAATCCCATTATTTTAGCACCTCCGCTTTTATTTTAAATAAACTTCCTCTTATTTTTTCAGTTTGGGATAGACTATCAACTTTTTCTAAAATGTCTTTGAAATCATAAAGTAGCAGTTCTTTTGCATTCATTACTCGTAACTCTTTCTCTGCTTCTGTTAGTTCTTGTGTCATAACTTTTACTCCTTATATTAAACTATAATTGAAAACTAATTTAACAAAAACTTGTATTGCTATTATAAATGCTATGCCCCAAATTGCACCGAAGATTAAACTTATTCTTATATTTAATTTTTCTTTGTCTGTCATATTTTATTCCTCTAGTCAATATTAGATAGTTTATAAATTTTAATTTTATCTGCCTTATATAAATTTCTTAATTTTTCAATTAAGGTATTTTTTTCATCCACATTACCTTCAACCTCTGAATAAAAAGTTTTTTCACTAAAAGCAAGATGGTCATCTTTATAAACTTCAAATAAACAATTAAATATCATAATATATTACTCTCCTTTTATTTATAAAGCTGGTCAATAACATTATCAGGATAATTCATATCTTCCAATAGCTGTTTAAAATATTCTATCTCATCCGGCGCATATTTTTTAACCAGCATAGTTATTTTTTTAATATCATCAATAGTTTTTAATAAATAAACAATATCTTTATGATCCTTACTTCTTCCAGCTAATAATTTATTTATAATTAAATAATAAACATTAAATACTCTTATTGTATTTCCATGATAATTAAACTTTGTTGCAGATAATATACCCTTTAAAGATATAACATCATCAACAACAGCTATGTCGACATTCTGGTTATCTTTTTTATAAACTAGCCAGTACATATCTTGAAAATAATGATTATCTTTTAATTCAAAACCGATTGATTCCAATTCTTTTTTTAAATTATTAACTTCAGCTTTTGATACCATAATATCAATATCGTCAGGTGAAATCTTGCGAGCATTTTTTGAATAGAAAGAAACAGCAAAGCCCCCGATAAAAGCATAATTATATTTCTGTAAAATTGTTAATAATTGTTTTATGAGTTCCGGTCTATTTGTTGATTCAATTATATAGCTTAGTAATTGTTTATTTATTTCTGTAAATTTCATAATTTTATTTATTCCTTAATAAGTTTATTATCGACTTCCCAATTTATATCATTTGCCCAATCTGTTAATATTTCATTAAACTCTGTAATTTTACCCTCTATCTCATATAGCTTTTCTGATGTTTGTTGTTTTACTATTTCTGTTGCTTCGTTTTTTACTTGGTCGGTATATTGCTCATATAATAATTCAAAAAATTCTTTTGGATTACAATCGTATCCATCTATTTTTAATTCAATATTTATTTGTTTTCTTTGGGTTTTTCTTGTTTTACCAGCAATTTTTTCAGCGTATCCCCCTATACAATTTAAAAATACATGAGATAAAATTTCATTATCATTTAACAATATTTCTGATAAACTATATTTCATGTATTTTTGGATAAGTTCTTTAAATATTCCATAACGACACTTTACAACCGAACAAGAACAATCTTCACAAATTAACTTTAAAACATTCTGCGACTCATTTATCAACTCTTCCTTCTCGGCTTGCTGTTTATCCGAGTGTTGTTTTATGAGTTCAATTATTTTATCTATTTCAGCAACAATAATTGCATTTATAAATTTCTCTGAAATATTTTTAAATTGAACATTTGTACTTGAATTTTTTAACTCTTGTTTATAATCTTCAATCTCTTTTATAATTTTCTCCATAATTATCTCCATGTTATATTTTTTAAAACGGCGTATATTGTGGCTTGCGAAACATTAAACATTTTTGCTAGTTTTCTTGAACTAATTGTATCTTTATTTTCTCTTATAAATTTTACTTCTTTATCTTTTAACTTACTGTTAGAATGTTGCTCTCCTTTTTTTCTTAATCCTATATCATAAGCATGTTTTAAGTTTTCGCCTTGAGTAACCCATTCAAGATTAGAGACATTGTTATTTAAAGGATTACCGTCAATATGATTAACTCCGAGTTTTCCTATTCCTTAGTCTATCTTTTTCATTTTTATCGAGAGCATCCCATTGATTATATTTATCAGCAAAATTGTTCCAAGCTTCTTTTGCCTGCTTTTCTGTTAATTTATTTTTACTCATTTTTACCTCAATTTACAATTATTGTATTTTTGTCGGACTAATATGACTCTACTTTATTTTTGTTATCCGGTTTAACAGTTTTTGCATCCTGTTCAAACTCATTTAAAAAGTACCCAAACATCAATGTTTTCTCATAAGGTGTCATAGCATTTACTTGATTAAGTGTCAACATAAGCTAACTCCTTAAAAATAAATTTTACTTTGATATTATAATATTTTTTAGTAATTGTAAAATAGTTTTACATTTTTATTACACAGCTATTCAACGACCAGTCCAGTATCAATAACATAATCTAAAGCATTTTTATCAATTTCAATTATAGTAGTAAAATTAGATTGTTCTGATCTAGTATAGCAAATATAATATTTTTCACCTAGTTTAAAATAGCAAGCATAAAATTCAGCACTTTCATAAATAGGTTGTGTTTTTATTGTTGTCTTTTCAGTATGCAGTATGATAGAACCTCTAGGTAATACTTGAACAAAATAATTTTCAATTGGTGATAGTGTTGTCTTGGTTTTAACGGGCGAACTACAAGGTATCGATGCGGTAAATATTGCTAAAGCTAATATCATGAGTATCGCGACAATGCTTAATATTAATTTAAATGGTGGCATAATTTACTCCTTTATACTTCTTCTTCTATAGGTTCTTCAGCTATATATTCTCCGACTGCTTTTCTAGTTCCGTCTTTGTAAAATCTAATTTCAAGATTTTCAACTTCACCATAACTATCGGCATACCTTTCTGATATATCTGCGAGTTTATCTTGAAGCTCTTGAATATTCTCTTCTGTTAAAGTTAGAATTACTGGATTTTTTGTTTTGCTCATTTTATTCCTTATTTTAGTTTATCTAAATTACATTTTTTCATAAGTATTAAAATTGCTCTGTTTTCATCAGCATAACCTTCAGAACATGAGTCTGCTGTTATATCAGATAATATACATTTAATTATTTTTGTTCTTCCAAAATCTTTTGATTCAGTATTTGAATAAAATCTACAGCCTTCGTTACATTTCAATGTTATATCCTTTTTTAATATTTCAACATATAGCTATAAAGCCAGCCATTAACTTCTGTTTCTGGTACTTGCTTACAAAGTTTTGCTTCAACCATTGCTTCTTGTCTATTGTAGAATTTATTCTTATCGTCTATAAAACCATAGTTTTTTTCTTTGTCTTCAAACAAATCATATCTGTCATTGTAATATAACATATTAATAATACTTTGGTGATTGACTCCAGTTCTTATTTCATTATTTTTTAACTTAATTGCAGGGCATTTTATCATATTATTAAACCTCTAATTTAAAAAAGATATTTCAATAAACTGTTTTTACATTGAATCCAATCATTACTATCTCTTGTTTTTCCTTTAAATTCATAAGTTCTCATAGTATAAACTCCTTAACCATCAATATCTATTTCAGTATTATCAGAAATCATCATGGCAAAATTAGCAACATCGGCGCATTCTCTTTGTATATGAGAAATAGTGTAGTTATTTTTTATAGCTTCTTTTAATTCTAATATCTCTTGATCTAGCAATAGTAGCAGTTGAGTATTAGACAAAGTTCTCCAGTGAGGCTTCCGTAAGTTTTCATGTAGTTTTCCATCCATAATTTTTACAAACGTTTTTAATTCTTTTTTATACTTTGCCATAATTTAATCCTTAATTAAATTTATCTTCATAAGACTTAATAGCTACATCAGTTCCCCAGATATAATACCCATCATTTTCTAGTTCTTCTCTTTTAGGTGGATTACTTATTGTTTTTGCTTGAGCTGAAAAATCAAATTTTAACAAATCTAAATATTTGCCTTTCCATAATTTCCTTAATTCTCCAACATATCCAACCGGAGACATTATAATCTTGATTGTTCTTTCTTCAATTTTCAAACCACTATCATCACATCCGATGTCTTCTCCATAAATAAGACTAACCGAGTAATGTCCTAGCTGTTTGATTTTTTCTAGTTTGTTTATCATTTTTAACTCCTTACAATTAAATTTCCTCTTCAATAGGTTCTTCTGCTATCATAATATTTTATTAAATTTTGTAATAATTCTTCATCTTTTTTAAAATAATCACCTTCTTTTAAATTTTCTTTTATATTACAATATGGGTAAATATTATATCCATTCATTATAAACTCTTTCACCTGTTCATCAGTAGAAGGAGGCATAAAAGATATAGAAAATATTTTATGATCTTTATCTGTTATTATACACATTTATTTATCCCTTCTATTCACTTTTAGAAATAAATTGTATATTTTTTAATTTTTTAAAGAACATTGAAGTTTCACCTATAGAACCAACACTCATAAAATCTAAATTTGTTTTTATTTCTTTTTCTGCATTTTTAAACCATTTTTTATCAAAAGGTTTATCATTTTCAATTTCATATTCACAACTAATAATTACTTTAGCTTTCATTATTCTCCACCTTGTTCCTTATATTCTTTTTTTGTTATCCTATCACAACTTTCATAAGTAATATGCCCACCATAAAGATTTCTTTTTGCTTCTTTTAAAGCTTCTTCTTTACTATTTGCTTTTACAACAAAATCTTCTGTGTCTATATATTCAATATAAACTTGGTAGTATTTTGTTTTATTTTTTATAGTCTTTGCTGGCTTTATCTCTCCTTCGCGAAGTATTCTTCCTTTTGGTGCTTTTGGGGTTTTTGATTTTTTATTAATCATATTTTTTCCTTTTATTCTAAAAGCTTATCCTTAATATTATTAAGAGATATATTTTCTTCTTTGATATATTGAAGAATTAAAACATTTTTCTCATTTTGAATTTCTTTACATAGAAGGGATATAAGAAAATTATTTTTATTTATTTCTTTGTCTATTTGGGTTTTGGTTATCAACATCTTTTGCCCCTTTATTTTAGCATAAATTGATTTTCACAAGTACAATTAAAAGTATAACCATTAAATATTCTATAATACCCATAGCCCATACAAATTAACCACTCTACCTCTGATAAAACAATTAACTCTTTAATTATAGGCAATCGTTTTCTAACTAAATAATGTGTCATTTGAATTTTTTCTGCTTCAGAAAGCTGTGTATTTATTAATTCAGTTATAATTTTTTTGGGCTTTTTTGTTGAAGATATTTTATCTAAAAGTTTATTAAATTCTCGTTTGTTTAACAGGGGGTAATCCTTTATCTTTTATCAAGCTATAATACCAAATTTATAGCAGAATGTCAACTATTATTTACATTTATTTTAATAAAATTTACAATATTTTCATAATTAACATCTTCAACTTTATCAACTTCTAATAACCAACCCCCCGAATTCTTAGCTGATTGAATACCATTAAAGTTATCTTCAAGTATAAGACATTCATCCGGTTTTAAATTAAGTTGTTTCATAGCTAATTGATAACAGTAAGGATCAGGTTTTGGTTTGCTTTTACCTTCTGTCATAAAATCTTCATTACCCAGAATAAAAGTCATATAATCATAAATACCAATCACTTTTAATATTTTTTCTATTGTATCTCGAATGCTGTTACTCACACACGCTAAAATAAAGCCATTAGCAATCAAATTACAACACATAGATATTTTAATAGGGTCTAGTTGAAAATCATCAATCGCAAGCATTGTGTATTGTTGTTTCAATTCCCATATTTTTTCTTTATCGGATTCTTTAAGTAATCCTCTATTTTCAAGTATTTGTAGTTTTGTATTTGTAGTTTTTCCATCATAGTATTTCAGGTGGGTATCATAAGGTATTTCATAATCTATTACAGTTTTAAGAGCTTGGTTTAAACATCTATAATGTTGATCTTTTAAATCAACAAGTGTACCATCGAGATCGAAAAATATTGCTTTAATTTTATAATTAGAAGATAAAATGATGATAACCTTAGCATTACTTTTTTAAACTTATCTTTCATCATTTATCTTTCTTTGTTATTAGTATTTATAAAATTAAACTTTTAAATTGTTTATTTATCATCCTCTTTGAAATAATAGCTTGTCTTATTATTTGAGTATAAACATATATAGTAAAATTCATGCTCTGTATTAAAAGAAGCTCTTATAGTATGAGGTAATCCTGTAATAGATAATTTTTTTACAATTTTATCAATAAATATCTTTATTCTTTTTTCAATAGTTTCATCATCAAAATTCATTGGAAATTTAAGCCTAACTTTAAAATCAGGTGTTATCGTCAATCTTATATTATTTATATCTTTTTTAAAACATTCTAATGTATAATTCATATTTATTCCTCAATAGTCTGGTCATCTTCAATATTTGTTATTCCTGTGTCTAATTCTTTTGTTTCGTGCTCTAAAAATTTTGTGGATTTTAATTTATAAGCTTCGATACCACTTTTTTCAATTCTTAACACAATACCTTCTCTTGGCACAACACAAGAAATATTCATTAGTTCGTTACCCTCAAGATAATCTTTTTTTAGTTTTTCAAGTAAATTTTCAGAAAATTCTTTACTAGAGTCATATTCTTCACTATACCCCTGTTCAATCCAATCAAAAACTTTATAGGCAAACCCATAATATAATAATGGTACTGCCTTTATTCCATTTTCTTTGCACCAGTCCTGTACCTGTTTCATTGAGTATTCAAATACTTTACCATCAATATTTGTAAAAGTTATCCGATAAACATATATTTCAAATTGCCCCTGATTACAACCATAATCATATCCTTTCTGAATATAACTGTTGTCCCCTAGATAACCAACTATTTCATAATAAATTGTCATGTTATTCTGCAATATTGGTAATAACCTGTCGTGAGCTCTTTTCCAAATATCTTCACTATAAAAGTCTGTAGGTTTCTTTGGGGTTTTATCATTATAAACAAACTGATTTTTTATAACACGGCGGGAAGCATACAAGTCTCTGTATTCTTTATCAACAATATTAACCCCAACTCTTTTTAGAATTTTCTCAAGAATGTTTAGTTTTTTGTTACATAAAATTTTACTTGATATAGAACTTGTCCCGTGCATTTTTAAAGTTAAGGAAATTAAATCTTTTCCATTAGAATCAAGTTTATGTAAATTTCTTCCTAATTGTGAAGTATCTTCATGAAAATGAAATTGATTTTCAATAAGTAAATTAAATCTATTAAGATATTCTTTTCGTTTCTGCCCTGATCTCGATGTTGAATCATTTCTAACTACAACATATTTTTCACATATTTTTATTCCGTTTAATTCATCAAACTCTGTACCTTCTATAAATCTATTATTATCAACATCTTCATATATTGCTGGAGAAGGAATATTTTTAAGACTTTCAATAGGTATCCAAAACCCTTCTGATTTATTTTGTCGAAACTTAGCACACCTTATTCTTCCATTTTCTTCAAAGTAGCCTTTCTTTTCTTTATCAACATTTAGTTCCGGTTTTCTATAAAGATTATTATATGATAAAAATTCAGGTGATAGCTTTGTTTCAACAGGAAAAAATAACCCTAAATCACCAATTTTAACATCTTTACTAACGATTACTAAATTACCAAAAATTGAGGTATGAACTACATTATCACAATTTGATAATGGGATAATATTTTTAATACTTACTACCACAGCGCAGTAATTTTTGTTTACGGGGTCTTTAATTCTCATTTTATTTCCTTATTATTTTATTAAAATTTATTCTTGCAATAGACATCTTGATTTACATTAAAAGTAAACAATCCTAAGCTCTGCCACATATCAAGAACTTTAGGACGATCATCAATTACAAATAATACATTGTATTTGTCTTTTATTTCATTTTCATATATTTCTTTTTTTATTATGTTGTCCGGTCTGTTGTCATCAGCTTTTCTCATTAATAGTTTGTCAAACGGAATGTTGTTTTTATCTAACCATCTGATAGTTTGTTCTTTACAGGAATCTTTTCTACCTGACAATAGAATTTTTGTAACTTCCCTATCATTTTTAATATTGTTAAGTATAAATTTAACAGGATAAATAACTTGATCTTCTATAACTTTTGTTTCATCAAATTGCTGTCTTGACACATTTTTTGCAAGTGTGCCATCTAGGTCAATTATAGCACAATCTGGTAAATAAACATTATATTTAATTTTTGGTTTTGAATCTTCTACCATTCTTCTTAGTTCAATCTCGTATTTTCTCCAAGTATTTTTTAATACATTCTCCCCGATAGAAAATTCTCTATTTTTATCTCGTTCAATAGCTTCACCAAGCGTAATCGGAAATTCTTTTATTTCAATATCAATAATAACCGAACTTAAAGCTTCTTTTATTTTTCTAATATCTTCATTAAGGGTTGTGTTATTTAAATTCATTTTGTCAACAATAACATTATAATTGTTTTTTAAAAGAGTTATTATTGCTTGGTATTCTAATTCGGTAACAAGTTTTTCTGTTTCTTTAGAAAAGGAATAGTTATCAAGCATGTGTCTAAAAGCATCACGATTTACAATTCTGTAATCTTTATTGGTTTTTACAAATTCTTTAGCATAAAAACTTTTTCCGCTTGCCTGCATGCCACGCAAATATATTATTTTCATATTTAATCCTTTCATTAACTATTATATGTATTTATTTTAATTAAATCAAGTATTTTTTGAAGGGTAGTTAATAATTTACATTTTTTTTACAGTTATAGTCTAAAAGTTTTATCTTGAAGTATAATAAAAGTGCATATAAAAGTTCCTCCAATACATAAAGCAGACAATAATCTTAAACCTATATCTTGACCAGCAATAGAAAACAAAAACTCATGTCCTGATGTAAAACCTGCAAAAGTAAAATAGCAAAGCAGAAACATAAAGAATGAAGCTAATAAGCTAAGTCCAATTCTGATAAATAGTTCTGTAATTTTCATAATTTTTTCTCCTTCAAATACAATAAAATACTATTGTTAAATTTTTCTAAATTAACTAATGTAATTTTTGAAATAACGAATAGCATAATAAAAGGTATACCTACTATAGACACTACAAAAAATATTAAGGTTTCTAATATTCTACCGAGTATGGTTTTTAAAAAGTACATCTCTTTATTATTTATAGGCATATTTTGCTCCTTTCTACAATTTAACCGGAATATTAAAATAATTTGATACTTCTACTAGATCAACTTTACCCAGATATAATAACTCACAAAACTTTGGATGAAGCTTTAGATTATTTCTATTCAAACCTTCTATTTGTCTTACTAAGAAGTCAATATTTTTAGTTATGCTTTCTAATTGTTGCGGATGAGCTTCCCATTTTTCCCTAAGATTTTTCCTAATGAAATTCATGTGCATCATTTGTATTTGATTATGAGGAAACAGATAAGGTATTGCATCCGTATTATTATATCCTCGACTTTTGTCAACACTACAAGTTTTACCATCAACCATTTTAGTACAATACTCATGACCACCTTTCACTTCAAAGTTATCTGTTATTTTACAAATGAAAGGGCTGTATCTTGGTTGCTTAGGGTTTCTTACACCCTGTATGGTTGCCCATTTATAGAAGTTTACATATTCACAAATTGAATAACTTATATTGTGATCCATGATATATTTTTTAGCTTTTAAGAATTCATCCGGTTTGAAGGTCTCATCACAATCTAAATCCAAAAAATGTGTGCAACCGGCTTCTTTACATAACAACTTACCTTGATTTCGTTTTTGAGCTTCTATTTGACTGGCTTCAAGTTCGGTCTTAGCATAATTAGTTATCTCAAAACAATTTATTTTATCAACTATTTTTTGTCTTAAAAGATCGTTGATTAAGTTGAGGTCATCTTGTTTTATTTGCTTTGTACCATAATAATTTACTTTCTGGTAATTTATGAGAATGAAATCAACAAAAGGTCTGATTGGTTTTATCATATATGGTAATAGTTCTACACCATTACTGAAGACATTGTAACTAACACCCAATTTCATAATTTTCCTTTATAGCTTTATTTTATATTCTTGACTTTTAATGAACAATCACCCATATTCTGTTCCTAGCTACATTTACCTGAATAATACATACTTATTCCTTAATAATGTTTATAAATTATATATAGACCTAATGCCAATACCATACACATTCCCAATAGTTCCCAATTCATTTTATTTTTTTCCTTTCTTTTCCATTTCATCGTAAAAGAAATAACCATTCATATTTAAATTTTTAAACTCTACTTCAAAAACTAATATACTATTATCAATCCAATACCAATGTTTGAATATATCAACAATAATACCTGTTTCTTTCATAAAATTATTATATCTATCATAAGCCTCTTCAATACTTAAATTTATTCCTTCTTTATTTCTATCCATTCCGGCTTGATAACGCATTAGGCATTCATTATAAATATCAAATTCATCACTGGTTTTTATTTTTACTTCATCTCCAATTTTAAAACTATTTTGTAAATCTATATATTTCTGATCCATCTAATTATCCTTTGTTGTTTCATTTTCAATCTTTTTAAAATATTCGTTTATTAAAACATTAATCTGCTCTAATGTCAAATTGTTTTTATTTCTATTTAAAAATTCATCAAACAGAGTATAACTAAAATAATCATTTATAAGCTTTATAGAAAAAACCCATTTATAAACTGCGTGTTTGTTATAAATGCAAAAGTTATGAAGAAAAGGGAACTTCTTTAAGATAGTTGAAATATTTGCTTTGGTGCTGATGTAATTATTAATCATAAATTTTTATTTCCTATTCTATCAAATTTATTTTCTAAAAATGTGTCTATTACAAAAATCATTATAAAAACAAACAAGGCAGAATAGAGCGCAGGTATTTGACCATATTTTTCTAATAAAGTATAACAAAATATTGATAAAAATAACATTAAAACTATACTTAATATTCTTATAAATTTAAACACCTTTTAACTCCTTAGAAAGAAAGGTAATACTATACCTAAAAATTTATGACATATATTTTTTAATCTTACAATATAGTATCTCAAATTTTTCTTTTTAGATTTATTACAATAGTCTTTGCCTTTATGAGTATAAACGAACACTTCGGTAAAAATCCAGTAATCGTAGTTATTTTTAAATGGCTTATAAAAAGTTTTAGTTAAAAATTCACAATGTTTACATTTTTCCATTTTAGTTGCCTTTTAATTTCGTTAGTTTTTCCACAGTAGTTAGTTCATACTTGGCTTTTGGTCTTTGTCTATTCAATTCACTTATTTTGTCATCAATCATTATATCTTTTTTAAAGTCTTCACAACCACATTCATAATATTGTTCAAACTCTTCATAGCTTCTATCAATTTCTTTTCCACAATATAAACAATAAACTTTACCATTCAGTCTTGTGTATCTTTTCATAACAATTTATCCTTTTTTATTCTCAAATAAAATTTTTGACTTATAAATGTTTGGAGCAAAAGGTTTTCTATGTTCTATTACATCAATAATTTCATAATCCATTTTATTTGTTTTTTCTGTAATAACTTCTAACCAGTATTCTTCAAATTCCTTCCAGTAAATCATTTTGCAATCCTTTATGTTTTATTTTAACCATCACTAAATAACCATTTTGGTTTATCATCAATAACCAAGTCCGGTATTATATTATAATTATCTTTTAAAAATGGTAACTTAGCTTGTCTATTTGTATAATAAACAGGTATTCTTGTAGCAATATATTTTAAACCATCATCTGCTTCCTGCTCATATCTCATAGTAGCAAGTATTACTTTATAGTTAAAATTTACTTGATTATTTATTATAATATTCATAAGTTCAGGGAATTCAGTATAAGTGCCGTCATAGTCTAATAAAATTGTTCTCATAATATTTGTTACCTTTTTAACACTCAAAATAAAATTTTAAAAAATGTTTATCAGTAATAGGTACAAAAATATACCCCGAAAAATCATCACCCGTATATCCACAACTCTGATCTACATAGACACCTTTAAACCAATAAGGCTCTGTCTGGTATTCTCCAAACACCTTTCTTTTTCTTACAATACCTTCTATGCTGCAACCACCGGATTCTTCTAAATATTCAAGAAGTTTATTATATCTGTATTTAGTCAAATGTTTTTTAATAACCGATAAATAACAATCATTTTCATCTGCTTTCTCGTGTTCTAAATCCATTAATAATCTATTGTAGTTATCAAATACTTCGTGTTCTTCAGCTTCGTTCATACTACTTATTATCCTTTAAATATTTTTTCAATTGGTTTCCACATTATAATTTGTTCCCATGTATTAATTCTTTTTGACCACGATTCTCCATCAAAAGCAGAAACATCATAAAGAAATATTCCATCTTCTTTATTTTTATTTTTTACTGCAACTAAAACAAGTTCATCTATATATCCATTATTTAAAGATGGTAAACTATCATTAATATTTATCCATGATTTATTCTGTGTTTGTTGTGCGAGTTCAAGTTTGGGAATAATCCAATCATATACATCTTTTTGACCAGCTCTAATAAGATTAGAATATATCTGATCTGGCTTCTTAGGAGAATCATAATATTTTTGATTATTTTTTTGCTCTTTAATATCTTCAATTATTTTTTCTATTGTCATACTATTTACCCATTAAATAAACCATAATTCTTCCAAGTATTTTTTAATTTTACTAAATGATAATCACAATATAAACCATTAAGATTTAATATCTCGCAATTCTTTACTTCATTATCATTAAGTTCTTTTTTGCAATCTATACAATATGCCATACTATTTACCTGCTTTTTCTTTATATTTAAAATAGTCTTTTAAAACTTTTTCAGCACACCCATAATATCCCATCCATTCAGTTCTTCCGGTATCTTCACACCAAGTAATAAAAGCTTTTATATTTTTATATTCATCTGTGTACATCTTTTATTTCCTTTTATATTTTAACCGTTTCAAATTTATAAATATTTTCAGGTGTCCAGAATGAATGATAAAGAGGTTTATGATCCGGTAAAGGAAAACTTTCTTTACATTCAATTTCTAATATTATATTTCTACCTGTTTTCTTATTCCAATTAATAGCTGATTGTAAATACTTCCAACCTCTAACCGGACTTATTATAAAACCTGTTTGTTTATATCTTAATAGTTTTTTATTGGTCGTGCAATGATATAATTTCATATTATTTTTGTAACTTTGTCTTTGTCTTTTTCTTCTACTTCTGAATTATTATTAACATAATTAAGAGCTTCTTTTATAAAACTTACCATAGCATCACATTCTTTTTTTGTTTCATAATCATAAACAAAAATTTTATTATCATATTGTTCTTCTACCCCCCTCATATAAAAACAATTCGAGGATAAATATGAAAATGATATTGATATTAACTTAAAACCGTCTTTTTCAAAGATACAATCTTTATCTCTTAAATTTTCATCCTGTTCTAAAATCTTGCCAAACAACACATTTTCATAGCGATACAATTCAATTTTTAATTTTTCTTTTGACATATTATTTCTCCTTTTTATTTTGGTTATTACCAATGATCCTTCACGTAACTTTCAAAATCTTCTATAAGACTATCATTATGAAAAGGGTCAATATTACTTCCTCTTATATGATTAGCTAAATCAGGATTCATATCATATAAAGTATTAAAATATGTTTGTCCTAATCTCCATTTAGGATTAGCCATGAAATTATATGATACTCTTTCTTTGTATTCTTCGATAATATTCATATTTATTTTTACCTCTACTTTTAAAATGGATTAAAATTTAAATCAGTATAATACTTGCTATGATCTATTCTATTATCTATACCTTTTCTTATTTTTAATATTTCAAATATATTTTTGTTATTCATATTTATTGTTTTACAAATGTGTTTGTCTTTTAGAAATTTTATAAAAAGCTTTTTATCATCGTTCATAATAATTTTAAATGTCCTGTTATTTCATTAACATTTTCATTCCAGCCTAAAATAGCACCACAGGTAATAGTTTTAACTCCATGAAATTCTGTTAAACCATTATCTTCAATAAGTGATGTATAAAGAAAATTTGCTTTTGCTCTATTTATTAAGTGTATGAGTTCCTGCTCTGAATCAACCTGTAAACATATTTTAGTAAATATTCCATTTAACCAATCATCCATTAAACTTCTCGAACCTTTAGTTATAATTATAGAATATTCTTTTTCTTTTTCCGTATTTATTCTTCCATCTGCCATTAAATCAAGAATTAATTTTAGAGAAGCATGACTCCCCATAGCCACCATTTTGCCTTTTCTCATATTGAGATCAGTTCTCATAAGAATTACCATTTTTGATTTACTTTCCATTAGTCTAATCCTTTAAAAAATATATGTTTTATCATCTTCAATTAATTCACCATTATCTAATTTGGTAATATTAAAAACATCTTTTAGGGTTTTTCCTTTCATTTGTGCATAACTTATACTACCTCGTTTTATATCTTTTTCTATATCCATATGAGCTTTGTTTATATTTTCTAATATTGAATTTGCGTGCACTTCATATTCTTGTTCGTTTAACATTTTTACCAGCTTCTATGTTTTTCATGAATAGTTTCAATTCCATCATATTCATCTATTACCCATTCTATATTATCTGGTATTTCAACTATTTCTAAATCAGCATATTTTGAATTTGCTTCTCCCCCTAATTCTTCAACAACTTTCACTAAAATAGGGTTTGATCTATTTTCATAACTATTAGCCCAAGTATCCCAATATCTGCCCAACAAAGAATAAGTTTTACTGCTTTCATTCAAATTATTGTCAAAAATTACTTTTTCATCATACAACGGATTTCTAATAACCAATCCGTTTTTATCTCTCTGTTCTTCTTCATATTTTATAACAGGTATTCCATATTCTATAAGCTTTTCATAAGCTTTTTCACTTAACCCAAAACCACCAAAACATTTATTCACTACTACCTTCATTATCTTTCTCCTTTTTTTCTATTCTTACCAGCCATTATAATCAATATTAAATAAATTGTCAACAATTTTTACATTCACAACATGATTTATACCTGGTACAGGTACATGAAATAATTTAAGATTTTTATCACATATAGCGTTTATATTACCCGTTATATTTATTATGCTATCATGGCTTCTATCCAAAACCGTTTGACTTGTACTTCGATACTTCAACTGCAAATCTCGTCTAACTGTTGTCATGTGGTGCATCAATAAATCTTCCGGCTTGAATATCCAATGCGGATTATGTCTATCAATATTATATCCTCTAGTTGGATCAATAAAAACATTTTTTAAGCTATTTGTTCCAAGCTTCTTTTTCGGGTCAAGCTTACAAATGAAGGGAATATGTATTCTCGATACTTGAGTATTTTGATAGATAGGTAATTTGTGATATTCAATAAGTCTACAATAACTATATTGATATTTAGTTTCTTCAATAAAGTTTTTTGCTTTTATGAATTGATCTGTTTCAAATAGCTCATCCACATCAAGCATTAAAAAATGGTCATAGCCTCTATTATAGCAATGAGTTCTTAAATAGTTTCGTTTTTCTATTTCGGTGTTTTTTGCTTCTCTGGAATTGTTAGCAAATAGTTTGATTGGAAAACATAGAAGTTCATCAATTAGTTTTTGTTTTTTTAAATCTTTTAGTATATCGAGATCGTAAGGGCTTATTTTTGATTTTCCCCACCAATCCTGCTCGGAGTAACTGACAACTATCCAGTCAACATTTTCTCGTATTTGTTTTATTGAATAGGGTAATAATTCACAACCACTAAAAACGCTATAAGCTACTGCTAATTTCATTTAGTTTTTACAAATTCATCAATTAAGCTATTAACCATTAATGTTAGTTTACTTCTAAAAACCTGATCTTGTTTCATTTGATTTAAAAGTTTGTCAACATTTCCATCAATGCCAGTTATTACTGTTCTAGCAATTTTATTTAATAATGCTTCTTTAACATTTTCCCTAAACTCTATTGATGCTATTTCACTGCTTACTATATTATCAAAAACTGATTCTATTTCTTTTTGATATTTTGTTATTATATTTTCTGCATATTTTTTCAAAGGAGAATTATAATCAACCAAAACTTTTTTTAAAGCGTCTCTTATAGAATCATTAACAGCATAAAGTACATCTTTTTCTAAAGTGATAGGTAATTCTTTTTTATCCACTTTAAGAATAATATCTTCTACTTGTTTTTTTACTTCTGCTTTAAAAAATTCATTTTCTCGTCTAATGTCTGTCATTAATTGCTGTATTTCTTTTAATGTTTGATTTTCTTTTTCTGTCATTCTAATTCTCCTTTTTATCTACCCATACTATAACTTCATTACAATCAGGACAATTAGAATCTCCAATATCTATACCTCGTTTTCCTTGACATTTTGGACAAACAACAACATCAAGAAAGGGTATTAATCCTTTTTTATTTATTTCTATCATTCTATTTGTTTCTCCTTTTGCTTCTAATATATACTACAACTAAAATAACTTTTATTAAAATTGAAATTAAATATTTTTTCATACTATGAATTAAAAATTATCAAAACAACTGCTGTTACCACAACTAGAGCAATAAGTATTACTCCGGCATGATCTTCTAATTTTCCTATAAACTTTAATGTTTTTAGTTTCATACTATTTTCCTTTTCACTCTAAACAATCTTCTGCTTTTATACCGAGTTTACTCTCCCATTTATCTACTATACTTTTTTTGTGAGTTATTGTTTGTTGATCTGCATAACTCTTTTTGCTCTTCGGAACAATTATTAAACATAAAATCACAACCTTTGCACATATTTTCTGCTTCCATAACTATTTCCTTTCCCACACATTCAGATTTTTCATCACAGCTTTTACAAATACTACCTGTTAAATTTGCATCTACAAATACTTCCCATCCTGAATCATTGTTACTATTAATTGGTATACCACATCTTACACAAAATTTAGTATTTAATGATTGAAATGGTTTTCCTTCTACTCCTAAAGTAAAATTATCCATTTCTTCTTCACATTGTTTAACATGTAACTCTTCAAATCCTATTTTTATATTTTTTCCACATGTTTTGCATTTACTACAACAAGGTGTAATATGAGTATATCTAATATTCATTCTTCCTGTTTCATCATGGCAATTACAAGTACATTCATAGAAATCCATTATATTACCCCCCTTTTAATAATTAAATATATATTATTTATTCTATTTTTTCAATATTTTTAATTATGTAATTAAATAATTTTTTATTCATTTTGTGCCAATCACTATCACATAATAAATCATTAAATCGTAATGTATTCATCGCATCCTTACACTTATTAATATTATTTTTTCCCTTATATTTAAAACCTTGTTCTTCTAACTGAACAACTAAAGATTTTGATATTACACCAAAAGATAAATTAATAGTATCACTCATAATGTGTATCCTTTTTCTTCCTCTCTAATACATTTATATATCTATTATCTTCATAATTATACATTTTTAATTTATATGTTTCAATCAAACTATAAAGCTGTTTTTTAAAATTACCAATTATAACTTTTCCACTATAAATACAATTATTTTCATTCATTATAGAATCAAAACCAACCAAGTATATTTTTTCATACCCCCGATTCAAAGCTAAATTGATAAGCTCATTTCCAGTGCTAAATCCTAGATAAGTTGTAAGAGGTATTATTTCGTTAGAGGGAATTTTATATCGTTCAATAAAGTTTGAGGGGCAAGTTATGTCAAAGTGAATATTATTAAGTTGTCGATATTCACTAGCTTTTAATACTGCTCCATAATGAACAGAAGCCATCAATGATATTATACAACCAATATTTTTTTCTTGAAAACTATAATTACAAGCCCAGACAGGAATATTTTGATTATATATTTGATTTATAAATTGTTGAATATCAGGCTTTAATCGACTTGATCCATTACCTATTATCAATACTGATTTTGTATCTTTTTCATCATTCATATCTTTCACCGCTCATGCTAATTAGTAATTCAAACCATAAAAGGTTAAAAACACGAATTCTTTATTTAACTTTAATTGAATACTGAATTTTTAAAACATTTTTTGTAAAATATACACATGTTTTATCTTTGTTTATTCTTGCTATTTCTTTTCCAGAACCATCTTTAAAAACGCCTTTATTATCTGAAAGAAATTCTAATCCCCAAATAGATAATAAACAATTCTTTAATTTTTTTACTGGTGTGTAAGATAATTTAATCTCTAGTTCATCTTCTTCTACAACTTCATTTGCATAATACTCTTTTTTCATAGGTTTTCTCCTTTTATATTTGTATCATTCATCTATTTCAAAGTCAACTACTATTGTCTTTTTAAATTTAAACTCAAAAGACTTATCTAACACACAAATTTTAAAGTTGTGTTTATCAACTTCATTATTATATTTTTTTAGATACTCGTAACACTTAACCTTTACGTTGTGCATAAAAGTAGGTTTGAAGTTTAATTTTTCATCAAATATATAATATCTAGGATACTTGTGTTCCATTATCAAAATACCATTATACTTCATATCAACAGTAATTTCATCTGAATAGCTTATATCATAATTCTCTATTATATTACTATTTTCTTCTTGTTTTATTTTTCTATTTATTTCATCTAATCTTCTTTCATTTTCTAACCAAGATATATTTCTTTTCTCATTTACATTATCACATTCAGAAAGGCATTCGTTACAATCTGAATGTTTTCCACACAACTGAAATAATTTTGCATCGCTCATATTTTCTCCTTATTTCTTACTGCCATAGTATAATTTCCATCAGCAGATAATTTATCCAGTCTATTAGCTTCACCTTCTATTTCAATAGCAAAGTCTTTTTTAGATATTGTATCCTGATGATATGTATTATATTTTTTGCATTCATTAGAGTTACATTTTATTTCTTCACATTTGTAACAAGGGGATATTATTTTTAAAGGTTTTTCTGTCATAACTATTTCTCTTTATTTAATTTTGAAAAGTGAAATCTATCACCAATATTATATTGTTCTTTAGTGTATAATACTAATGTTAGTTTATGAATATCACCGCCCTGATAATAGTAAGAATCATTTGATTCTACATATTCCTTCCGATAATGTATAAAAGTTACTTCATTTACTTTTACAGAATCAACTTCAACTTGTGTGATACCAACTACCATAAAATAATCATTATCATATAGCTTTAAAGATTCCTTTGCATCACAACCAATAAAGAATAAAATAACAACAAATAAAAACACTAATTTTTTCATAATATCTCCTTCTAATTATTTAAATATAAAATTTTTTAATCTTATTATCTGTATCTGGATATTCTTTTTCTTCTGCTAATAACTGAATAGTATTTAGTTGTCTATCAGAGCTAAAACCATAATCCTTATCTGTTAAATTATTTTTAACTTTTTCATAAGCTTCAGTTTCATTTTCAGCCACAACATAAAAATTGAAAGAAAATTTTTGACAAGTAACTAAATATAGTTTTTTCATTTACTTTCTCCTGCTTTTATTGCCCCTAAGTAAAAATCAAGTAATTCCTTACCAATATAGCAATTAAACTCACCAAAGTCAATACCGATGTATTTTACTACTTGACCTTCAAATCCCTTGTGGTAATCATATTCACCTGATCCAATTTTTAGCTTTACAGCATGATTCCAAGTATCAAGTTCAAAAAATAAATCTTTTGTATATTGTAGTTTTACCCAGTTACCATGTTTTTTACTCTGCATCTCACCGTTTTTGCAAAGATAGTTTACAAACTCATTGTAAAGTTTTTTGATTTCCTCATCACTTTCATAATTAATGTTGTTCACAATTTTTCTCCTCATTTTTTATCATCCTTTTTGCAAGGAAGCCCACGATTTTTGTCAAAGAATGAATTACATATTAAATATGTAACTTATTTAAGATTATTTGTCAAATAAATTTACAAATTTTTTAACTACTTTAAAAAATATAAGATACTAATAATAAAAGAAATGTTTTAACTAAATTATTTTAGGTAAAAAATGAAAGAAACTAAAAGACAAAACATTATTAAATCTCTTCAAGAAACGAAAGAAAAAAGAAAAACTCAAAAATGTTTGGTTTTTGAATTAAAAATAAATTATTCTAAATTAAATAAAGTCCAAAAAGAAACATTAAAAATGTTTTTTGTAGAAGCTAAGTGGTTATATAATTTTTATTTATCAACAGATGATATTTTTAATCAATCAGATAAAATAGAAAAAGTTATAATTAAAGATAAAGATAAAAAGGATATAGAAAAAAAATTACAATATTTACCCGCTCAAGTAAAACAAACAATTCTAAAACAATTAAAACAAAATGTTTATAATTTAAGCAGAGCTAAAAAGAAAAATAATAAAGTTGGTAAATTAAAATTTAAATCTGAAATTAATTCTATTGATTTTAATCAATATGGTAATACTCATAGAATAATAAATAATAATTTATTTAAAATTGGGAGAATAAAAAAATATATTAAAGTTCACGGTCTAAATCAAATCAAACCAGAATATGAGATTGCAAATGCAAAATTAATAAAAAAAGCAAGTGGGTATTATATTAAATTAACTTGTTTTGAAAATTTGAATAGTAAAGATTTTAACTTTATAAATAATAAAAAAGGAGATGTAGGAATTGATTTTGGAATTAAAGATAATATTGTAACATCTGATGGAGAGTTTTTTAATATAAAAATTCAAGAAGATGAACACTTAAAAAGATTGCAAAGAAAATTTGCAAGACAAAAAAAAGGTTCAAAGAATTTTTATAAAACAAAACAAAAAATTAAAAGATGTTATGAAAAAATATCTAATAAAAAACAAGATCAAGTAAATAAATTAGTAAATTATCTTTGTACTAGTTACACATCAATTTATATGCAAGATGAGAATTTAAAAGGGTGGCATTTAGGGCTGTTTGGGAAACAAGTTCAGCATTCAGCATTAGGAAGTATAAAACAAAAACTTTTTAAACAAAAAAATGTAATAATTATTAATAGGTTTGAACCTACAACAAAACTTTGTCATGAATGCGGAGCTATTAATAAAGATATAAAACTATCTGATAGAATTTTTAAATGTGCCTGTGGTTATGAAGAACACAGAGATATTAAATCTGCTAAAACAATCAGATTTATAGGTAGATTTAAAAATAATTATATACCTACGGAACATAGGGATTTTAAGCCTGTGGAGAAATAAACCTCTACTTTTTAGTGAATTTTTTCATTTAAAAGCAAGTTATGTTTCAATGAAACAGGAAGCTCATGAATTTATTCGTGGGTAGTTCACCAATTATAGCGCATTCCTGTATTATTGCTATTTATTTTACAATTATACCACAAATTTCTATAATGATAATTATTTGCTATCTTTTTATCTAAAGCTTCCATTTTCATTTTATGAGCTTTTAATTCATATTCATTAGCAAAACTTTTTATCCACGAAATACTTTCTTTCATTTTTAATAACTTATTTTCTTTATCTATTTCTTTCTGAATAAGCTTTGCTCTATGACGTTGTATAAACTCTTCTGTTATCCACTTTACATTATTTAGATATTTTTGACATTGGTCAATTGTTAAATACTCCATACCTGAAAATAGACCCCTTAAAAAATGAAAGTTCTGTAAATTTTTTTCAGACTTATGCTTTTTAGAAATCATCCATTCATCTAAATGTATTGCTATATAACATAATAACTCCCTTTCATATCCTACCCACAATTTAGCATTTGGATGATTTATAACAGATCGCTTAGGTGTAATTAGTTTGTCATTTACATATAATAAACTAGCTAGGATATGGATATTTTCATATATGTTAGCTTGAAGTCTTTTTGTATCAAGCATAGAAGCACTTTTATAAAAATCTTTATCTACTATCCACGATTGCATTTTAGTTTATTTCCTTTTTAAATCTTTATAATTTCATAAGTATTGTATAACACATTATTTTCAATAAATCTATCATAACTTAATTTTTTTAAATCTTTATTTATATGTTTCAATCTTACCATTGATTCCTTATAAGCACTTTCTTCTAATTTATTTAATTGTTCAACAAATATTTCAATATCATTATGAGTATAATACTTTAATTCATTACTTCCTAAAGTTGTTGCTGTAAAGGCGTGATTTATATTATCCTTTTCTTTGAAGTCCGGTCTCCAATCAATTTGAATACCAAAATTATATTCTTGATTCACTATTATATAATTGTCTGTTTTGTCTTTATACTTAGATATTATTTTATCAATACCCTTTTTTATAGTATTTATATAAATGTCTAATGTTTTACCTATTCTTTTATTATACTGCTCTACTGAATGATTTATGTCAATTATTTTTCTATTTTTATAAGCAAAAACTTGTTTATAATATTCTTGTAAATACATAGTTTATATTTTTACCTCTTTAAAATCTTTATAAGACTGCCCGTCTTCAAAATACAAATTAAACCATCTATCAATATAACTGTTCTCTTTGAAGTATCTAACTTTTTTATAGAATCCTATTTTATTCTGTTCAACTATTATCTCAATTTCATTTTTTAAATTATGTTCATGTTCCGAGTTTTTAAGAACGGTTGTTATTACTGCAATCAATTTGTTTTTGTTGTGTCTATCTGGTCTTATTTCAATTGGAACTTTAAGATCATATTTTTTATTTATAAATACATAATTTTCCGCATAACTCTTTAAATTATCTATATTTAATTTGTCAAGACCTTTTGATATGAGCTTATAAAAGATAATGTTTTTTAATTCAGGAAATCTTTCATGTAATCTGCCAATGGCGTGTTCTACATCATATATTTCTATATTGTTATGTTTGAATAGTAGTTTAAAATTTTCCTGTAAATATTTACTTTCAAATAATAATGTTTTCTTTTTCACAATTATCCTACTTATCTTTTACAAAACTAGCAAATTCTTTTAATCCTATTAAAGTATCTATATGATAGCAATCAACATATCTTTCAAGTTTTATAATTCCTTTATTACATAATTCACTTACTTTCCCAACATAGAGTTCATTTATATCTAAATTTAATTCATTAGCAATTTTTATTAATTCTTCATTAATAGGTTGTGCTCCGTATTCATCAGGCGATGGTGCGCCACAATGTCCTCCACTTCTTATAACACTTCCTAGAATTTTTATTCTATCAGAAGGTATAGGATAAAATTTATTGTGTAATTCTAAAGCATCTTTTAATTTTAAACCATGTTCTTGTAATTTAGTGTATGCAATCCAATAATTCCAACTACGGATAAATATCCAATTATTTAGTATACCTTTAAAATTATATGCAACTTCCCCCTTATATTTTTCAGTTTTTACAACAGTAATGCCAGCTAAATATAATTCTTCATTAATATAATCATCACAATCCACAACTCCGGCTAGATTTTTCATTTTTTGTCTCCATTTAACCTTTCAAAAACTTTATTAATACCGTCTTCTCTGCCTCTTTGGTACATCTCTTTTATTTTAAAATATATCTCGTTTGATTTCATTTTTTCTATTTCAGCAATAGTTGGAAATATAATTTCATTTGACATTTTTTCTCCTATTTGCGATAATTGATATTATCTTAATTTAATATGTTTGTCAAGAAAAATTTTAACATTATTTACAATTATTTTAATATTATCATTTACAATTTTATATCCACTTCTTAATAAATATGAAACATAATAGTAAGATCGTACACTATCACGTGTTTTATAATAAGATATTAAAGGACATTGTATAGTAATTGCTTTGTTTAGCTTTTTATAGATTTTGTTAAAACGATATTTTCCGGCAGGGAGAATTAGTTTGCTTTCTTGATATAATAATTGTATAAGATCGTTAAGGTCATCTTGATATATATTTGTGATGTGTTTTGAATTAATTTTGTTTAGTTTATTTTTTATACTCATCATATTTTTGTATTCCAAATACTATTGCATAAAGACACCAGATAAAATGATATGTTTTTTCCATACAGGAATCTTCCCAGAAATCAGATAAATCTAAATATTCTGAACTAAAATTTCTATATGCTTCCACACAAGAATATTCATCTTCCGCATAAGCAAACATATTTCGTATTTCTTCTTTTACTTCTTTTATCTCTTCTAGGCTTGTTAAATTATAACTTAACCAATTCTTATAGTATTCTATAATTCTTTCTTTAAATCTTTTTACACTAAACTCTCTTATACCATTACCAAAAACAGATTCAGCTATACATTTTTCAGCCCAATAATAAGAGTTTATTTTTAATTCTTCATTTCTGAAAAAATTAAACATATCTGTTGTTCTTTGAAATAAGTAACTACCATAATCCCCCGTAATACATAAATGATTATCCCATGTAATTATATCGTATCTTCCACAATAATCACCATTTTTGTTTTGTAATCTAATATGACGATTTATGTCATTATCATAAATTATTGTAAGCTTGTGATCTTTTACTACTTCTAAAAATCTTTCTTTTGTACACTCATTATTATTCATGTCATTATCCTTTTTTATTATGTTTAGGTACTATAACTTTTACTTTCTTAAACCAACCTTGATACCACTTCAAATATTTAATATCATAAAAAACAGAAGGGTTAGAATATTTTTCAAGTATGTTATTTTGTATAAGAATACGCACGAAAGAAGATTTTATAGGAACAAAAATAATCACAACTTGTTTTATATAATCATTTATAATGTAATATCTTTTAATTTCAAGTACATTCTCGATATAGTTTTCTATATTTTTTATAGTTATTAAACAATTTCTCATAATTTTATTCCTCCTATTTTAATGAAATAACTCTTTTAATATATTAAATACTCCTTCTAATTTTTTTATGTTTTTTATAAGTGTTTCAATTTTGTATAATTCACTATTGTTTAAATTTTTTAAACCTTCTTCAATTTCTTTTAACAAGAATTCTTTTCTTTCTTTTTCCTGTTGTTTCAGGTCTTCTTCATATTGTTCAGAATAATGACTCATAATTTCATTCTCCTTTTTTATTTCTGTTTTTCCAAATACCGAGTGAACTTGTTATAAAATAAACACTAAACATAAATGCCGGAGAATAATGTTTAAAATATAAATTATATCCTACCCAGAAAAAATTAGAAATTACCCATAAGATAAAAGCAATAAATCTGTATTTTCTATTTATGCTTGTTACTAGAAAATTTCCTATCAAAGAAACAGCAATAAAAATCCATGAGATATATTCTAAAATTTCTTTCATTATTTTTTTACCTTTTTCTTATTTTTATTTATTTTCTTTAATTCTTTTTCTAGTATTTTCTTATCTTCTTCGGATAACCCATTGTAAGCATCATTTACAACTTTACAAATTATATTCCCTAATTTTAAATACATTGTTGCTATTTTTTGCCAAGCTGTTTTTATTGCTTCTATATCTTTTTCGCTCAATTTATTTATTTTTTCTTTTTCCATACTTTTTACCTTTTTAAAATAATTTATATTTTGTAATTAATTCATGTATAATATAAATCATAACCGCATTTATTCCTATAAAAATTACAAAGTCTTGAATATATTTTGTGAAGATCAGTTTTTTATGTCTTAATTGAAAAAACCCTACCATAAATAAACAATCTAGTAAACTTAAAATGATTAAATAAAATATATCCAGAATCATTTTATCTTTCTCCTTTATCTATTTGCTACCATAGTTTGAAACCTTTAAATTTATGGGTATTGGAAATTAAACATATTATTTCAGTTAGCAACCCAATGTAGCCAGAAAGCCCAATAACAATTGCGCATTTCATATCGTGGTAATAATGTTTTTTGGCAAGTGTTGGGTATTCTTTCTGATAATATGCAAAATCCATCATATAAGCTAATAACCCTGAAAACACATAAAAAATTACTATTAATGTTACAATCATTTATTTCTCCTGTTATAATTTCCACACAAAAATAATAGCTAATACTTCTAGTGAAATACAAAGCAAAGTAGAAATAGTGCTTGTTATCTTTTCATCTTTTTTGAGTAAGCCTAAATATCTAACAATTGCAAAACTTAACATTACTGTAATAAATATTTTCATAATTTCTCCTTTTCACCATTTCCTCTGTTTAAACTCACTACAAAAAGTAATGCTTTTTAATTCGATTTTATCTTTATCATCAAGCCATTCCACAAACTTTCCACATTTATGCTCACAATTCATACAATCTCTTGTATCTCTGTTAAACTTTAATTCGGATTCAATTTTTTCTATAATTCTTTCAACAATCTTTTTAATAAAATTATCTATTAGCTTCATTTACTACCTGCTTTTTTAAATGCACTGTAACTTTCATCACATTCATAACAAGCAAACATGTCTGAAACATGAATACAGTTATTACAGTTGATCCCATTATTTAATAGTTTTTTAAGTGCATATATTTTTGATGCTTTCTTCTTTATTTCTCTTTCTAGTTTTTCAACTTTTTTAAAAATAGCCTTATCTCTTAACACTTTACTTCCCTTTCCTTCTAGGTGTACCCGTATTACAATGCCATATAGACACACCAGCACCTTTTAACTGAATAAAACTAAAGCATTCATCACATTTCCAATTATAGTAGTTTTTTAGTATATTGTCATCAATTTTTATTTCTTTTTTACATTTAGGACACACAATTATTATCTCTTTCTTTTTAATATCTTTATTCATAACCTTATTATTTTCTCCTTCATTCATTTTCATTTCAATATGCTCCCAAAAAGCCATAGGATCATTCTTACAATTTTTTCCTATGTGCCAGCCATTACACCTTCTACAATGATATACAGAAGCTTTTATACCATACTTTTTCTGTAATCTTTTTAGAGCTATGTATGCTCCTTCTTTTGATTTATGTCTAACTTTTCTTTCACAACAAATATGACGTTTAGGCATAACAACCCGCTTTCTTTTATTTCTTAAAGTTTAAAATTTTCAACAATAGAACCTTTTGGTAATGTTATTTTTATTCTACCTTCTAAATCAAAGTCGGTATTTAATAAATCTAATTCATCATAACTTATTTTACGTATAGAATAACCTCTCATTGTAAATCTTATATTTGGGATAACTAAATTGTTTTCAATAATTTCACACTTACTTGTTAATAAATTAAATCTTACAAAAGCATTTCCGCTTTTTACAAAACCTGTATAATACTCTTTATTATCTATTGTAATTGTGCCTATAAATAGGAAACAACTTCCATAAGCTTTATACTTATCTTTTATTCCAATAGATTTTAATTCATAAGATCGAGTATATTCTTTCATTTCTTTTTCTTCAAATAACTCTTTACAAGATACAGCAAACAACAATATATTTGCTGTTACTACAAATAAAAGCAATTTTTTCATTATTTTTCTCCTTCTTATTTCTTATAAAATTTTATCCACAACCATTCATGTGTTGCATAAGCAATAGCATTTATTAAGTTCAAAACAACTGTCAACACTACACTCTTAACAAACCCTAAGCCAAAAAACATACCCATGAAATAACTTGTTATTACTGCTAATATTCTCCATGTAATTGACTTATACAGTATAATTTTTTTACTCGACAAAATCTTTCTCCGCTTTAACTATAATATTTCTAAATTTTCCGTTTAGTTCAAAATAAAAATACAATTTATCCTCTTCTAACAGTATAATCTTTTCATTTATATTAATAATTGTCTTATAAGGAATTTTATTAACTGCACAAAAATTTAACAAATAATAAAAATTCTTTTCCGTTAAAACTTGTTGTCTAACAGCACCAAAAATAAACCCTACAAACAGTGATATAACTGCGACTAATACATACACCATATTCTTTACTCCTTGTTATTTTTTATAATTTTAATTATCTCATAAATAGAAACTACCGGAACAATAATAGTATAACAATACAATATTGATATAACCACTAGCAAAACAATTTTAATCGACATAAAAGCTTTACCTCCTAGTTAAATTAAAATCTTATCTCCAGTTTAGTATTATATTTTTTCTCATAACTATCAATTGCATCTGCTAAATATCTTTTAGAATTATCTAAGTTCTGATATTTATCATTCAAGAGATTGTCGATAGTTTTAACAATTCTTTCCAGTTCAATTATTCTCTCATCCATATATAACTCCAGTATTAGGTAATCTTCTATCAAATTTTATTTCAAAAGTTCTATTATTTAAACTTGAAATTGATCTCTTTTCCACTTTATACCAAACATCTTTTAATTCTAAGAAACATAACTTTGATGCTTCCGAAGGTGAAAATATTTTTAAAGCTATATTATTTTTATCTGTTACTTCTTTGAATAAAAACCAACAATTGTTTTCCCTTAAATTAGGGCTTCTATGTATTGCTGGTTTAGTTGTTTTTCTAATTTTAAAAACTTTGTTATCATCATTCAAGATATACATTATAAATCATTCTCCAATTTTTATTTTCTTTTATAAATTACTTTCGTCATTAAACAAGTATTATTTTGCTCACAAAATCTATCTCCAAAAGTATAATCATTATAGTATTTTTCATTCACTATATCATAAGGACACTGTATTAATTTATACCCTATAAAATAATTAGCAAATCTACATTTATTTATATTACTACATAAGGTACTCTCAAACACCCCTCTTTTAGAAATATGAATTTCACAGTTACCTTCGTATTTCTTTAAAAATTCATGAACTAACTCTTTATACCCGATCAGAGGCATTGTTAAGTTTGTATCTTCAAAAAAATCACCTTTATCAAGCTCTCTATAACTTGAAATAAAAAATACTTTACTATCAAATTTTTTCTCAAAGTAATCACAAGCACTTAATAAATCATCAACTTTTGTTTTTTTGGAAACCATAAAATTTGGTTCTATTTTGTTTCGTACAGAAGGTATATTATAATTAGGTTTTATATTTAAATAATTTTTAGTTAAAGAATCTATTGATAATCTTATTTTTGCTTTTCCTATACTTGAATTATCATTTTTAATATTTTTTATTTCTAATCCATTTGTATAGATAGTTGTTTTAAGCTTATAACTTTCATTTATATTAATAAAATCTTCTATTTGAGGATGAAGTAAAGGTTCACCTCCTAATAAATTTATTTGTTGAACACCTTTTTTAACTGCATCTTCAATACAAGATTTATATTCTTTTATATGAATATCAGAATTTTTATCTTTTATAATATTTCTTACAAAACAACCTTTACAGGATAACTGACATTTGTTTGTTATAAATATTTGAAGAGTATTTCTAGTTTTTACTGGAAGTTCAATATAATCTGTCCACGGAAAATACATAATTTTTCTCCTTTTATTTTAACTCATATATTTCTTCTATTTCTGCAATCTCATGTTGAAGTATATCAATTTGCTCTCTTGCATATTTTATATCTTTCATTACTTCGATTCCCTTAATAAAATTATATAAATCATCGAGAGTATCAAAATTCCAAACATCATTTTTTTGACTTTTATACTGTTTTTTTTCCTACTCTACATATTCCAAATAAAGTATAATATTCTTCATTTCCGTGATATTTATGATCTACTTTATATAAAATTGAAGTTCCTTTAGCAATATTCTCATTACCTTTAGTAACAATGTATTTAATATCTTTTTCAATTATGAGTTTTTGTTTTTGTTTTAAAAAGTTTAATATTTTAATTTTATCCATTTTATCCATTTTATTTATCCTCTTACTATTAATTTACTATAATCAATAAAATCATGCTGATCTGTATCTAGCTTATATTTTTTAACAAATTCCTTTATAGAAATAATAATATTTTTAATATCTTCATTGTTTATATCTGCTTTACTATAAAATAAAATATCATCAAATCGTTCTAGTATTGCTTTTTCATTACTTGTTACAATCATTTCTATCATAATTTTTCCTTTTCCAAAATACTTTATTTTAAATATTTTGTCAAGATAAATTTCACTTAAAATATTTACTTTTTCTTTTTTTAAGTTTTTGCTTTAATATCTCAAGCTCTTCATTATCTTTCATATTTTGAATAATATTAAATATATCCATTTTATCTCTTAGTATCAATTCCATTTTTGCTTTTTCTAATTCTTGATTTATTATTCTTTCTATTTCTTTATTACTTTGACTTTTGTAATTATCATTCATACTTTTTTATTATTGTATATCAAACTACTTTTCTATATTTAGAATAGCATGATTTATAACACCTTCACCTTTATATTTTCCATTATGAATTAATCTAAATTCTTCTCCTCTACTATGACAAGAAATAACAATTTGAGCTACACAGCCAGCCATAAATCCCGTAATTCCTCCAGCACTTATATTATCATCCGCTTTACAAATTATTCCGTGTGTTGTATGAATATCAGGGTAATAACCTTCATGTAAAGGAGTCAAATCCTCATCTAATAATCGCATTACTTCTTTTGCTACATCAACACAACACTTACCATAAGCATCTTGATTATTACTTTCCCATTCTTTTAATGCTTCTAAGTTATTAATCATAATTTATTCTCCTTTTATATAAAAAATGTATACTAAAAATTATTGTAAAAGTCAAGAAAAACTTTTAAAAACTTAAAAAATATTTACAATTTACACTTATCACATCTGAATATAAATATTTGATTTCTTTTTTCCCAAACACAACTACTAAGAATCTCTTTATGGTAATTACAGAAAGGAAAGTTTAATTCATTTTTTGATAGATTAGAACAGACAGGATTACAAAGTTTTGATTTATCCACAACATTTTATTCTTTAAAAATAGTAAACCTAAAATAATTACCATCATATATATATTTCAATTTACCACCAACTTTACCCCTATTATATTTTAATACTTTGATTTCAATAATAGGCAACCCCCCACTTTCAATTTCTAAGTCTTTTAAATCTTCTTCAAGCTGGTCATAATCGCTTATAAAAGCTTGTCTCATATATTCAAAATTCCATATATACAAAACTAATCTACTACCTGACGCTATTTCTGCACCACCTTTTATTGATTGAATAGTAGGTCTGTAATATTGAAGGTCTTTTACTTTTATAGCTTTACTATTATTACGCCATATATTTTCATTTTCTTGACATATATTTAAAATGTGTGTTTCTGTACTTTTAACAAGTCTTTGTAATTTATATACACAATTTTTTATTACCTTTGCGTCATCACCTTTTTCTGCAAAATCTAATAACATAGTTAATACATCTATTACTATAAAAACATATTTTTTACCAGTAATTGTTTGAACTTTTTTTATTAACATTTCTACATCTTTTATATATAAATTAGGATCATCAACAAGAAAAAAATTATTATATTGTCTCATTGAATGTGATACTAATTTTACATTATTATACTCATCTCTTGTTTTAAAATTCCCCATAGAAATAGTATTAAAGGTAATATCGGAACGCATTGAAGCTATTTTTTCCATAACAATATCTTTTGAATCTTCAAGACTTATGTATAATATAGGAATACCAGAAGGAATTAAACCATTTATTAAATGTAAAGAAAAACTTGACTTTCCTGATCCTTTCTGACCAAACAACGTTGTCATCTCTTTTGGTCTTGCAGGATAGTTTAATAAAGCATCTAAATCTCTATCACCATAACTTGTTTTTATAGTTATTTTATTTTTTTCTTCGAGGCTGTTTAAAAAAAAGTCTTGTAATCTATTTGAGTCCCACAATAATTCATCTGTATTTTTAATTTTAACCAGAGCGTCTTTTATATTATCAAGAGATTCTTCAAATTTATCTAGCCCTGTTGTTTCTCTTAAATTATTTGAATTGGTTAAATTAAATAAATCACTAAGAAGCTCATCATTTATTTTAAATCGAATATGATCTTTTTTCAGTAAATCAATTGCATTTTCTATATTATCAAAGTTAAGAATATTATTATATATATCAGATATATGATGCTTTTCAATTTCTTTTCCACTTTCAATAATATTATTATAAAGTGTATCTATATCAAATTGTTCTATTTTTTTATCATAGAGTAATAGAATACCACTTGATATATTTTTTGATTGGGGAAGATTAAAATATTCATTGACTTGTAAAAGATCAACCCATTTATCTGGATTGTGCATGAAGTAGCTTAATACTCGTTGTTCATTATCTCTATTAACTGATATGCTCAAATTGTGTGATCCTTTATCTTTTACCTTTAAAATAAAACAAGCACTACTATTTCTAATAATGCTTATTATAAACTATAATGCTTTGTTGTCAAGCAAAAATATTAATTATTTTTATTTTCCTCTTTTGCTTTTTAAATCTGACTTAGCTTTTTTAAGTTCTTCGTCATATTGCTTTTTTGTTGCTTCTTCAAACTTTATCCATTTCCTATATAATTTCATCATGTCATGCCCTTCGCTACTAGTCTCAACTTTATAACGAATCTTATATACCAACAAAAACTGGAGATTTTCCCACGACTCTCTGTCCATCGGCAGGTACAAACAATAAATTTTGAAAAAGTAACCTCCTTGACTTTATTTCATGGCAAACCGAGCATTCAAGCTCATAGTCCTCCTTGAAACCCATTTTAAGGTCATCCATTTTCATAAACAAATTAGTTGTTATAGCTGGATCAATTTTTAAAAATTCTTTATATTTTCTTTCTCGTTCTACTTCTATATCATTTATATGAGTTAAACATTGTGCTCTTGTATAATGTACTAAAGCTTTTAATTTTTCTTCATCTAACTCTCTCTGCATTTTTTTTGTAATGTCTCTAAGCTCATCTTTTGTAATTCCTGCTTTAGTAAAGTTATCTATTTTTTTCTGTTTAACACCATACAATTCTTGAACTTTCTGTTTTGCAAAAATTACATCATTTATTCTAGTAAATCTAAAACTATATTTTATAGGATTAAGTTCTTGCGTATCAGAATTAAATATTTCATCTTCAACTGTAATAGGCTCATGTACATTATCCGGTACGTTATAAATAATAATGTTTTTAAGATTTAGTGTATATTTTTCAATAACTCTTTCATCATCATATTTAACTTTTTCTTGACATTCACACACCCATGGAATATCAATAGAAGTTCTCCAAAAATGTGCTAAAATTGTAGCAAGTATTTCTGTAAACTCTTCCTGTGTACAATTACCACAATCAAAATCTTCATAGCAATTTTCATTAAGTATTCTAACAAGATTTTCAACTGTATTAACTTCATTAGACAAAGTCAAATCATTAAGTTGAAGCGTTGTATAATCTTTATAGTGAAGTGTTTGAGGTGCTGAAAACTTACCTAAGCTATGCAGATTAACAGTTATATAACTACTCGGTACTAGATTAACTGATTTAGTATTATCGTAAGCACTGTTGTTATTAATGTTGTTTCCGGTTTTATTTGTAAAACTTTCTAATACTTTTTGTTTTGTTTCGGGGGGTAAATTTGATTTATTTATAAAATCATTAATATCATTTTTACCATTATTATTTTTTTTATTATCACCATTCATACTTTTTCTTTTCTCCTTAAACTTTTAACCATTTTATTTTAATTTTTTATTTTTTTACCATACTTTGTTTAGTATAATATATGTCAAATCAACTTGTCTGTATGTTTAAATTTCCATCTATTATTACTCATATAACATATTTCCAAGAAAACCCAAAAATACATTTATTTTCTTTAATTGATTTATAAACTCTTCTATAATATTTCTTGTTTCCATATATTTTTTCTGCTCCATAAGCTTGGCAATCAAAAATTTCATTAGTTTCTAAACATAGAACTTTTTTAGACATTGGATTATTTGCACCGGTATGTTTTCCTTTTTGAGATTTACTCATTTTTTCTAAAACATATTTACTTCGTTTTTTTCCTCTATTAGCAATTCCTATTTTTTTAGCGTGCTCTTCATTTCTAATAGTATTTCTTATAGTTTCGTGTGCATTCAATAGACCCATTTTCATTCGTAATATTGAAACATCATTCATATTATCATAACCAATTTTTAATTTTCTTTTACGATCCTCACTAAGCTTTTTACCAAACATAGGACTTTTTTCTCCTATTCTCTTTGAATTATTCTTACTTAATTTATTTCGTATTTCTTTCATTTCTTCTTCTGTTTTTCCTAAAAAAGTATTACCTCCATCTCCACCACTAGCAATATTATAACCTATATTTCTATTTGTAGCATTAAGCTCTTTAATCCAGAATTTTTCTAATTCATTTAATATATTATTATCTACTATATTATCTTCTAATATTTCTTTTTTAAAATTTTCTTTACCATATTTTTTAATAGCTTTATTAATATTAATACCAGACCCAAAATAATCAGGATTACAACAAGAGTCTTTACCAACATAAATTTTATTATTTATTAAATTTATTATTTTATAAATTTGCATAATTTTACCATATTTTTTCCAATATAGATATAATCAATATTATTTGTTTTTCAGAAAACTTCCAACGAATCCCATTCACTTTTGAAAACCATTCAAAAGGTGTATTATGTCTCTCCTCACTCATTGAGCAAAAATCTGCACACATTTCAGCAACATAAATATCAGGCATCTTGGTAGCATCTATCATTCCATTAGGAATAGTAGTTCCATCACGACTATTAATATCTAAAATATTTTCTTTTCTATCTTGCCAATACTCCGGGTGGTGTGGGCTATTCGTTACGTGGTGCTCCGTTGCTTTATACAAATTTTTTCTAATATCATCTGAAATATCAAACTTAATTTTATTATCGTTGCAATAGTAATCCCAAGTAATAATTATATAAGGTGTTAATTCAGGTTCTTCTAATTTTAATTTATCGTGATACCTTGCATTTTCAATTAAACCTATAAATCTATCACCAAATTTATCTTGAATAATTCTACAATATTTTTGAACTAAATTTATATGATTGTGTGTTCTTTTATAATACCAATTAGTCATTTCAGGTGTTATAATTTTAGAAAGGGGATTATCAACTGAAGATACATAAATAATATCATTTTCTTTTAAATCAATATTATCTAATCGTATATTTTCTTTTATCTTTAATTTATAAAGTTTTTTCATTTTATAATATTCCAAATTCTCTTATACTTATCCATTTAGAAGTAGTTTTTTCTTTCCCATCATACACATCAAAGTATTTTATTACTTTATTATTAATTTCTAAAACATTACAATAGTGTCCTGTATTCAAATAAGGGACTTGAATTGCTAAAAAATTATTTCCTCTTGGCATAGGAATTTGAGGGGATAAATATTTTATCATAGAATATCCGGTAGCTTTCTGAAAAGCATTCCAAACAATATAACCATTATCAAAGCAACCACTTTTTTTAAGAAACTCTGCAAAAGTTTGAGGTGTATAATTGAATCCTTTATTATTAAGCTCATTAGTAATAGTTGTTAATAAACAACCATAAACGCCAATTGAAGTTCCTTTATCATACTCATAATTTTTCCATAGGGGGTCTGACTGTAAATATCTTGTTATCATATATTTTTCCTTTTATTTTTTTACCATTTGAACATTATACAATGTATTACAAAAGCAACAAAACTAAAACCAAATACATAAAACATCCACGGATAAATACTACCATCAATTGTCTTTTTAATGCTCAAATACAAATAAATTGCTGTTGAAAGCATTATACCACCAAACAACACTCTTACTAAGAAAGAAAGAATTTCCATAACTTTATTTTACCTCTTTTATACTTTAATTTATTTCTTCATAAGTTTCTTTAAAAATATCTGGTTTACAAGGATAAAATTCTCCGGCTATACCTTTAATTATATAATCTCCAATAGAAGCTAAATGATTCCCTTCCAAAGTAAATATTTTCAACCCGTTTTCTTTCACAACCTGTTCATAATCTTTCCATGACCATTTTTTTGCAGAATCATGTAAACCTGTAAAAGCAATAATTTCTTTTAAATTATCACCTTTCCAAATAATAAACTCTACCTTAACAGGTTTTTTTACAGCTTTGCCTATTTTAATACTACTACAAAACATTTCAATGCCTCTACAGTAGTAATAGGCGGAACAATTTTTACATTCATAATTAATCATTTTTATATCCTTTATATTTTATTCTACACCAAAAATGAATTTTATTCCTTTTGTTGCCAAAGCTTTTTGACCTTCTGAATTATCCTTTGAAGATATACGCATCGTGTCAAATTGATCTGGTTCTAACTGTCTAAACCTGTGGTAGTTATCAGTAGTATCTACTTTTCCATATTTATATCCATGATCTTTAAGCCAAGCTTTACTTTCACCCACACTAAATTTGTTGACATCAAATAAAATTGATTGAACTTCAGAAGCCTCTTTTAACTTCATTTCAACATATAATACATCGCCTTTCTTCAATGTCAAGCTTTTTTCTAAAAAAATATCTCTATCTGCTATAAGTTTTACTAACTTTTTACTTTCTATCATGCCATCTATAACATCTTTTTTCTTCTTTTCTGTGCCTTGATTTTCTGGAACATCCACTGACCCTGTAATATCGCTTGAAACTTCTAATTCATTTAAGTTTTTATTTTTCATAACTTTATAGTCCTTATTTATTATTTTGGTTAAAAATGTAATCAAAAACATTAGCAGATATTTTTTCTGGTAGAATATCATACAAATTATATTCTAAGACAAAATTCCAATCTAGTTTATCTAGTTTTTCTAAATTTTCTTTTTTAGGTATTAGTCTTAGATTCTTTAAAGACCAACAATTTTTAAAGTCTAAATCATTCATAGAAGTATATTCGTATTTTGAATGAGGAATAATATGATCCACGTGCAAAACATCTTTTTTAAGAAAATCATCAACAGTATAACCATAAGGAAGAGTAGATAATAGATGATTAATTAATTCTTCGGGTGTATAAGACAGAGCTTCAAAAGTTGGTTTTTCTTTTGATTTACCTTTTAGTGCATCTCTTATATTTTTGGAAGTTCTTCGCTTAATTTTAAACACTAAATCTTCTTTATATTTCTCATTTCTTCGCTTATTGTTTCTTTTATTAACCTCTTTTCTATTTTTCTTTTTATATTCTTTACTTTTTTCTATAAGTTCTTTTCTATTTTTTTGATAATATTTCTGTCTGTATTCTTTTTCTTTTTCTTGAGTTTCTGGACTTTGCCTGTATTTTCTTTTTCTTTGCAAAATAATTTCTCTATTTTCTTCATAATATTGTTTTGACTTTTCTTTATTATTTTTATGATACTCTCTATCTCTTTCATTTAATTTTTCTTTGTTTTTTTCTCTATACTGTTTTGCATAATTAAGTTTTTTATCTCTATTATTCTTATAATATTCTTTTTGTTTTTCTGATATTTTATTTTTATTTTTGTTATAAGATTCTTTTTTCTTTTGTTTTACTTTATCATTATTTTCTAATCTATATTTTTTATTATATTCTTTTGCCCATGCTTTAAGTTTTTCTTTATTTTTTTCCTTATATTTTTTTTGGGATTCTTTTCTTTTAATTTTTCTTTCTTCTTCTGTCATATATTTTCTCTTTAAGGAATTTGAAGAGCACCATATCCATTTAAAGGAAACATTGGAAAAATTTCACTGACACTGAAATGCGCTGAAATTAATAATGTATCATCCCCACTATAATCTAAACTTAATGTGTCTCTACCCATATAACGAAGTCCCGTGAATCGAAAAGAAATAGTTGGTATTCCTATATCAAGGTCATCCATCATTAAAATTGCTGTTTGCTTTGCCAGTCTCTGGTTATCACGAAACACTTTTGTCTCAAAATTCCATGAAAGGGCTTCCAGTGTCCCCAAAAACATCTGAATAGTTCCAAGTGTATCTTCTATAAATGTAATTGTTATATCTTCTAAAAATTCAAAACCTGTAATACATTTAGTTTGTTCATCAACAGTAAAATTATAAGTAGGTATGCTACATTGTGTAATATACGGACTTACGAAAGGAAAGGTTGGAAAAAGCATAACCCATCTATTTTTATTTTGATCTTGAATGCTATATTGTACATCTAAAATATTCACAAAATTATACCTTAAAGTAATTATATATACTTTTATTAGTATCTAAAAACAAAAAAACTTCCATCTACAAATAAATATAGACAGAAGCTTTTTAAAACATAAAAATACTATTAAACAGAAAACTTAATCTAAGTTAAGCTTTTTCCCAGAAAAGTACCGTTATAATATCACCAGCAGTTAAATTAGCACTACCAGCATCACCAATTGTTATACTACCAGTAGTAGTAGAAAAACTAGCTGTAAAGCCCGGTATATCAACGCCTGAACGTCTTACCTGCCAGATAAAACTAATATCTGCTATTGTAACATACTCTGTAGGATCATATAAATTAATAACGATAGCATTTGCCGAAGCTTCTGCTGAAGTTACTGTGTCCTCAAAAGTAATAATATCTCTATAACTCTTTGCCATTTTTATTGTTCTCCTTAAAATTTTAAATTACAGTTTTTCACTTTGTTATATTAGTAATCTATTTTAATAAAAGTTAAAAACTATTTTTCTTTGTTATCCGAAATAACTCTTTTTAAATCATCAATAGTTCTTTTGAACTTTCTAAAATTAGTTTTGTAATAAGCATCTTTTTCTTCTTTTGTAATGTCAAGTTCAAAAGCAATCTTTCCATTAACTGTCTCATCTGATAAAACATAATCTTTTTTTAAAACTACTACACAATAAGCTACTAAATCTAAATCAGTTGTTGTTACCATTTTTTATTTTCCTTTTATCTATTTATTTTAAATATATAATTTTAATATTTTATTTTTTTTGAATTTTTTTTGATAAATCAATAGCTTTATTTAATATATCAATTATATTTTTGTATTTTCCATTAAAATCTGTTATATTTAATCTCATTATAACATAAGTAAGAGTTTCTATCATTGCTGGTATATCACTATACTTAAACAATTCATCTTCAAGTCTTGCAATAGTATCATAATTTTCTTTTATTCTTAATTTACTTTCGAGTTTATTTATTTCTTCTTTTATTTTGTTGATTTCTTCTAAAGATTTTTTCATATTTTTATTTTCCTTTTTGTTAAATACCTGTTCCACTAAAATCAACCGTAAGCGGAGTATTATCTAAATCATTACTTGCAATACTTATAGTTGCTGTTTTTAATCCTGTTGATAATGGTTTAAATCTAATTTTTAGAATCTGAACACCATCAGGTATAGTCTCTTCCTGTAATAGATCACCACTCTTAACAAAAGTAAAATCGGTTGTATCTCCAGTCATTGTTACTTTATCGGGTGTTCCTGTAAATTTCAATATACCACTACCAGTATTTGATAATTTTAATTCAACAAAGGTTATAGTATTAACTTCTTTGCTACCAAAAGCATAACTATCGCCATCAATGATATTTTTATTTCCAATTTCTACTGTAAGTTCCGGTACAACACGAACTACATCACCTACAAATTTACAATATCCTTCTGTACCTTGTTTTGTCTCCCTATAAGCTGCGCAATTCAGTGTGATACATGAAGCCGTATTGAGAAAAGGGCATCTATAAGTAGCTGCTACTGTATTTAACATTTATTTTTATCTCCTATCATTCTCGATATATAATTATTAGTATTACTTTCTTCAATATATAAAATATGTCTAACCTTCACCTTCAGTATAATGTCCTAATATAGATATTCTAAAAGTAGTTAAAGAACTTAAATTATCATTAACAGTTGTTTGTATAGCATCATTTTGATTTGGTACTATTCTTACAACTTGTGATATTCCAAAGATACTTTCTATATTAAAATTAATATCAGTAGCATAAGTTCCACCACCAGCTTTATTGCTATAGGTAACTACACCACCATAATTTCTAAAATCAGAATTTTGTTTAAAAATACCCCAATTAAAAACATAATTATCAATAAACCTCATTTCTAACCCACTAGTTATAGCGGTTATTCCTCCGAATTTACTATCATCTGCTTCTGCACTATGAGTCATCGTTAAAACAAAAGTTGTTAAATCTATAGGTATTGAAAAATTATATAATTGACATCTAAAAACAACAGGTGTTGAACTTCCATCCACATTTAAGTCAACTTTACCACGAACAATTTTTGTAGTTGCTACCTCAAAATTACAACAAGAACGTCTATCAACAGTAATAGCATTAGTAGCCACATTTGTAACTTTAGCTTGAAAGAATCTATTGTTCTGCCATAAAGATACCCAATGATTTGTTGTTATACCATGATCTGCTGATACATTTAATATATTAGAATCTTGAGCAAATTGAGAAGTTAGAACAATATCTGTTTTCTCTTCGGTCATTAAAAAATATCGGAAAAAGGGTGTGATTTGATTTTGTATATTTACATTTGTTTCTGATAACCAAGACACTATATTTTCCTTACTGTGCTCTTAATAACAATCGTACTGTTCCTGATTCTCTCACAACTCTTATAGCTGTACAAGGTGTACTACAATCTTGTGCTGTTACTATTATAGAACCTTTTACCCAATCAACCCATACTATATCAATATTTGCCAAAACATCAGCAATTGTGTTTGTACATGTTTGAACTTTTCCAGAACTACTTGTAGCAATTTTTAAAGTTGCGGAAATTAAATGAACATTATCAGGTACAATTATTATATCTCCCTCTGTACCCGTAGAAATATTTCCTGTATCATATTCATAACCTTCATTATCTTTTTGACCTAATTTATAATTTGTTATGTCAACAGGAGACATATAAACAATGGACATGGTATATTTTAAACCTCTTCGCCTAATATTGCAACATCAACTTCCACATCAGTTGTTGAATTAGTTCCAATCTCAATACTATAAATATTATCTTCAAAACCTGTTGCCGGACTATAAACAAATATATCTTTTACCAGTAATATAACAGGTGAATCACTATTTAAATAAGTATAGTTTATTGTAATATCTTCATTTAAATCGGGCGCACTTGAAAAGTTTAATGCTATTGCACTTGTATCATAATCTATCGTACCAAGTAATCCTGTACCACTTATAACACCTAAACCGTCATCTGTTGCTGTATAACTTACACCATTTATTGTATAACCGATTGTAACACTTGATTCCTGAATTGAATCATAAGCTAGAGTATCACTAAAACTTATAGAACTACCATCACCTGTTGCAAATACTTCACCTGTTATATCATTATAAACAGTCATTCTAATTTTAAACTCTGATTCATCAACAGGAGCATTAAAGATAATAAACTTTAAATTACTAACAGTAGAAAAATCAACATTTTTCCATCCATCAGTAGATTTAATTTGATATTTTTTTTCTGTTTTAGAATCTATTGTTGTTCTAATAGTTTTATCTATTTCGGTTATTACATTAATTCCTTCAACGGAAAGTGAAAATGTGGTATTGTATGACATTCATTATTCCTTAGTCAAATTCTTCATCATTAAACTTATCTGCTAATTCTTGCCAATTAACTTTATTTAATTCACTAGGGCTATCCATGTCAGGTGAACCTTTTGGGTAAAATTTCATAAACCATTTCTTTATGCTATTTTTATCCCAAGATTTAATTTTCTTCTGCATAGCAACTCTGTCTTTATATATTTTTTCTTCATTATCAGCCCATAAAGCCATATTCCAAGTTTCCCAATTTGTCCAACCATTATATGATTCTTTCAAATTATTTTTAACAGGAATATAAACTATATCACCCTTTTCAAGTTCTATGTTTTCAATTATTTTATTTTTTGTGATTATTTTTTTAACTAATTTCATTTCTTCCACTTTCATACTCGCAATTCCTTCTATATATTTTTCTTTATTTTTAAAAAATTCATATTCTTCTTCACTAGCAAAACCACCCCAAATATCTATATCCATATTAGGATTTTCTTTTTGAAAGACCGAAGCAATAGCATATATATCTTGCTGTGTAACTGCCCCTTTAAATAGTATTTTTTTATTTGGAGCATCACAAATAGCATAAAATTGAAATTCTTCTTTCAGTTTCATTTATTTTACTTCCACTTATTACCTTCGGTTAAACCACTAAACAAAGAATTTTTTTTACTTCCTGAACCGTTTTCAGATATAGCCACTTTTTTCATTCTTTTCTTAGCTTCTTCAACTTTATCAGCAGGTTTTTTTTCTTCTGCATCTTCTTTATCTTCAATTTCTGTTTCTTCTTTTACTTCTTCATTTTCGTCTTCATCATTATCTTCTACTTCATTTCCAACTTCTTCTTTTTTAGCACCGCATTTTTCTTGAATACCTGTGTCATCATCTTCTACATTCTGCTCATCACTATCCATAGAAGTATCTTCTTCTTTTTTTGCTCTAGCTTCTTCAGCATCATCAGCAGTGAACGGCTTCGCTTGTTTTCCCCCGAAGTTTTCTGAATTATCTTCTTCTTTTACTTTAAAGAATAATTCATCTTTTGCTTCAAGAACATACTTACCTAACTTTATTTCTCTACCTTCAGGTAATACATATTTTTTTAAAACACTAACCTTTTGTTTTTTTTCTTCTTTTATAATACGCATATTATTTTTCTCCTAATATATTTTTATTTTAAATATTTAATTTTTTTATAAATATCCGCGATCGCTCTTACTCAAATATAACATTTCCACATTTGCCTCTAACGGAGAATCTTTCTCACTATGAGAAAAACTTATTCCGTCAAGTTTAATAATTTTACATTTTCTAAACCTTATTGCATTTCTTGTAGGAACTTCTGCTCCACCTTCTTCTATATCAATAGGCTGAACAATTACATCAACACGCAAAGAATCATCGGGTAATCTAGCACCTGTTTCAGGATCACAGCTTGCATCTAACCACTGCTTTAATTGATTATAGCAACTCCAGCTTTTTGGTACATCAAAAGTAAAAGTAAAATGCTTAGTTTCTGTATGACCCCCCGTTTTCTCAAAATCTAAACCATGATATGATCGAGTGTAAACTCCTTTTTCTTCACCTGGAACTTCAAAAGTTTTAGCTCTTATAACTAATTGAGTAACTCCATCTCCTTGTGAAAAAGGAAAACCATTTGGGAATATCAGATTATAATGACACTTCATCTGGTCATCACCTAGAACATAAGCTGTATCTATACCTGCCATAATTTATTTTCTCCTAAAGTTTATTTATATGTAATTATATAAGATAAATTTTTACCATCTATAACAACAATTCTTCCATCATCACTTTTTACATTTGCTGAATATTGACTCATTGTTATAGTATTAGCACCCTCAACAAAATGTATATTAGAAGCATCACCCTTAACTTTTGCAACAATAGGTATAATTGCTATGATTAAATCACCTTCTGATTTATTTCTTACAAAAACAGATTTAGCATCCATTATTTTGTCTAAAACATCATTTGATATTTTTGCTTCTTTTATTTTAAGTTTACTTTCTAATTTATTTATTTCTTCTTTGATATTTTTAATTTCATTTTTTACTGACATTTTATTTTCCTTAAATTGAGACCAATCTTGAAAAGCATCTTCTTCATCTACTGTTCTTTTTTCAAAATCTATATTAATTTCTTTCTTTGCAGTTTTTGTGTCAACATAAGTTATATCTTTTGATATTTTAGGATTTTTATAAGAAGGTGCGCTTTTCATACTATAAAAAGCTTGAACATATTTTTCATTATTAACAAAAATATAATCACCACCATTAAATATTCCTTGTTTGACTGATTTTTGTAATTCTTCTATATTTTTAAATTTATTGTTCATTTTCTTTCCTTATAAAATAGTATTAACATTAACTTCACCCTGCGGTAGTCTAATAACTTCAAGTTCTGTTTTCTCACTTGTAGGTGTAGCCTGAAATACTATAACTGCTTTAAATTTTCGCTGTTGCAATATTGAAGTAGTATTAATTCTATCATCATCTGCTAAACCAGCTAAATAAGTACAATATCCATCTGGATGATTTGCATCTCCACGAAGTATAGGATCAATCATTATTGTAAACTTACTTTCAAAAAGCTGTCTTCTATATCTATCATTAAACTTAAATTCCTGATCTCTTAAAATATCGTTGACAGTCTGATAAATAATTAAGTTCAACAATCGTCTAGTTCCTATAAAACTTGTATCCGTATTTGTAGTAATAGCTGTTCTATCACCATAAGTCATATAACCATATTTTGGGTCATAAACATGAGGATTTAATCTTGCATCATCTAAAGCCTGAAGCTCTCCACCAACTATATCTGTAAACTCATGTTCAAGTTCTTTAATACCTGTTCCAAGTTCTCCACCATAATTTCCATCATTTGTTCCGGCAGGAGCAAGACTATTAAATACCGGACTCATTTTTGCCATATTTCTTGCATCTCTTCCAACCAAAGAAGTCCAGAAGTAAGTACCCGAAACATAAGGATTTTCAACTCTACCCCAATTACAATAGAAAGCCATTTGATCTGTATTTATACTATAACCTGCTTTTGTAGCAATAATAGCAGTTGCACTAGCCTCACCAAAAGGCATTGTAACAACACCGAACGCTTTATATAATTGATAAGTCGTAACTAAATCATATATTTTTGCTATACATGAAGCTAGACCTGATGTATCGACAAGTAAATCAGCACTGTAAGTATTTTTCTTTTTAGCATAATCCCAACTTAAATTACGCTCTGTTGCTGTAATTGCAGAACCTCGTTTACCGCTTGCTAAGTTTGTATAACTTCCTTCAGTTGTAATTGCAGTATGAGCACCTGCATAGTTAGTATTTACAACATACGTTAAATACATATCTTCTTCAAAAACTTTTCCGATGTAAACAGGTCTACCAGCATCATTCTTTTTAGTTTCTGTTAAACTAAACTCATAACGCCCTACATAAGCTACATTAGAATTATCATCAATTTCTTGTAAATCAACTGTATAAATTCCATCAGCACCAGAAGTTCTACTTATAAGTTTTGCCTTTAACCAAGTTGCACTTGGACTAATAGGAGTAAGTATAAATCTTATATCATCACAATCATAAGCATACTGAACATATATTTCAGTTCCACTTGCAGGAGCAGTATCAAAAACTAAAGTTAAAGCTCCCGTACTTCTTACAAGCTGTGATCCTGTATCTAAAACACTTGCTGTTAAAACTTCTGTTGCTACATTTGAAGGTGTAACAGTATATTCAGTTTCAACATCATCGCTGTCAATAAGTATTAATTTTGTAAGTGATACATTGACATAAGGTAAATTAGTTAAAGTAGTTGTAAAAGTAACGGTTGAACCATCACCTGTATCAACTAAATCCCTAACAGGAAATTCATCAAAGTCTAAATTTGTTAAATCAGGTATACCAGCAGTTAAAGCATGAAAGCCATCAACTTTTGAAGCAACTCCACCAAATTTTGCATCGCTAAAATAAGGAGCACAAATCCAAGCAGGAGCGGTTTTAACGTATTCAATTACTTCCATTACTTCATCATAAGTAGAAGATGGTTTTCCCAAAAATTCAATTGCTTCAAATTCTGAGCTTATCTTACGAGGAAGTTTTGTACCTCTTGATGCTTCTACTACAAAATAACCAATTTCTGTTGCATCTAAAGTATTGTAAGATGCCAAGTCGATTTCCTGTACGCTTGATCTATAAGTTGCCATAATTTATTAATCTCCTTCTAAAGTTCAATGTTTAATTTATCTATTTTATTTATTCGTTTATTCTAATTTATTCATAATTATTAGTAACTTATTTATGTATAAGTTGTTAAATCAATTCCTGTTTAAAAACATTTTGACTATTAAAATCTACATAATTACGAGTTAAAAAAATTTCAGTGAAGGGTAAATATTCCTTGCTAATAAGGTGTTTTGACTGCACGATTACCCATTTACCACTAAATTCTGTTGCTGTTCCTCTTTTCTCATATAAAGAATTAAATTTTGTACTTACTACTTGACCGGATACTGCTTTTGGAATAGCCCCCTTTAACACCAATCTCATAACTAGCCAAGCCTGTTGATTTTTATAATGACTTGCAATCCATCCATTGTACTCATCAAGTCCGAAATCTTTATTTTTATTTACTTCTTTATCTGAATTTACAAAACCAAAAAATCTATGAGATTTAATATCACTTGCATTATTTTTTAAAACAGGCAATTTTCCACTTTGAGGAATCATATCATTTATTTTTTTTTCTTCTTTTTTAGATTCACTCGCTTTTAAATCTAAATAGTGATATGCTGAATTATAATTATCCAGATTGCTTTCTAATTCTTTCCATATAAGCTTTAAATCATTGACTGTGAAAACTTCAAAATTTTCTGCATTACCTTGATTTAAAGTAAACTCCATAATTGATTGATTCTGTTTTAGCATATTGCTTATAGTTTCAAAATGATAGCCTCCATTAAGGTCTATAAAAGAAAACATAGGTTCTTTTCCATTATTAACACTATAAGCATATTTTAAAAGTTCATTTATAAAATCTTCATCTCTAATTAAACCTTGACCCCAAATACCATTATTCATAGTATTCTCAATTGTAGTTTTTAAAAAACCATAACTTTTCATTACTTGAGTTACTACATCACTTATTTTACCTTGATAGCTTTTTGATTTTGGATTATCTTTTAATATATTTTTATCAATGAAGTTTAGTGTGTTATGACCAGATACATAATAATTTCTGTAAAAATCAGTTAATTGATTACCTTCCCAGACAGATTTAAATTTTATCTGATTAGAAGCATCTTCATCGTCCCCATATAAAAATTCCCACTCACTACCTTCAACAAAACCTAAAATTTCAGAGAATAATCCTATTTGATCTTTTATATTAACTTCTGCTTTAGGATATAATTCTTTTATACTATCACCTAAAACAATTCTGTTAAAATTACGAAAAGTATTAAGTTCTATTTGTGATTTTGTTGAAGATTTAAAACTAAATGTAAAAGCCAATTTATTTTACCTTTTATTTAATAGTATTTCGTGCTTTTTTTTCTATATAATCTATTTCAGGTAATTTGTTAGAAAAATATATAATTTCCGCATAAAAATTATTATATAATTGATCTGTTATTTGTTTTTTCCTATCTGCTAAAAGCAATGGTGATAAAGCATTTTGTTTTGCTAATTTAGGATAATTATGTAATAACATACTTAGATACATTTTTATATTTGGAGAGGGAAATTCATAACCTTTAAATGTGTACTCTTCTGTTTTACCAATAGTATTACCAGATTCTGGATCATATTCTTGTATTTCAACTACTTGATATTTTTCCCATCCACCCCTTCCATCATCTACACGATATACTTTTTTATTAACAATAAAACCTCTCATATCAAATGATTCAATAAAAATTGTATCGCCTTTTTTCAATATAGTGTTTCCAATATGCTTCTCTTCTTTCATTATAACTTTTTTTAATTTTTTCATAAATATTTTTTTCCTTTGTTTTATTTATACTGTTTTTGTTAAAAACTTGTAACACCCATTTGTTTAGGCATAACAATAACTTTTGTAAATTCAGTCCATTTTGCTATAACATTTTCTCTTAACTTTTCTGCTTGAGCTCTCATTGTATCAACATTGACATCTATATCTAAATTATTATTTTTAATCATACCAAAAACATCTGCTATGTGATTAAGAACAAAAGCCTGTGATAATTCTATGGCTTCTTCTTTTCTTTCAAATCTTATCTCACTAAAATTATAGCTAAACTTCGCCCAAATAATACTAAGCTTTGTAGCTGCTCCAGCATAGCCTACAACTTTTCTGTTTGCTAAATCAACTACTGCTCTTTGATTTTCTCTTCTACTTATTTTCATATTTCTTAAAGTTATATCCATTTCGCGAGCTCGATCTGAACCATTGAAATTATAACGAGTTCCATAAGCCCCACCATAAGTAGTAGTTTTACTATATTGATTACCAACCAGAATATCTGCTATTCTATTTCCTGTAAGTGATCCGGTTATATTTGCTAAACTGTTTGTCATTCTTACATCTAAAGTAGAAAAAGTATAAACATCAGGAAAAGGTACTTCAAACTCTCCATTAACCGAAGTTTGATAACGATCTGTTTTTGGAAACCATCTAAAATATTCTTCAAGTGCTGGTTTTATACAAAGTTCTTTTAAATCAGAATCTTCTAATATAACTTTATCTAATAATGGATAACCAATTTTAGATTTAATACGTTTAAAATCACTTTCATTTATTATAATGTTTGACAAAGTTTATTCCTCAATATTTTAGATTATGCTTTAAAAAGTTTTCTATTTTTTCTTCCAAAATTTTCTAATAATGCTCGAATGTCTGTGTTATCCATTTCTGTTAATATTTTCTGGTTTTTACCTTTCAAAAAAAGACTTTTTGCATTAAGAGAAAATGAAGCATTATTACAGTTAAAAAAATGTCTGTTATCTTTAATACCTTCTAGCCAATTTCTTTTTCGTCTTTCTTCATACTCTACTTTTTTTATTTCTTTTGTTGTAATAATATTTCTTACATAATTATCTGCTTCTCTTAAACCTCTAGTTCTCAAAATGTTTTTGTATTTTGATTCAGTTTTAGGTTGGGCTTGGGGTTGATTATTTGTTGGTTGTTCTTCCGGTCTAGGTTTAGCCTTTAAAGCGTCATCAACTAATTTTTCTATTTCTTCATCTGTAAAAGGTAAAGAACTCATATAAATCATTTTTAAAACATCAGGAGGTAATGTTGCTTCTCTATCATTTAATACATTATCTTTTAAAGTTGCAATAATATCATTAGCAAAACGTAATTGATCTCCCTTGTTTCTAATAAGATCAGGATTTTGTTCTGCTTGAGGAAAAGGCATATTTAATTCAAACTCTGATTCAGGGTCAAGCCCCTTAAATGCTAAATGAATTTTTATCATCAAAGTCAATTCTTCTAATATAGAATTTTGCTGACTAAATACAGCACGACCAAAAGGCTTATACTGTTGCACTAAAGATATACCTGAATTATACCCACCACTAGAATTCGGGTCAAATATAAATAAAGGAATACCTGAAGCTAAAATTAGATTATCTTTTAATAAAGTTACATCTGCTATATCATCAAGATTTTGTCTTGACTCTAAATAACTTACATCATATAATCCCTTAATAGTAAATTCTTTACTTCCCCAAGTAAACTCTTGTTTTGTATTTTCTTTTTCTGCTAAACCACTATTTTCATATTCAGTTGCAAACTCTAATAATTGTTCCATCATTTCTGTAGGATGAGTTTTAGGTAAATCAACTTCTATTTTTTCTCTAGGAAATTTTAAACTTCTAGCTATTGTGTGCATAGTCATAGCTGAATCATACATCCTAAAAGGAGCAACCATATTTATCATTAATGGCATTCCGAAAGGATCAAACACACTATCATAAACTTTATTTCTAAAATGAAGAACTGACCACGGGCTAACCATAAAATCATTTATCTGATAACCTAGTAAATATTTTTTAAATATTGCATTTGAGTCATCATAATTTTCAATATCAGCAATCATCTGTTTTAATCTTATACTATTTTGGGCTAGATCAGCCATTGACTGTTGATTTATAAAATCAGTTTCTATCTCTAAAGGGGTAAACTCCATTCTCTGTTTCAAGTGTTCAATTTTAGTTTGGTTTACTTCTATTACACCTTGTCCTTCTTTTGTTCCAAGATTCCAGCAAGCATTACCTTTATGAACTAAACTTCTACCAGTTGATCTTATTTTTTCAGGTATAGAAAGATTAGTAAACATATCATTTATTTCATTTTCAATTTTACTATCAGAAGAAAAGGCTTCTATAATATTCTGTTGACTATCAACCTGTACTATTTCATCAGCATAAAGTTCTACTGCACGACTATAAATAGGACTATTAAAATACATATAATCCATATCTTTATAAACATCAGTCATTACTTTAAAACTGTCATTACTATCATGACATTGTGATAAAAAGTAATTCCAAAGATTATCAACACGAGAAGAAGTTTTTATAAAAGAAGGAGCAACAGATTTTCTAGCATCTTTATTTATATCAGAATAAGAAACTTTTGTTTTATCCGGTACTTCAAGTTTAGGTTTAGAACCAGAAACAGTAAGTTTTCTTCCAAAGATACCAGAAAGAGTATTATTTAATTTTTTATTATTTGAATTGCTATTACTATCTAATTGAGTTTTTTTCTTATTGTTGTCTGGCATTATTATTATCTATCCTTTATATTCAATAGTTCAAAAAAGCTTAATCGTTTCCTTTTATTAGTATTTAAAATCTCATAATATTAAAAACCCTATTAAAAATAGTCGTTTAATAACTTAATTGTAATTGTAAAAAAAGTGTAAATAATTAAAATATATTCAAATTATACTTGACTTTTATTCTTAAAAATGGTATATTATGAATATAGATAATTAAGGAGATTAATTATGAGAAAACTAACAAAAACTTTTGTGTTCATTTTATTCTTATCAGCTTTGATAGGATGTAGTGCACCAACAACAACATCAGGAAATGATGACTCAGGTACAACTACTGTCTTCACCCCCTTTGTACCAACAGGGGCAGTTATAACTCCTGTATCTGGTAATGTGTTTACTATTACTTTTGCAAGCTATGATGTATCAAAACATTATGTTAATCTAACTTCTTTAACCGGAGGTCAAGCAATTATATCATTAACTATCGATGATGATTACTCATCCGCAGTATTATATTTACTTGAATCTATGAATAATACAAATGGTAAAACTAAACAGACCGTTGATATGGCAACTCATGGAGGTATAACTTCTAAGTCAAATATTTATACTTATCCTGATGGAACTATATGTTTCCAGATCGTTCGTGCTGGAGGATTTGCGGAAGCTTTCACAATGACAATTACTATAAATACTTATCAGAAATAAAAAGGAGAAAATATGTTAAAAAATATCGCCGGATATTCAAATATTTCTGCGGAGAATTTTGTAAAACAATTTACTGAGAATGAATTAAAAGAATTAAAACTTGCTGTTCAACTTGAACTAAATCAAATAGCAAGGGCTAAAGCTTTAGCAAGATTAAAGAAATAATAAGCCTTTAAAAATTAAAAGGGAGAAAAACAAAACTATATGAAAGCTTCACAATTAGCTAAATATAATAAATTAATGAAGTTGTTCAATTTTGAAAACAAAATAACCGATAAATATGAACAACTAAAAAATTTTACAAAACTTGTATCTGAAGGATCAAAAAATAGTTTAATAATTTCAGGAGAAGCTGGGCTCTCAAAAACAACTACTGTAAATAAAACTATCAAAGAATCAGATATAAATTACGTGTGGGCTAATGTTCATATAGGAACAATCAACGATCTTTATAAAATACTCTATACTGAAAATGGTAAAGTTATAATATTTGATGATACCGATTACCTCATACACAAAACAAAAGGTAAAAAGTTTAGGGAGATGTTATTGTCTGCAACAGAAATATCACAGAATAGAGTGTTGCAATTAAAAGATACAAAAGATAAAGAAATAAAAAGCTCTAATCATCCTAAAGGAAAATATTTGCAGAGCTTCAAGTTCACGGGCAGACTTATATTTATAACCAATCTTGATCAGAAATTTATTGATCCCTCGCTTATATCCCGAAGTCTAAAAATAGATATTCGTTTTAATAAGTTTGAAGTCTTAGAACTCATCGAGCAAGGTATAACAACTTATTATACTAACATAGCTTTTGACTTAAAACGAGAAGTAATAAAATTTCTTAAAGAAATTGTAAATGATATTGATAAGTTAGACTTTAGACATTATTATGATATTCTTATGTTAAGACAGAAATATAATACTAGCTGGAAGAAATGGGCTATAAGTTTATTTTTTAATGACTAGATAAAAAGGAAAAAACATGATACCAACATTCGCAGAACTATTACTATTAAATAAAGTAATAGAAAAACCAAAAACAAAACGTAAGTTTTTAGGTTTCAAATTAAACAAAAAATATTATAATGAATGTTTAAAAAAATTGTCAAAAAACAAATAAAAAATTATAAAGGGGAGTATAATAATGAAAAATATAGACAATAACTTTTTTACTTACAAAGACACACTAAACCTAACAGAAGCTTATAGCATCATAAACAGTAAAACCATATTTGATATTACCTATGATGAAATAAAAACAGCTTGTAGTATCATATTAAACGAGATAGCAAAAATAAAAGCAATAAACGAAAATGATGATGACCTTCTTTTCGGTCTAAAAGAAAACTTTGAAACAGTATATGAAAATTGCTACAAAAATAATGAAGTCTTTGATCTAGCGGAAGACGCAATCATAATGTTAAGCAGACACTTAACAGAATTACATACATGGGCTGAAATGCCAGTTCACAATATTATAATCAAAACACTTAAACGATGCAAAGTCGTAACAACTGAAAAGCTTGAAGAAAGTAAAAAGGTGTATTTTATTAAACTGAAAAATAAAAGAGGTACAAGATGAAATTAGAAATTGATTTAAACAATGATAAAATACTTGAAATATTAACAATATCTATAACACCACGTTATGAAGGTATAGAAGAAAAAGAAATATTTACACAAATAGAACAAACTACTATCGAATTATTAATTTTCTTTTTCCGAAACTTTAGAGATAACTGGAAAACAATGAATGATAGACTTTTTACATTACATTGTAGATTTCTTTATACCTTTTTACCTGATGATATGGATCAATTATATTTTGAAAAACAAGATTTGCAAGAAAGAAGAGATTCATTAAAATATAAATCTATTTTAGATATGAAATAAAAATAGTTATCATAAATTATCCCCCTCTAAAAATTGCACTGATGAAGATAAAAAATTCAAAGGTGCAATTTATTTTTTTATAACATCAATCAGTAATTTTTTTAATAATGCTAGATTTATTCAACATCGGGAGCAAAACGTGTGAGCAAATATATAGGGCATGTTTGTCCAGATATGGATAATGCTCAACATTCGTACTTTTTTTAGGTAAACGATTTGTATAATTAATTCCATATAATAAACCAAAAGCATGAGCAACCGCCATAACATTAAAAAAGTAGTCCATTTGACAGCCATTTCTTATATTACTTTCCGCTATCTGTATTCGTTCTTTTTGAGAGTATTTTTTACCTGTCTTAGCAATTATAGGACGCTTTAGACTTCCGGTACGCCAGCGAAATGCAGATCGTGTACCCATAGAAATATCTCTAAAAAGAAAAGTAACCGGATAATTATGTTTTTTTATATTGTCTATTTTTTGATATGATGTAGGTTCAGATATTACATTAAAAATTATCTTGGCTTCTCTGCCGTCTTGAATCCAAGTTTTTTTAGAATAATCATAGTGATAGTTTTGACGCTTAGTTATGTAAATTGATTTGCAGTCGAGCTCGCTTCTCCAAAATTTATCATCGAATTTTTTATAGTACAAAAAACTCAATTGTAATATTTCTTGAAGATTAATATCCCCTTTTTTTAAATTTAATGCCATGTGGTTATTAGTAGTTAAGAATTATATTTAAAGACCATATTACCACAGTCCCAGATACGGTCATACTTATTTATTTGCATATTCTGCCATTCAGTTAAATTCTCATTATAGTTATCAAATAATTTTTTCAACTTGTGTTTCTGATATTTAATTCTTGACTCTAAATATAAATGATTCTTTGTATAAAAATAATTAGGTTTTGTGTTTTCTATGAACTGAAAATTATTATTCAAATACAAATTACCTACACTATATCTTTTGTCTGCATAAGTTATGATAGATTTTGAATAATTATTAACAAAATACTTTAAACATTTGCTAAAACCTCCTATTACTGAATAAAAGGATTTAGAAGCATATCTTATTAATTCATATTCGTAATTTAAATTATATCTTGATTTTCCAAAAATTAAACCTAATACAATTTCATTATTATGTTCTAAACAGATATAAACATTATTTTTATTTTTCACAAATCCTTGTAAATGATTATTTTCAAAAAAATCTTTTAAATTATTATCTGAATTTTTATACAATTTTAAAATACAATTTCTTGCATATATTTTATTTGTTAATAGCCCTAATTTACTTAGAACTATAGACTTTATTATGTTAGGCTTTTCAATCCACTCATTCTCAAATACATGAATAAGCTGTATATTATTACTTTCAAAAAATTTACTCTTATTTAAATGATAATATTTATTTTTCTCACCCGACAATTCAGAGTGCCAATAGATGCCATTATATTCTATTCCAATGTTCTTGCTAGGAACAAATATATCTAACTCATATTCCTGCTTATCTGTTTTAAACCTTTTATGCTTTTCTATATTTATCACAGAAGATAACCAATCAGCTAATTCATTTTCACCCTTAGAAGAATTATAATCTTTAGGAAAGCAATCTAAACATCTTGGTAAAGTTCCATTATCTATTGTATCATAAAATTCTTTATTACACTTTAAACATAACCATTTGTAGTTTTTATCTTTAACTCCTTCATATTCATTTATATCAAATAAAGGTTTAACAAGCTCAAAATATTTTATTTTTTCTATAAAAAATTTTTTATATTGTGTTTTAGTAGCTTTTTCCAGTATTTCTTTATTTTGGGTAACATTTTTTACACCATAGCGTTCAATGCAAGTTTGTTCTCTTTTTTCCTTATTACGATAATTTTCATCATTATATCGCTCTAATTTAGTTTTTTTGCATTTTTTTTTAATTTTTTCTGATTGAAAAGAACATTCAACATTAAAATTTTTCTTCGTGGTTTCTTTAATTTTATTCTTTACTTCTTCTACTTGCCCTACATTTTCTACACCATATTTTTTTAAAGTAGTTTCTTTACACTTTTCTCTATTATTGTTAAATTTTCCGTATCGTTCTATATGTGAATTTTTAATTTTTTGTTTAATTTCGTTACTTTTTGAAGGATGATCCACATTATAAATAGTTAATAATTTTTCTTTAATCTTATCTTTTATTTCTTCAGACTGAAAAGGATTTTCTACTCCATACTTTTTTAAATTTGTATTCTTTGTTCGTTCTAAAACACAACTTCTATTATTGCATTCCATAGCATAGTAAAGTCTGCTGAATTTTCTTGTAATTACCGTATTGCAAGTATTATGTTTATAAGTTAAAACTTTATTTTCTTTATCTAATTTTATACAAGTATAATCTAAATTACTTTTAAAAAAACTATCAATTCTTTCACTTATAGAAATTCTTTTATTCACAAGTATAATCCTTATTTATTTTACTATTAACAATTATAATTCAAAAATTATTAAATATTCTCCTTTAAAAATATTTTTGCTACTTCTTTGAAAATGATTTAAATTATTTATACTTCCTAATTTTATTTCTTTAGTATATTTAAGATTTTCTTCTTTACATATTTTAACCATATCATATTTATATTTATTATTTATTACAAAACTAAAATATTTATTACAATTAATTAAAGAATTTTTAACAGAAGCTCTCCACCATTTATTCAACCAATCAACATAATTGTTATATAATATACTTGAAGTATTTTTGTTATTATATTCTTCAGTATTATAATAAGGAGGGCAGGTAAAAACTGCATCATATTTTTGATTTGGGATAAATTGACTTGAATCTTTATTATAAAATATTTTATTCTTATTTGGAAAATCTAAATCATTAAATATAAAAATACAATTTTTATAAGTTCTTTCATCAACATCATTATAAATATAATTTATATTCATAGCCCCTAACAGTCTATGCCCCCAACCCCCACAAAAATCATAAATTGATTTTATATTATACTCTTCAATAAAAGCCTTAATCCAATAAGAACTAAAATGTGAAAAACTATTATGAATACCACTTATTTTAAACCCTCTTAAAATTTCTTTATCAGTTAAATCATATTCTGCTTTATTTAAATATTTTATTCTGTTTTCAATAATTTTTCGTCTAATAATAGGATCATTTTTATATAAATAATTTTCATATTCAAAAAAATGAGGCTGATAAGTTAAAATTATTTTATTATTACAAGGATTTTTATTATAACTTCCTTTATTATTCTTCAATTTATTAAATTCTTTATTTATTTCTTTTTGAGAATATTTATATTCCAAACCCATTATAAAACTCTTTTAATTTGAATTATTATATCATTTTCATCCTTAAAACTAAATATTTCTAAATATCTTAAATTATTCTCAATAGCTATTTTTCTTTTTAAAGGATCAAGAATAGTCCATACATATATAGCTTTTTCATAAAAAATTTTTCTTTTTCCTTTAAAATTTATTTCTTCAAGTTTTTGTGTATATTTTCTCAATATGTTCTGATGTTCTTCATTTTTAGAATTAAAAGCTTCTTTTCCGTGTGTCCAATTTCCTTGATACTCAATGAATAAATCTTGTGCAGGCAAATAAAAATCACAAGCGTAAGGATACCTTTTATCATCTCTATACTGTCTTTTTACTTCTTTAAAATTTCTAACTAAAATATCATATATATAGTCTTCTGATGAAGAAATATTAAAACTGTTGTTTTTCTTTTTTGTATTATATATTTTTTCTTGTACTTCTTTTGTTTGAGTAGGAAATTTAGTTCCATATCTTTCTAAATTTGTATTATCTGCTTTTTCTTTAAATTCTTTTATTTGTAAAGCATATTCTTTACCATATTTACCCTTTATTATATTTCTCATTCTTTCTGAATTTTCAAATAAACTTTTTACCCCATATTTATTTTCACAAGTATTTTCTTTTTTTATTTTTATATTTTCATTTTGGGATACATTTTCAACTCCATATTTTTCTCTTACAGTATCTTTTACTTTTTCTTTTATTTCTTCTGCTTGAAAAACATTTTCACATCCGTATTTTTCTAAGTTAGTTTGTTCTCTTTTTGCAATTGTTTCGGGTAAAGAAAGAGGATATTTTACTCCATACTTTTCTAAATTATTATTTTCTCTAATTTTTTTTATCTCTTTATTTTGCATAGAGTGTTCAACCCCGTACCTTTCTAAATTTGTTTTAACAATTTTTTCCCTTATTTCTTCAGATTTTGAGGCATTATCTACTCCATATCTTTCAACACAAGTCTTTTTTCTCTTTTCAATTACATCTTTATTTTGTAAACTATATTCTGTTCCATATTTTTCTAAGCAAGTTTCTTTCATTTTTTCTTTAATCTTTTCTGATTTTGCCGGATTATCAACACCAAATTTTTCTAAATTAACTTTTTTTATTTTGTCTTTAATTTCTTCTGATTGAAAAGCATTTACTACCCCGAATTTTTCTAAAACAACACTATTTCTTTTGCTCACAATACAATCTTTATTATTACATCCTATTCTAACTTTAAAAAACAATAATTTCTTAATTAAGATTGTTCCACAATTTAAATGCTTATATGTAATAGTTTGTTTTTCCCAATCAATATTAATAAATTCATATTCTTTATTATTTACTTCATTTTGTTTAATGAAATGTTTTTTATAATCATCTTCTGTCCATTTTTTCATTTATAACGCTCCTTATGTATTAGTATAACATAAATAATTAAGTTAGCAATATAAATTTATAAAAAAATTAAAAATTTACTAAATTATTACAAAAAAGCATAAAAAAAGCCCAATAATTGCTTATTGGGCTGTATTTAATTAAGATTTACTCTTAATAATTTAAATTAGAAAGTGTCAACATTCTTATATATTTCTTCTCTACTACTTTAGCATCGCCGAAATGTGCTAACGCACCTTCAGTTTTAAAGGTCTGAGGATAAGTAAGAGTACCTGCATCAAACATCTGAATCAAAGTTCCAAAAGTTATTGCTGAATCAGCTTCATTAGCTGGATTCTTATAGATACACATTATCTCATTATTTGCAACTAAGTTAGCATCAGCAGGACATTTATAAACCTCTGCTCTACCTATCTTACCTACTAAATGCAATCCAATCTCTGGCTGTGAATAATCATCAGTCCAAGTTTTATTGAATGACAAGTAAGTACAAGCACCCGGCCCCGCAACGATCTTGCTAATAGCACCACGTTTAAGGTCATTAAATATTGCGTTACCAGCTTTGTTAATATAACCAGTAACCATCTGTGCGTGTTCCCACTCAGAATCAGCACCAGCGTTAGCAAAGTTAGTATCCATCATGATAGTAGTATTTGATTTTCCACACCATCTACCAAGCTGTACCGCTCTGTAATCTCTTGCTTTCATCAACTCTTCCGCTACGGATTTGGTGAGAATTTCTTTCGCATCGCCAAGACCAGTAGTACCTATAATCAATTCAACAAGTTTTGTATAGCTGAATCCTAACGGGCTAATTTTTGCTTCAAGTTTATGCTTAACAATATTAATTTTAGCCTGACCGAACTCATCATAGTTACCTGTATTTTCAGAATCCCAGTTATATTCAACCTGAATTGAAACGCCACTTGCAGGAGCAGTATCAAAAGTAACACTTACCGAACCACTTGAATAAACGATTGTAGAACTTGCAAGTAAAGTTGATTCACTAAAAGCACCATCGCCATCATCAAGAGCTTCATAAGCACCATTAACAACTAAAATAACTGATTTTGTTCTTAACGGAGTAGTAGTCATAGTTGCAGTAAAAGTAACGGTTGAACCATCACCTGTACCTAAAGTCTGTAACTGTTTTTCCGAAGCGAAATATCTATCAGTTGATTCATAGTATTTTGTACCGTCTACGCTCGGTGATCTTGTAGGTGTACCGTCATAAACAGCATTTACAAAATAGAAAGTATCGTCAGTTGACAACATAGGAATTTCTCTAAAGATATTTCCTAAGTTACTATTCGGAGCACTAAGTCTTATTACTTCCAAAACTTTTTCAGGAGTCAAGCTAAAACTAGATGAAATGCTTGTTTCTTTCATCAGGGCTTTCATGTGATTTAACTGATTCTCCATATAAACAGCAGTTTTTCTTTTTTCAGAATCAGAAAGCTTATTCCAGTTCTCAAATAATCTAGGGTATTTCTTTTTCTCAACTGTTTCCCATTTATAGACTATTTCATCATATCTCTGCTCTCTTGATTTCTCGGCTAACATTGCCTGTTCCTGCAATTTGTCAGCACTTTCTCTCATTACTGTACGCATATTATTTTCCTCTTTTTATTTTTTCCATATTATTTTTTTATGAAAATCTTGTTATCGTATTTTTGATTTATCTTTTATCTGTAGGTTCTTCTGCATGTCAATGCGAGAGGAAAGTAATTTTTTATTATTACTTTTATAAAATATGCTGTTACTATGTCAATAATAACAGCTTTTATTTAACTTAATATTTTTATTTAAATCCCATCTTTCCAATCCAGTTAGTGGATTTAGTAGATGCTTCGCTTATTTTTGAAAAATTTCTCTCTTTAAACTTAGAAACTTTTTTAGTGGACTCTTTTATCTCTTCTTCATCCTCTACTTCAATTTCATCTTCTTCAGTCATAGCTTCATCTTCATCATCAACTATTTCGTCTTCTTCGGTTATCCCATCTTTATTTTCTTCGTCATCAATAACATCTTCTTCTTCAGAAATTAGTTTTACTTCTTTTAAAGACTTAATACCAAACTTTTTACACAAAGCACTTTCAGAGATTATAGAATCGTCTTTATCTTCTTTTTCAGAGTCTTCCGCATCACCTTCTTCTTCTTTAACTTCTACTTCGTTTTTGTCTTTTGTTTCATCTTCTTTATCATTATTTACAAGTTCCTGTTCTAATTTCAGGAGTTTTCGTCTTAATGTTTTAATTGACTCTTTTATATTTTCTTCATCTTCAGGTTTTTTCTCATCAGAAACTTCGTCAGTCTCTTCTTTTTTTACTTCGACTTCAGCGTCTTTTTTCTCATCTTCTTTGTTGTCTTCAGGTTTAACTTCCTCTTCCTCTTTAACTTTCGATTTAGCTTTTTTTGAAGCTTCCTGTTTTTTCTTAGCGATAGATGCCTTAACAGCTTTAATTGCTTCTTTAACAACAATCTCGTCTTCGTCAACAACATCTTCAACCGGAACAACCTCTGCACCTATTACGTCAGTCTCTTCGGTCATAGTTCCATTATCAGCCTCACCCTTAGTAACATCATTAGATTCTTCATCAGAACCTTCAATTTTTGTATTCTCATCTTCTTCTTTAATACTTTTTTTGATCTCTTTAAATACACTAAGAGATTTGTTATATTTTTTTCTCAAATCTTCAAGCATATCCTCTGTCATTTCATCTTTCTTTTTAAAATTTTCTATAACAGTAGCCTGCTCCATGATTGTTCTATTTAAATTTTCAACTAAAATATCTATGGATTTATCAACCTGCTCAACTAAAGATTTAGCTTCAGTAGCTTCTAAAACTTCTTTTATATCTTCTTTAATCTGCAAAAGTTCATCTAAACCTTCTTTTTTATTCGGGTTTTTTACGGCTTCTTTTATAGCTTTTCTCTTACTTTCTTTATAATTTGCTAATTCTAACTTTTCAGCCATTTTGTTCGTCTCCTTAAAATTTACATTATTATTAGTATTCACCTTTTCTGAAAGTGATATATCTTTTGACATTTTTATTTTATCGTTTTTATCTGTGGTTGTTGAAGGGGGAAGGGTTTTTGAGTTTTCTTTTACAATATTATCAGATGTAGCTCTAACTCCTTGTGAACTGTTATGTACCCAGTCAGCGAGATGGTCGAGGTCGAAAGAATCCCAACATATAACATCTATACCTTCTTCTAAATCTTTGTAATTACTTAGTTCTTCTTCCCTGTATTCAAATTCTCCAAATCCGACTGTCGAAAATTCTATGAAATTTGCCCCTGCTTTTAAAGCATCTAAAAGTAATTTTCCATTTTCCCCAATTAAGTATAAATCTGCTTTACCTGTCTCTTCTCCTGCTTTAAAATTGTGCCAGATACCACAGGTGAGAAGCACGTTTTGAGAATCTTCTGCATGATTAGCAAAACAAGATGATCCTTCTGAAACACCTTCCTTTTGTATTCTTTCCCATAATTTTTTCGGGTATAAACGCTTGTTGGCGTTAGGAACGTAACGGGTCACGTCAACGCCCTCTAAAACAGCTATTGCATCATACTTTTTACCTTCAGACTCTATTAATTTATTATTTTTTTCAAGAATTCTTATATTATCAATATTACTAATTCTTAAAGGAAAACTTTCTATTAAAAGTTTTTTACCCTTTTGTTTAGCTATTTCTTCAAAATTTTTATACATCGTTTTCTCCAAGTAATATTCTTTAATATTAGTATCAAAAATTATTTTATTTATGTAAAATCAGCATAGTAAAACACAGGACTTTTTTCATTTAAAGAATAAATTTTCCAACCTTTATAATTGTTCGTTTTACTTTTTTCATATAAAATATGTTGAAAACCACTCACTGATAATTTTTGTTCTTCACAAAAATTTTTTAATCCATAATTAACTTCATACCTTTCATTATTAGGCGAAAAAATAATATAAGTTTCAGTAACTTTACTATTTTTACCTTTTTTTATATTTGATAAATGCTCTCTTTGTTCTTTTGTCCAAACTCTTCTTCTATTTGCTTCTCTAATTTTTTCTTTAGCTTCTTCTGAATGTGTTTTACCGTACATACCATTATTTTTTCCAAGTAAATTAGGACATTTTTTATTCTTTTTTGAAACTTTTTCTGTTTTTTTAGAATAAAATTTTACTTTTCCTTTTACACCCTCAAGCCAACCACTATCTAAATAAGCTTGTAATTCTTCAGCACTAACTAACTTTCTTTCACTACCATTAAAAATCCATTTCAAACCTCTTCTACTATCGCCTGTTTTTGGATTTTTTACTCCCTTTTTTGCTTCACTTAACCTTTTTCTGCCCTCTTCTGTAATAAAACTTTTTCCTTTATGTGATTCACTTAATTTAAGTCTAGTTTCTTTAGAAACTTTTCTATTAGAATTTGCTAAACCAATTTTTTTAAATATAAGCTCTCTATCAGGATGATGGGTAAAGTTATCTTGACCTTCCCCACCTGTTCCTATATTGTAGCCAACAGGTCTAAAACTATTTAATTCTTTTATCCAGTATCTCTCTTTTTCAATTAATTCTTCTTTAGTCACACAGTTTTCAATTATCTCTTTTTTAAAGTTTTCTTTTCCATGCTTTTTTATTGCATATTTAATTAATTTTCCAGAACCCCAATAATTCTCAAATTTTACACTTTTTGCATTTCTTTGTAAATTAAATTTTCCAACATAAATTTTATTATTGATTAGATTAGTTATTTTATAAATAACTCCAAATATTCCTTCATTATTCAACTTCCCGTCTCCCTAAACAAAAACACAACCGCTATAACTCATAATCCCCTAAATCATATAAACCTTGATTTATTAAAGGTATTCAAATTCTATTCCTTATCACTGTCGCAAAAGGAACAATAAATAAATTTGTTGATAAGCCTTTACTATCTGTAGCTACACACTGATATTCTACAATTTTATTATGTTTTAAACTTCTTACTTCATAAAAATCAACAACTTCATTAATTATACTGCTGCCTTGTTTAAATTTATCCCCTATTTTAACACCTTTTATTTCTTCAAAACTTTCCTTCATAACTACATAAATTACATCACCTTTTTCAAGCTCAACATTTCCTATTTTTCTGTTTTCTTTAATTATAACTTTTTTTAACATTATTTTTTCCTTTATTTTATTTATATTGTTTTATCACACTTCTAACATTGTCAATATAATCTTCCACTTCGGTATCCCCAAATTCTTTCATATCAAACGCAATTCGGTAAATTTCTTCCATCACAGCTAAATTGAGTAAAGCATTTTTGTTATTCTTTTTTATTGCTATGTCTATTTGCTGATCTACTAAATCTCTATTTCGTTTTAATTTTGCTTTATCAAGTTTTAGTGTTTCATTGATTAGATTTACTATTTCTTTATCAGATAAATTTCCATCTTTTGCTACACCGGACTCATTCAATTCATTTTGTTTAGCTTCACTTCTGTAAGTTTTTAAACCGCTTTTCATATTTTTGCTACCATATTTTTGTATATAGTCTACAATTTCTTTTTTTATTAAAGCAAGTTCTTTATCATCCATTTTATCAAAATTTCTTCTTATTATCCTATTTGTTTCTGGTAATGTTCCATTTGTCTGGATACTCATATTACTTGAGTTTGGATATTTGAATCTTACTACTTGATTTCCATTAGCATCAAGCCCTTCACCTGTTACGGTTATATTTGTACCTTTTAATTCATATTCTTTTTTTGCTTCATTTAATGATTTTCTATCTTTAAATATTTTACTCATAACATTATAAGTAGCTTGATCCTTTTCATCTATTTTTTTATTTAACTGTTTATAATTTTTTAATTTAGTTTCTAATGTTAAAAGGTAATGCTCTAAAGTTTTAATTGGTGTACTTCTATAATAATCACCCATTTCTTTTTCAACTTCTTTTTCTAAATCAGTTATTTTAGATTCTTTAAAGTTTACATACTTATTTTCTTTTAACCAGTCTTTTACTTCAGTATCATACACATTTAATTGTTCTTCAAAAATATCAAACTTTGCAACTAAATTATGTGTTTTTTCTGAATATATTTCTTGCTTGCTTCCGTTTTTTATTCCCCAAAACTTATAAGGAAAAGCTAATAATTTATCATAATCATTTATTGTGAATCTTATATTTTTAGGTGAAGCTTCTCTTATTTCTTTTGACTCTTTTACTTTAACAAATTCCCCTGTTCTGGTTGCACGATAAGGTTTAATTTTTTCTTTCTCGTACTTTTCTTTTTCATCTTTTGTAAAAGTCGTCCAAGTATGCACATTTGAAGAAAAACTACCATTCCTCTTCAGTCCGGCATTACCTGATAAATAATAAAATTTTTCATCTTCTTCTTTCATTTCTTTTGATTCTTTATAATATTTTAAAATATTAAACCTTTGTGCGTCATAAAGTTGATCCCACTCTGAATCATGTTCCCCATCTGAATAATCTTTAAATAAATTTTTATCATATTTATCAGGAAAATATTTACTAAATTTTTTTCTTTCAGGATGATCTTCAAAAGCAGATAACATATACATCATTACATGCTCTATAGAACTAACCACATATTTGTCAGGTTTATTTTCTAATTCAGGGTAATCTTTTAATAATTTTCTATATATTTCTTTTCCATACTGTGTAAATAGTTTTTTAGAAGCAGAAGATATGTCTTCTTTTAATTTTGCCTCTCTAAAATTATCCTTTATGCCATTTACTACCGTAACTAAGCTTTCAAATTCCCAATCACCGTTAGGTAGTTTTTCTCCGAACTGATATATATCTTCTACATCTACTTTATATTTTTTTGCTATATCAACTATCTGATTTTTAGTTAAAGAAAAATAATCTTTTTTACTACCTTTCTTCATTACTTTTTTAATGTCTAAGGTAATATCACTTTCTTTACTTTCATTTGTCTTTATTCTATCCTGCATACTTTTTAATGCTTCAGTTTCACTTTCAAGGTCTTTTTTTAATCTTTCAATTAAATCTTTATCATCATCTTCCTGTGCCTGTAAGAGATCACCTTTTAATTTATTTATTGTTTGTTTCTGATCTAAAATATCAGCTTTATCTTGGGCTTCATCTTCTCTCAACTTATTTTCATTTAAATCATTAAAAGGTGGGTTTTCTTTTTCTATACTTTTAATTACAGATTTAAGGTCTTTATCTTGCAGTTTTGTATCTTTTTCAATAAACTGTAAATCAGAAATCATTAAACTTCTTCTTTCACCGGACTTTACTGGAATATTAAAATAATCTAAAATTTTTCTTAGTTGACCATCAGAAAACTTATTCCAATTTATAGATTCTTTCAACTTATTTTTTTCATTTTCTTTTATTATGCTTTCACTTTTCTTACTTAAAATTGTTTTTACTTCATCATCTGTCAAATAGGCATTAAGTTTTACATTCCATTTTTTATCAAAGGATTGTAGCCATCGCTCATAATCCCCGTCTTTATTTTTTTGAATAATTTCTTTTACATCTTTCCCATTATATTTTATTTTTCTAGTAATAATACCATTTTTTTCTAAATCCTTAAAAGCGTCTTCTTTCATTTCTTTTGATTCTTTATAATAAGGTTTAACTCTTACTGCTAAATCTCTCAAGGCATCCTTTGTTATACCATCATTATTCATTACGTTATCATACCAATCTTTATATATCGTATAAACACCGGAATAAGGTCTGCCATAATGATATTCTCTGGTTGCCCAATTATAAATATCCTGTAATTCTTTTACATTAAAATCAGCATTATATTCTTCAACAAATATTTCTTGACCTTTTTTTAATTCTATACCTTCAATTACACTGTCTTTCTCTACAATTATTTTTCTTAACATAATGGTTTTTACTTCCTCTTTTTTATTTTTATAAGTAGTTATCTAATAAACTATATAATTTATCTACATCATCATTTTTGAATTTATTCATAACAATATTATTAAATATAGTGTTATCAAGTAAATTTCTAACAAATTTAGACTTTATTCTATTATTATCTAATAATATCTCATTTTTATATTTATCTTTAAATTTTTTACCTTTCAATATATTTTCTAAAAAACTGTATAAATCTTTAAAAGACTTTATGTTTTCAAGTTCTAAATCAAATATTTCATCAGAGGTAGTAGCAATATAAGGCATTTCTTTTAATTGCTTTTTAGGTTTTATATAAATTGTTTGACCTTTTTTCAGATTAAATTCTTTTATACTTTTAGATAAAATTAACTTTTGTAACATACTTATTATTTTCCTTCAGCGTCTTTCTTTACAGCATCTTCTAAATCTTTTAAGAAGGGTAAATAATATTTTGAATCTTTAGGAGATACTTTTTCACCTTTTTTACCTATTTCGGAAAGATGATCTAATCCCACACGAGGAGCTAAATACTTTGCATAAGGATTTTTAGAGTCAAAATGTTCTAGCTCAACTTCTCGTGAAGCATCAAGTTGTTTTTTATCAACATCACTTTCAGTTACACCTTTTTCAAAAGCTTTTCCGCCTCTTAAAAAACATTGAACTATTTTATATATTTCAAGCTCTAATTGATGAGGATTCATATTTAATTTTTCAGCAAATGAATGTATATCTTTCTCATCATCAGTTATTTCATGTTCTTTTAAATAATCTAGTATTTTAACTCTTATTTCGTCAGTTATTTTTATATTAGGTAATTCAACTTCTTTTTCAGCTTCTTTTATTTTATTTTTACTTTCAACATAAACAATCTGACCTTTTTCTAAATTCCAATCCTTTATATTTTCAGTCAATATTATTTTTTTTAACATAACAATTTAGTCCTTTAATGAAAAATTTCACGGTTTTAGTAGTATTATTAGTATTGAAATTGATAGAAAGTTATTGACGAAGTGTAAATAAAAAAAGACGAGAAGTTAATTATATAACAACCCGTCTTCTTATAAAAAAATAACTATGAAAAACTATATAGTAATATCTATAACACGCTTATCATTATTTTCTAGTTTTTCCCAATAAAAACCTTTATAAAAACAAAAATTATTTACTGCGGTTTTAAATTTTTTACTTAACGTATATCTATCAATCCCTGTTTTATGAACATCTCTAAGACTAAGAAATGTCTCTATTTTATTGTATTCTTTATCATATTTAATAATTTTATAACTTTTTAAAATTTTATGTTTTAAAGAAGTAGCATATTCTCTGAATCTTTTACTTAGACCAGCTCTACTAGAATCACATAAGCCCGTATCCCAAGCATGTTGCATATTATAACTTTGTGTACACCATTCCAAATTACATACTTTATTATTACTCTTGTTACCGTCTTTATGATTTACTTGATATAAATTCTCTTTATTATTAATAAAATGTAAAGCTACTAATCTATGCACATAATAATTTTTTAATTTATTATTTTTACATAAAATTAATCGTAAATACCCATTTTCTTTTATTTCACCTATTCGTAGTTTTTCTGGCACAAAACGCTGTTGTTTTCCAAAACATACTTCTCTACTTATTGTTTTAACTTTTCCAAAATTAGATATTTTATAATACCCCGTATAATTTTCACCGCCCCACGGGGACAAATCAATATCTTTCCATAATTCTAATGTTTCTTCCATCTATTTCATCACCCACTCTAAAATATTTACAATATAATAAATAGGAATAGAAATTAATGCCCATAATATTGCATGAACAAGGTCAATTTGCCCCATAACATTTAAAGGAATTTCCTTTCCCCCGATCTCTATTACACTATGGCTATAATCCCAAACATTCAATTTTAAAACAATATTATATAAATATCCGAAAGCAAACTCTACAGCAGTACAAATTATACCACCAATTAAGCAAAAAAGCACTATAAAACTAAGCTTATCAAAAATAGGAATCAAAGTAACCAGATAAACTAAAGACATACCAGTAGCATAAACTGGAATATTCAATAATTGTTTTAAATTCTTAATTTTGTCAAGAAAAGTTTTACACTCATCCATTTTTCGCACGGAATAATCCAGAATAAATCCTAGACACCCCCCTAGTATAGCAATTAACAAAAATAATTTTAACATTTTTTCTCCTTTATACTTAAAATAAACTTTTTATATAATTATCTATAAAAATATCATCTTCGTCATATAATTTTAGTAACATTAATGTTACAAGTTGATTTTCTACACTTACAACTTTGCATTTCAACCAATACCAATTGTTCATTTCATAGTTGTTTTTTAAACCTATGCCAACCAGATCATTTTCAATAAATATTTGATTTACTCTTATTTTAATAGTATTACTTGTTATATAAACTAATAAACAATCATGTATTTTATTGTTATAACTGTACTTAATTTGATTATTTTTAGATTTCATCACGTTTCTCAAACTCATCTGTAATTACTTGAGCTATTTTATCAGCATTAAATTGAAGTGTTTGGTACACCGGAATCATGTGCTTCGAGGCATATATATCTGTACCATGCAAACTAGCCCAGTATCCTGAATCAGGAAATCCCGGATAAGAATGAATACTAGCATCCAATTCTTCTGCTCTTTTCCACGATCCTTGAAAAAGCCAAGAAGGTGAACTAGAAAAAAGTTTTACACTATCATAATTTTTTATCATATCTCTTACAAGTTCTATTTTGTCAATTTTTGATAAGCTTAACCAATCCTCACGAGTTTTAATCCAACTTCTTATATCCTCAAACAATATTTGAAATATATAATATTTACCTTTTGAAGTAGAACCGTCTTTTTTCACAATAGTAACTTGTTTTTCAATTTTTCCGTCTTTTTGGGGATTAGGAATACCAATAAAACTAGGAGTTATAGAATATTGAATAAGCAATGATCCTGATTTTTTATTATAAGTAATTCTGCTTAAATCTACTTTAGTATTACCTTCATTTTTTCTCTGATTGTAAAATTCCCAATTTCTATCACTTAATCCATTTTCATACCAATCACTTAAACTTATCTCATTCAACTTCTCACAATCATTACTTTTATAATAAACATCAAATTTACCTTCTCGACAATCAATAAAATCACTATTGCTACTTTTCTTGTTTTCATCTAATTGAGTATAATATCTACCTGCTAAATCTAACTTTACAACAATAGCATTACTAGGTATTTTTCCGGTAAACATCGCAAGTGGTAAAGGGGGAGTAAATATTCTTCGTTCAAGTTTATTATTCTTATTTATAAAACTTTTGTAAAATGTCATATTTCTAAGCATACTTTGAGAAATTGAACGGTTTAGATGAGTGTCAAAAATTACTTCATAATAAAATTGACTCGATCTTAACATTTTACGAATATAAACATATTTCAAATCAGATAAATCTAACTGATATTTTAAGAGTAGACCAGAAGGTATATTGTTTGAGAGGATTTTATCTATTTCTTCTTCGGTTTTAATAGTTTCAGGTTTTTTATTTCTAAGAATATAAGGATTTTCTCTAATAAGTTTTTCAATATCTATACCATATTTTCTTAGAACATATAAAATAATAAATTGTAACATAGTATAGTTATTAGTAATAAAAAATCAAAAAACTTAATAAACTATACACCCTGTCCCGATATTTTTTTTAATCCACCATAAAGTTCAAGTTTTATTCTTTCTTGAATTTCAGTTGCTTCATTATTCAATACTTGATGAATATTTTGCAACAACACTTCAGAAGGTACAAACTTAAATAAAGTATCAAATGAAATACCACCCTTATCTTCTTTTTCCTTAATAGACATAGTTAATTCTTTAAAGATATGAGGTATTCTTATTGTTATATCTTCATTTATAAGTACATTATCTTCATAATAATTTTCAACTTTAGAAGATAATTCTAATACAATGTATAACACAAATGCAGAAAATACTTTATCTATTATTTCTTTATTTACACCGGACAAATTACTTAAACTATCTATAAACTTTTTTTCTTCAAACGATATTTTCACTTTTTAAATCCTTTAACTTTTTTAATTTTCATAATGACAATTTCTATCATTTTTTGTATATTTATGTCATTATGTTTTTACCCAAACATTTTATCTAACTTTTTGAACTCTTTTCCATTTTCATCAAGCTGATTCAACTTTATTTTTCCTTTACTTGCATCTTCTTTTAGCTGATTTAATTCTTCCTGTGTTACTTCTTTTTCGTTTACTTTTATAGTTTCATTATTGCTCATAGTTTTTTACCTCCTTCTCTTAAACTTTTAATAAATAATCTTTACCTTCCATAAAATCTTTACCTTCATAAAAATTTCCATTAAATAAACATTTACCAGCACTAACTAAAATATTATGAATATCTATATTTTCATTAAAAGATTCTACATAACAAAATCCATTCTGCCAATTTTCTTTTGACTTAACGCTTGGCACTATTCCGTCTAATTTGCATAAACAAGGTATCGAGCACACTGTCATTGTATCACTACCATATCTATCATGAACTGTTTTTGAAATCATTTCATTTCTATGTAGATGCCCTTGTATAACAGTTATCTTGTGATTATTTAAAGCAGTAGTCATTTTCAAATATTCACCGTGTACACATTTTGCATAATCATTAATCCAATATTCATCATTAGGGTAACTTTCCATAACTTCAATACCTAATTTATCTAACCCCAATAAATTTTTTAAACTCATTACAGGCATTTTTGAATCATAAGCTTTTATATCATAAGCAAACATCATGTGTTCCATAAACTTTTTTGCCATCCTGTATTCATGATTACCTATCATATAAATAATTTTAGAATTAGGACTTGCAATTCTTAATCTTGAAAAATAATAGCCTAATGTATTAATACTAGGTTGCAAGGTAAAATAGTATTCTTTTTTTAATAAAAATTTAGAGGCTTCAGTGTGATCTAGCATATCACCAATAATAATTACTTCATCTGGTTTTTCCTGTTCTACTACTTGTAATACAACATCCATTGCTTTACAATCATGAAAAGCTTTAAAAGAACCACTAGAAAAGTCTCTTTCATATCCTATCTGAGCATCACCAATAATAATTGATCTTTTTATTTTATTTTTATTATTTTTAACACTAGGAAGAGATACTTTTTCAACATTAAATATTACTGGTTCGGGTAGTTTAAATTTTGGTATATCTCTTATCTTTTTTTCTATATCAGCTTTAACCTGAAAAAGAGGGGAAACTACAATAATACCAGAAGCATTTTTAGCTCCTACTTCCCATTTATTAACTTTATATTTATTAACATAATATTTTTCTAAATCAACTTTTGCAATTGCAAGTAGATCATCCAATGTTAATATTCTTTTTGAAACTAAAGAAATACTATGAGTGTTATCATCTATGTGAACCGATTCTATTTTATCAAGCTTAGATAAATTTTCTATATCTTCAAAACTAAAATTAGATAAAACTTCTTCTTTCAACTGTTTAAAACTTCCAAACAAATCATTATAAAGAGATTCAGAATATTTCCCAAATTTTCTATAAAATGTTCGTGTTATTTCTTTATCAGAACCTTTTTCCTGTAACCACTTTTGCAAGACTTGATAAAAATCATCAATTATATCTTCTCGTGTTCCTTTTATTTGTTTACTTGTTTTTGCCAAAACATTCTCCTACTTTTTATATAAATATTATTTTAACTCTAAATCTTTCAATGTCAAGCTTTTTGTTTAACTTTTTTTTATTTTATTCCATATAATTTTTTTAACAAATATTGGTCATTACTACCTCCAGCAAAATTATTTAATTTCAAAGCTTTATTTTTTAACCCTATTCTTCTATTTTCTTCTTCATATAAAGTTACAGGTTTTACTTCTTTATTGTGCATCATTAAATACACCGCTCTACAAGTTGCATCACTAACATCTTTTTCATATTTTCCAGCAGTTGATAACTCCCAATTTCCATTATACTTGTGAACAGGCGTTCCTTTGGATTTCAATACTTTTTCATTACCTTTTAAATCTGTTCCACGATAAAGACTATCAAGATTATTTTTAAGATAAATATTTTTACCACACTTATACAAACCATTATATAATATTCCAACAAAATACTGGTAAGGCTCTACTGATAAGTCAACACTAAATTGAATACAGTTTATTCCTGCTCTTTCTAAGTTCTGTTGTGTTTGCTTACTTTGAAATTGATCGAATGCTACAACATTTATACTCAAGTGTCCTAACATCATTAAATCTAAAATAAACATATTAAGAGCGTCAAGATTTATTCCGGTTGCATCAGGAGCGATAGCTAAACTAAAATCATTCACAGCTAAAATTTCTCCATCGTGCCCGATTTCTGGATGAACAACATCAACACCCATTATACACCCTTGTATCGCCACAGCAGTATCTATACCTATGAATCTCGGCTCTCTAGGAGCACGAAGTATTTGAAATTGACCATTACCTCTGTCAAGGAAAAACTTTTTGTATATTTGATTCCAGATTAGTTTGTCAGGTAGTATTTTAGCACCTGCTATTATTTCACCTTCTATGTTGTCTAGGTTTTCATCCCAGATGTTTTCAATGATCCTATAATCTTGCACCAGTTTAGATTCGTTGGAACTACTTATTCCCCCAATATCTTTTATACTTTCTATTAAATTTCTATTTAATTCATCATAAGTATCTATTGGAAATTTTACAATTAAATTATTCGGTATTCCTTCTTTTTGTTTTTTTTCTTTAATCAAAAAAGCAGGATGACTTCCATCCCCAACAACCACTTCAAAAGTTTCAAGTGGTCTATTTTCCGTAGACCAAGATTTTTTCCAAGTTTTACTTTCAAAAACATTTAAATTTTCTCCTTCTAGTTTATTAGCATTTGCCCATTTTGGAAATTTCTCAGGTAATAATTCCCATCTTCTATAATATTTATAAAAACAATCTTTATTATTTCTTAAATCTACTTGAACTAATTTTTCAATCGGGGATTCAGCACAATTACTACTAGAATCTATCGCTAAAAAACAAGGAAACCGATTCCTCAAAATTGTTCCAGATATTCTTCCATCCAATTTAGTAAATATATTTAATACATCCTCATCTGATATATGAGCCATTTCTTTAAAGTGATTTATTTCAGATATTACACCAGAAACAATGTTTGAACCGATTACGTCTCCCACCCTACTTCCACACAAAATTAATAATTTTGGAAATGTCAAACCTCCGGTAGTAACAATACTACACGCTTCAGAAAAATGTATAATACCTTCTGGAGTAACACCTTTTTCTCTTACACCATCTTCATATTTTACATTTTTAAAAAATTTAGAGGCATATAAAATATTTGTTAATGGGCTTAATATTAACTCTTTTGTTTTATCTTTTTTAAATGATACTAAATAAATAGATATATTACTTAAAGGATTTAACCCATAATACAAATGAGGAAATCGCATATAATTAATATATATAATTGAATATACTATATATAATTGGTTCAAAAGAGATTTCCCACATCTCGTACTTCCGTAATTTACAATATATGTATAAGGATTTTGAGTGTTCATAGACTTAATAAAATTATCTTTAATGAAAGGATAAAGAGAATCTATCATTTCTATCGGTAAATATCCAAATTTAGGATCAATAAATTCTTCAGGAGTAGGACAAGGATGAATCCACATCATTGAGTGTAATAAATCATGATACTTTTCTGAATTTTCAGGCTGAGAAAAAAATTTATCAACTATTTCTTTTTGTTTCAAATTCAGAGAATCATACGTTTTAATTAATTCTTCAATTTTGTTAGATGGTATATAATTGTCATTTATATTATTTTTTGTTAATATCATTTATTTTAAATATGTAAATTTTTCTAATAATTTTAAAACATCATTTTCATCTTTAAAACTAAAAATTTCTAAAAAATTCAAATTATTTTCTTTTGCTATTTTTCTTTTTAAAGGGTCATTTTCTGTCCAAATATAAACAGCACTATTATAAAATGTTTTCTTTTCATTTTTGAAATTAATTTCTTGACTTTTATTTTTCCACTTTTCTAATTTTTTTAAATGATTGGGATTATTTTCATTAAAAATTTCTCTTCCATGAGTCCAGCATCCTTGATACTCAATAAATAAGTCATATTTTGGAAGATAAAAATCACAATTAAATGGGTATCTTTTTTCGTCTTTATACTGAAAAATCAAACTACTATCAATTTTTAAAAAATATTCTTTTAATTTTTTCTCAGCTCTTGAACTACTAAAACTATTATTTATTTTTTTTGTTTTATATATTCTTTTTTGGATTATAGAGGATTGAAGGGGGCTATCAACATTATAATTTTTTCTACATGTTTCAATTTTTTTATTCTTTACTTCTTCAATTTGGCTAGGATGTTCAACACCATAACGATCTAAAAGTGTTTTTTTAAATTTTTCTTTAGCTGCCTCCGCTTGAAAAGCATTCTCAACGCCATATTTTATTAAGTTAGTTTGTTTAATTTTTTCTTTAACTTTACTATTTTGAAATGCAGCCTCACACCCATATTTTTCTAAGCAAGTTTGTTTAATTTTTTCTTTTACTTCTTTAGCTTGCCAATGATAATCCACCCCATAATTTTTTCTACAAGTATCTATTTTCTTTTGCTTAATTTCTTCTGCTTGACTAGGATTCTCTACCCCGTAACGCTCTAAAGAAACTTCTCTACCTCTTTCTCTAATTTCTTTTAATTGAAGTGTAAATTCTACACCATACTTTTCTAAATTATTTTTTTTCTTTTTATCTTTAACAGATTCCGCTTGATTAGGGCTTTCTACACCGTATTTCTCTAAAGAAGTCTTTTTTGTTTTTTCCTTTATCATATCAGACTGCATAACACTATCAACACCGTATTTTTCTCTACAAGTTTTAATCCTTTTTTCTTGGAATTCTAATAATTGAAGGGGGTGCTCTACTCCGTACTTTTTTAAATAATTTTGTTTAATTTTTTTATTAACACATTCTTTGTTATTACAGGAAGGACTATATAAAAATTTATATTTGTTTTTTTTAACTATTTTTCCACACACCAAATGCTTATAAGTTATCTCTCTTTTTTCTTCGTCATAGCTTATAAACTCATAATCATTGCAACAATCCTGACCAATTATATTTTTGAACTCTTTCTCTAAATCTATTTTTTTACTCACAACAGAAACACCCTTTAACTCTTGTCAACCAATTTATCTTTTTCATCTTCTTCTTCTTTTGTATATTCATCAACAGGTTTACTTTGCATATCCTGATCCCCAACACCGTCATTGTAGACAATTCCACTAACTTTTTCCGGTCTTTCAGAACTTATATCACTACTAACTTCAAGCTCTTTAAAAAAATCCTTAACTGATTTATCCGATTTACAAAAATTATTTACGAGAGTTTTTATATTTGATTTATTTTCAACTTCTTCCAAAAGTGTTTTTGACATCTCAATTAAGAAATCATGAGCTTCACCTTG